GGGGGCTATTTATATAAAGTACCTGTACCGGCTTTCCCCTTAATATATAAAATATGTATAATATTTGAATTAGAATTTTTTAACTTTGCGTTTAACTTTTCGGAGGTTATTGTTGTATATAACTAAAAAGAAAACAATTATGATTACAGACTTAGAAACATTGTTAAATTAGGACTAGTTTAAATAGCTAGTTGAGGCAATTAATACGAATCAAGAATATTATATGTCTGGTAATGGGCTAACTATTAAGTCCGAATCTACCGACGATTCTTTGTTCTTATTAATATCTTATGAAAGATAGAAGGAAGAAAGCTGTCTAGCTAATGAAGAGGTAGACCAATTCCAGAAATATTTAGAATCTCTAGATGATGATTTATTTATAGATGTATGCGAATATCTAGGAGAGCTTGAAGTTCATAAAATACAAGAATGCTTAGAAAGCGGCAAGTTAGAAACAGTAAGAGCTGGTATTGCTAAATTCAAAATGGCATTGTCAGATATAGCTAAAAAGAGAATTGAACAACTGAAAGCTTATGTATGAATAGGTTGCTCAAATGAGAATACTATTAGCTAATATCAACGCTACTATGCAGGCTTTATTTCACGAAAATGAACAATTAAGAAAAGAACTAGAGAAATTGGCAGCAGAAAATAAATCTCTAAAAGAGAAATAAGTTACTGCCCTATGGTGTAATGGTCAGCACAGATGACTCTAAATCATTTAGTCTGGGTTCGAATCCTAGTAGGGCAACGCCAAAATTAATAGTTATGATAAAATTAAATGAGAATTATGTAGTAACTCCAACAGGAGCTAAAACTCTTATTATAGAAGAGGGAGACGATTGGAATAAAGTTTGTGAGAAGGTAGTTGGAAGTAAGTTTGATTATATCTTTGTACCTCAAGAATTTGAGAATCAAGCCTGCTATTTTCTTCCGCAAATAACAATTCAAGGAAAACAGATAGGCAAGATATGTACTTATAAGGTATTGAAATGAAACAGTGTGCAGTTGTATTAAATGGAAATGATGTTGTCAAAGTCTCTAATTTAAAGAGAAAATACGACAAGATAATGAATAACCCTAATATGAAAATATTAGAGGAATGTGATATGGAAATGTTAGATGAAAAGTACAACTATTGGAATAGAACATTAAATAGAAATACAGAAGAGGAGAAAAAAGAAGAGACTAAGATGCATCACTTTAAAAATCCGAAAACTGGATGCTCTATAACAAGTATCTATCCAGATTTGGAAGAATGTAAATCATATATAAAAGACTGGATGGATTATGTTAAACTTGATTGAAAAATATAACGAACTTACTAAATCGGAATTAGAGGAGCTAGCAGAAATAACACTATTAGCTACAGAATCTTTAATTAATACTATTGTAGAAGAAGGAAAACAAAACGAACAATGGTTCTTAGATTATCTAGACAACTTAAATAAGCTAAGTGTATCGTACTAATATGTCAGTAGCCGCAAATATGATGATGTTCAATTCTTCAAGAATTGAGCGTGAAGAAAGGGAAGTATATGAAAAGGCTCTTAAACTTTTACAAAGAGCTGCAGGAATTTCTGGAGAAACTACAGATGATATAAAAAATTTCGTATTTGACATTTACATTAATGGCAAAGTACTTAGCAGTTTAAGGGCTAGCTATCCACAATATAGTCTTTCAGATGATTCTTCTATATTATTAGATATATGGAATCAAGTAGACCATCAAGTAAGAAATATACTACAACATGGTTTATATAAAGATACTACAATAGAGAAAGCAATTATTAACGACACTTTTGAAGGGTATGATAAATTATAAGAAAACAATAACTAATATTCATGAGCTGCTTCCAGAGCTAGACTTGGATACATTATTTAAAATAATGGAGGCTATAGTAGAGGAAACTACTCCAATTATAAATTGGCCCAATAGCATCAGAACTCCACTTTCAGATAAACCTTGGTGGGAAGAGCCAAACAGAATCACTTGTACGTATAATAGTAAATAAAAATAGGCGAGCCTAGACTTAATTGTCTAAGTTCGCCTATTTTGTTATGCATTAACTTTTAGATATTTTATCCATGAAAACATCTTTCTCTATCCTTCTAGATACTGTAAATTGTCTTCATTCATATAAGCTTCTTCTTCAAAGCTTACATCTCTGTAGCAATCATTTTGAGAATCTTTAAGTCTTAATAGTCGTATAATTAAATACTCTAATCCATACCAGATATAGAAAGATGGAATAGCTAACCATACCCATTCTAATCCAAATAATATAGATATAAGTATTGCAAACGCTATTGCACATTCTAAAATCTATACTGAATGGATATTCTCGTGATTCTTATCCTCATCAGTCAAATCCGACTTAGTAAATATTAATCCAAACAGATTAATTACTTTATAACCTCCAAACGGTATAATATTATTTTTAATTATCATATTATATAATACCAATCATTACGTTCCATAACTCCTTTCTCCTTGAGCTATTTGTTATCTAAATGATAGTCTCCATTTCTAAAATTTAATTCATTCTTAGTATAGTCCCAATAAAAATACCCTTTCCAGCCAGGGAGTAATAAAGTACGACCAGTAGCCGCATAAAGAGTTGCTCTATTATAGTCCATATTACTTATTAAATATAAATAGTAAATAAAGATATATCTTAAGTATAAATTCTTTAATTAATTTAACTACAGCGCTCATTGCTTTCTTGTTTTAATTAATCCATAATTTCCTTTCTTTAATCTAGTAGTAGGAATCCATCCATTATCTAGAATAGATCTATGTCCACTTGGTTTATGTATCTTAGCTCCATCTTCGTGTTTCCATTTAGCCGCGTTTCTAGCAAAGTTAGCACGCTTCTTCTGAAGAGGAGTAGCATTAGGATTGTTTAGTACAGATTTAGCATGTTCCTGTACAGACTATCCTGCAGCCTTAGCAGAGGCAGTAAATTTACCTTTGTTTTTCTCTTTAATATGAATGCCTGACCCGTTTTTAAAAATTGGACATCCAAATGTTACCATTTTTGTCATATTAGACATTTTTAATATAATGTATTATTTATTGATTTGTATCTTACAAAGAATATTAATATACTTGAAAAGTATCAAATAAATATAGATAAATGTGATAAATGATTAAATGAATTATGACTAATGGACAAAAGTAAAATTACAAAACAAAATGGGAACATAGCTTTCGAAGAGGAAGCTCATATTTATTATGATGTTACAAAGCCAGAACAGAAATTTATATCTGTAACGACTTTAATTCATTCTTTCACCCAACCCTTTGATAAAGAGTTCTGGTCAGCTTATAAAGCACTAGAGAAACTTCTACCTAAAGAAGATTGGGCTATCGAGAAAAAATCTCTGCTGAATACTAAGAAATTTGACAAAGTTCTACTTGAACTTCATAACATTACAGAAGACGAGTTTAATAAAGAACAACAAGCTATCTTAGATGCATGGGATATGGAGAACAGAAACTCTTGCGAGAGAGGAACTAGAATCCATGCAGATTTGGAAAACTCTTTTTACAAAAAGAAGAAGGATATAGATCTAAGTAAATATCAAATAGGTGGTAAGTTTGAGTGTATAAAAGACTATAACAATCTAGATTTGGAGAATGGGGTATATCCTGAGTATCTAATCTCTAGAGTATCTGAGGACGGAAAACTAAGAATAGCTGGACAAATTGACTTATTAGTTAAAAGAGGTAATAAGATAATTATTGGCGACTGGAAGACTAATAAAAAAATAGAAACAAAGAGTTTCTTTAATTCTAAAACTAAGACATCAGTTAAGATGAAGTATCCTCTAAATAATTTAGATGATGTTAATTATTGGCATTATACCCTTCAGCTAAGTACTTACGCCTGGATGATTCAGAAGAAAAACCCAGAATTTGAAATTGAAGACTTAGTTTTAGTACACTTCGACCACAGTGACAACATGACAGTATATCACTTACCATATTTAAAAGATGAAGTAATAAGAATGCTTTCTTTTTACAAGAAAGAATCTATATTGGCAGAAAATAAAAAGAAACGTCAACGTATTGAATATTAATTATGACACTAGAGGAAATAGAAGAAAGATGGAAAATATGTAGACGCTGTCCAATATGTAATCAAGAAGATGCAATATGTAATGGACAGTTGTATTTAAATCCAGAAAACAATGACATAAGTATTGGTCCAAAAGAAGGATATATAAAAGGATGCGGATGTCTACTGGAATTAAAGATACCTAATGAGAAGAAGCATTGTCCTGCGAAGAAATGGTAAATAATTTATTACTATATGGGACTCCAGTAATGGCTAACCCTACTAAGGCTTATATACTTATGACTCAAGAACCTACTGAAAAGATGTCAAAGAAATGGATTAAAGCAATATTTACTAAACCTTTAGTAATATTGAAGAGTATATATTTCCATATATTTGGAATTAATCAAGATTTAGCAACCACAAGATTAAATATTTGTAATACTTGTCCTCATAAATTACAGACTTCATTTGGAGAAGTATGTGAGGAGTGTGGTTGTATACTAGAGAACAAAACTAGAATAGAAGATGAACATTGTGATTTATGTAAATGGTAAAATGAATTATGGAAACTTTAAGAACAGAATTGAACAGTAATGAGAAACTAGCACTAGCTATAACTGGTATGGAAGGTACAGGACAGCACCTTATAGTAAATGGAGAAGCTGCAGATAAAACTTTATTAAGAGAAAAACAGGAAAGATTCAATACAGCAGTAGATGAATTAGAAGATAAATTCTCTAAACATAATGCAGCTTTAGAATCTTACGCCAAATCATTATCTGAGGATATGAATGGTGTAGAAATTATGCCTATGTATGGGTATGCATTAATTAAACCTTTCGAACAAAATCCGTTTCAAAAAATTAAAACTACTAAGAGTGGATTAATTACAGACTTAGGTGGATTTGCTCCAACATATAAATCTAATGAAACAGGAGAAATAGAAGAAGAACAACAATTTATTAAAGTGGGTACTGTTATTGAGGTCGGGCACAAGTGTGAGTTCCTAAAACCTGGAGATATAGTATTCTATACAATAGCTAGCGAGTGCATGGTTCCGTTCTACAAGTTTGGATTTGTTGTAGTTAATGAGAACAGAATTATGGCTGTAGTTAACGAAAATCTAACTGAAAGAAGAAACGAATTGAAGTATGGAAACAATTGATGAAAAAGTTTATTTTAAGCCTGGGGATTGTGTTACTTTACGGTAGTGTAAAGTAATGCATTCTCCAGTTATGCTTGTTCTAAGAAGAGAAGCAGCTTTATTTAAAGATAACCAAGGATTACGAGGATTAAGATGTAGATGGTTTACTGATTCCGGACTTATGTAGGAAGCAGTGTTTAATACTAAGGATTTAATTAAAGTAGAAGAGTAATGGCTAAAGTGTAGTTTGACCCTGAATTGATGCGTAATATCAAAATTATTTACGGAGATGCGGACTTAGATGAGAGAACCTTGAGGTAGTTGCATTAGACTTGGGCAACTAATCCAGACATTATTAGAAGAACCGCACAATAGAAAATGCCTAAGTTACAAGAGGCATATTTTGATGCTCCAGAAATGCCTTCATTACCCACAAGATTAGAACCTCTTCCTACTGCTGAAATAGCTTAGGATGATTTAAGAGGTGTTAAAGATTTTAAGACAGCTTTTAGGGCTGCTAGAGAGAGAGGACTAAAACAGTTTATGTGGGGAAATTCTGTATATACTACAGACTTAGGACAGCCTTCAAGTAAGCCTAAACAACCTTCTACCATTCAGATTCCTTAGTCAGATACTTAGATTAGTATAGAAGCTCCAGACCTAATTGCTACAACAAAAGGAACTACTTGGGGTAGAGGAATACCAACTATTACAGGAGGCAGTTAGCCAGCTAGTGAATAGACAAGAGCCGAGTAGCCTTCAAGTAAGCCTAAAGTAAATCCTGTACAGGCCACTACCAGAAATACAGTACAAGGAGGAGATTTTGGGATACATAGGGGGTTATAGAGATTATTTAATTATCTTGGAGATGTATGGAATTCTAGAAAATCAGAAGCTAAACTATTAACATTATCTCCGGGACATACAACTAAATTTCAACAAGGAGGAACAATGAATAATCAACAAGAATTACAAAAAGCGTTTGTGGCATATTTAATATAGGATGCGCAGTCATAGGGAGTTCAGATATAGTCTGAACAGGATTTACAAGCTTATGCTGAACAATTAGGTGAAGACGGCATTAAAGCTAAGTATCAGGAATTTATGCAGAAAATGCAAGGAGGAGTAATGGCTAGGCTTGGAGCTAAGCTTGAGTATTATAAGAAGCTAAAAGGAGTATGTCCAGAAGGAGAAGAGCTTGTATATTTTAAGCAAGGCGGTAGAATCTGTAAAGCTTGCCAGAAAGCACAAAAAGGAACTAAAGTTACTAAGAAAGCTAATGAAGTTGATAAATTTAAGGCAGGAAGAGCTTAGTATAAGAAAGATATGAAATCTGCTAGAGACGAAGCCTCAAGAGATTCTATATCAATCAATAAATACAATGATTAGGAAACTATGGCCAATAAAGGACATAAGGGTAATTTCCAGGGAGGAAAATGGGTTCCTGACAGAAAACAATATGCTAAGAAAGACGCTTGTGGCTCAAAAATGAAAGTCAATAAGTGCGGTTCCAAAATGAAAAAGAAATAATAAGATTATCTAATGTGTATGATAATGATTAATGATTATGAATGTATTTAACTATAACACTTTAACTAAATAGCTAGAAATAAATGAACCAGAGATATTACTAGTTAAGGAATTTAAGGCTTTAATCTAGAGGGATAAATCTGCAGAAAAGGATAGAGCTACTAGAGAACTATCTTACATTTATTTAGCTATAGACTGGAAAAGTCCGTACAGTTAGTATTCGGAACATGAACGACATGACGAAGCTATTAGTGATTCTGGATTGACAGAGTCAGAATTTAATGACCCTATATTTAGAGAAGCTTGTAGGAAATACAGAGCGTTACAAGATTCAAACAAGTCAATAAAATTACTAGAAGCAGCTAAAAGAGCTGCAGACTAGTTTATTGATTATTTCGAAACTATTGTAGATTTAAATGAGCGTGATAATAACGGCAAGCCAGTATTCCAGGCTGAAAAAGTAATGAAGGAAATGGCTACTCTTCACAAAGTTCATGAAGAACTCATAACACTAGAAGACTAGGTTAAGAAAGAACTTACTGAACAATCTACTGTTAGAGCTGGAGCTGTGGATGGTTTTGACCCAGGAGACTTTTAATTATGCCAAGAAAAAAGATATTACCTGAAGAAATATAGAATATTGTAGATTAGGTAAGAGAAAAAGAATAGAAAGAGGATGCTAAAGAAGCTAGAGAATTAGTATAGAAAATAAGAGAGGAAAGGGTCAGAAATTCTGACTATTGGGATGTTAAAATAGGAGATAAAATAGAAGTATTTGACCCTACCTTATCTTATGAAATAACTGGATACAGACCTATTGACGAAACTCATGGATTGGACTTTAATCCAGATTGGTTTACCGAGACTAGGGAAGTATATAAACGAACTGGTCAATACTGTCCCTACCTTAGAGATAGTAAGCGGTACAACGAATTTTGGAAAGAGCAATATAGAAGATGTAAGTATGGAATGACAGTTAATGGATACACCATTACTGGAGATAATTACTTCTTCTTAAATTTCTATTAGTTACCTACTATTGACTAGCAGAAAGCCTCTGGTGAGGGTACTGATAATGACTTCCCAATATTCTTTGCATCACATTATATGTTCTTTCATTATCTATAGATGGCTAGAGTGCTACACAAGCACGCAGCTTTAATGAAAGCTCGTTCTATTGGATTCTCTGAAATAAACGCCTCTCTTTCTGCTCGTATGTACTCTGTTATTAGAAGAAGTAGGGTTATGATTACTTGCTTTAATGATACCTTCCTTAAGGGTACCTTTAGTAAGTTTGATAATGCTCTTACATTCTTAAATACCTGTACTGGAGGAGGATTTTTTAAATTGCGACTTATTGACCAGGATTTGAGAAAGAAATCAGGTAAACAAATCAAAATAAATGGTTAGTTTGAAGACGTAGGATTTAAATCTGAGGTTGTAGCAATTAACGGAGCTAAACCATCTAATATTCGTGGAGACCGTGTAGATTTATTAATATATGATGAAGCTGGTTCCTGGCCTGGACTTGATACCGCTGTGGTACAAGGTCAAGAACTTTGTGAAGTTCAAGGTATGCCTCGTGGAACAATGTTGTTTGGAGGTACTGGCGGTGATATGGGTGCTCCTCTAGAGGGCTTAAAAAAGATTTACTATAATCCAAGAGCATATAAGATTCTTCCATTTAGACATAATTGGACTTAGGATGGGACTACTATAGAGAGTGGATTCTTTATTCCATACTTTATACAATCTTTGAATCCAGAATTTATGGACCACAGAGGAGTATGTAATACTGTGGAATATAAGAAATTCTTATAGGAGGAGCGAGATAATCTGTTAGCTGTACCAGAAGACTACCTAAAGAAATGCGCTGAACGTTGTTGGAATGCAGAAGAAGCATTTAATCTAGAAGGTGTTAATAAGTTTAATAAAATTTTAGTTGCCGAATAGATAGCTAATATAAGACTTAAACAAATTGGCCCAAGACCCGAATGTGGTTATATTGATTATTTTTACAAAAATAATAAACATACTTAGGATAATATTGATGGTTTTAAATGGATTCCTAACAGCAATGGCAAAGTAAAAATTCTAGAGCATCCAATATGGTCTGACTTATATAAAGAACAAATGGAAAAGCTTAGATAGGAGGCAGAAGATAATGGCTAGGATTTTGAAGTTCCAGTTTATAAAGAGATGCGAGACTTATATGTAGCAGGTATAGACGGTATTGATATTGGAGCGAATTAGACTTCTAAGGAAACCAGAGACCCGTCTGATTTCTGCATAACGATTAAGAAACGTGCGTTTGGTATGAATGACCCTCAGTATGTTGCTATGTACAAGGATAGACCTGGAGACATCAGAGAAGCCTATAAAATAGCTATGTGTTTAGCTCGCTATTATAATTGTAAAATAAATATAGAAGCTACTCGTATGGGTATGGTTACTTGGGCTAGAGAAAAAGGATGCCTTAACTATTTTATGAAGCGCCCAAGAGCTACTCTAACTGACGTTAGAAATGGAACTACTAAATAGTATGGAACTCCTGCTACAAAAACTATAATCGAATAGCATACTGATTTAACAGCCGCCTTTATAGAAGACTATTGCCATACTATATGGTTCGAAGAAATGCTAGAATAGTTCACTGCATATAATGATGAAAATAAGGGTAAGTATGATATTGTAGCCGCTGTAGGTATGACTGAGTTAGCAGACCAAGAGCTATCAGGAAGACAGCCCGTACTTGTGGAGAAAGAAGTTGAATAGTTCCAAGATTTTGGTTACTATTACGACGAGAGAGGAATTAAAAGATTTGGAGTTATTCCAACTAAGAAAACTCCTGAACTTAATATGCAAAGAAACGAATATGATGACCCATACAGAGTTGAAACAAGTGATCCTAGAATATATGAGGGACTTGTACAAAATGGAGTATATAGGCGGACTAGATATTGAGAGTTTAGACCCAGTTGGGTATAAAGTCTCTTTTAACTTTGATAGGTCAGAAATGCCATTAGTAATAATAGCAGATTTACCAGACGAAGAATTTCTGCCATTTATTAAGGAAGAATTAAGAAGTAGGAAGTTACAAAGAGTTAAGTATTATAACGCTACTAAACTTCCTCCAGAACAACATAATTTATGTTATGAAAGAGAAGGAATTGATAGACAAGACAAACGAGGCTATTGCGGAACTTGTATATGATAAGTATGAGTTACAGAAAGCTTATAATTATTATAATGGTAAAAGAGATCCTGAATAGTTCCGTTATCTGGAAGAAAACTTCGGAATAGGTAGCCCCACTTCGGTAGAGTTTACGCCTTTATTAAAGAAACACGTAGATGCTCTAGTTGGAGAATATTTAGGAACTCCTATACTTCCGAAAATTTCTTGCAAAGATTCAGATACTATCAGTAATATAACAAGAGAAAAATAGCTAGAAATAACCAAGGGAATAGTAAAGTTTTTGAAAGACCATTTAAGTAATTCAATTCTTAAGTTTATTGATGGCAAGGATATTACTGATAAAGCTGTAAAGACTTAGTTAGATAAAATTATATAGGATATTGACCAATCCTTTATTTCTCAATATGAAATTGCAGCTTAGAATATAGTACATTATATTATGCAATCCAGAGAAACCGATTTAATTACTAAGTTACGTTAGTTACTAACAGACTTATTAATTACTGGTTATACATTCTTTAGAGTGAAATCATCGGCTTCTGGAACTAATATTGAAATAGAGGTATTAAACCCACTTAATACATTTGTTGATAGAAATCCAGAATCTCCATATGTAAGGAACTCATATAGAGTTGTAGTAAGAAAGTGGATGAGTAAGAGTTAGATTTTAGCTAAATATGGCAAAGAAATATCTAGAGAAGATTTAAGAAGACTAAAAGATGAATGGCGAGCTGATGATTCAGCTGCTGTTTATAGAAGAGTATATGGAGATACTTGTACAGTAGTAAATGAAGATTAGAATCATGAAACCATTCCCGGCTATCCAGACAATGAATATAGTGCTCATAGGTTCTAGTTAATCCCAGTCTATGATGTTGAATGGATTGAAACAGATGATGATTTTGTGATGTAGAGATACAATACTATCAGAATAGGAGAAGAGATATATATTCTTAGAGGATTAGACAAGACTGTTATGAGGTCTAAAGATAATCCCAACTTCTGTTCTTTATCGGTAAATGGAGTATATTTCTTAAATCGCTCTTAGTAGCCTTATTCTCTTATATTAAAATGTGCACATCTGTAGGATAGATACGACTTATTAAACTATTATAGAGATAATCTAATAGCTAATAGTGGTACTGCTGGAGTTATTATGGATATGTCTCTGTTGCCTACCAACTTAGGAGTTAAATGGCCAGAACGAGTACAAAAATGGTTAGCTTATAAAAAAGGTGGTATCATGTGGATAGACTCAAGCCAAGAAGGTAGGAATGACGGACAGCAAGCTCCAAACTAGATATATAACGGATTTGATGATACCTTAAAAGCATAGGCTGTATAGGCTATTGAACTAGCTATTCAATCAGTAGAACAAACTACATCATCAATAACTGGAGTATTTAGGGAACGACTTAACGGTATAGAAACTAGAGATGCAGTTACTAATATTAAGTAGGGAGTAGCTAACTCGTATATAGTAACTAAGCACTATTTTTAGCAGATGGATTTAATAACCTGCGAGATACTACTAGATAGTCTTAATTAGGCTAAAGTTACTTATAAGAAAGGATTAACTGGAACTATTATACTTGGGGATAAATATCAACAGATATTCACCGCACTTCCTGAGTATTTTACTGTTACTGACTACGATATTCATATTACTGCTAGTTCAGAAGTGATGGAAGATTTATAGACTATAAAAGCAATCATTCCAGAGTTCGTAAAAAGTCAACAGATGGATCCAGATATTATTTTTGAGGCCCTTACATCTAAGAGTCTGACAGACCTTAAATATAAGGTTAAGAAAGCTGTTCAAGTTCGCAAAGAGGAAAATAATCAGCTTCAGCAACTACAAGAAAAATTAGAAGAAACCTCTCAATAGGCTTAGTAGTTACAGCAAGAATTATAGAAAGCTCAGCAAAAGATTGAAAGCTTAGATGAATAGAGACTGGGATTAGAATAGTAGAAGATGCAGTTAGAATATAAAGTTAACTGGCTTAAAGATCAGTCTGATTCTACTTATAAAGATAGACAAATGGATATTGAAGAAAAAAGAACTGAAATAGAGTTGGCTTAGCTTCATGATGGAAATCCATATAATGACAAAATAAGACAAATACATTAATATGGCAACTGGAACAATTGTATACAACAAAGATTAGTAGTAGATTTATCCTATCTCTGATGGGACAGTAATTATAAGTAATGCTTCCGGTTCTAAATCAAATGTAGAAGACGACTTAAAAAAATTATTTAAGTAGGTATCAGATTTATCCGGTTCAAGTGAAGCAGTTAATAGTATTATTATTAAAATACATTATCTCCCTGCTAATACTGCCGATGAATCTGAAATAAAACTATCAAGTAAGTAGTGGTCTGATACTTTTGAGCTTCCAACAGAAGAGAATCCATATATATGGAAAAGAACTAAATTTACTTTTTAGGGAGCTGATGAATCATAGGGAACTACTATCTATGAAATAGTAGCGAGTGATGTCTCTACTATTATATAGACTATATATACTAGAACCGAGGGAATAACACCAGTTATAGAGTATAAACAAAAAACGAATGAAAAAGGAGATCCTCTCTATATAGATTCTGACGGGAGAGAAACCACAGAAGTAACCTCTATTAAAGCCTATGACTATAACTACTACTGGAATGGACAGCCCTCCTCTGGGATTGATAAATTACCTCCTACTCCAGATGGATAGTCTTATACCTGGACTGACTATCCACAAGATATTAGTTTATCTTTTACTTCTGTTTTTATGTCTAGACGTATAAAGCAATCTGGAAAGTGGGGACCTTTTTCTACACCAGCTCAATACGGTCAATGGCCTAACACTTAATATTATTGCAATATGGAATTTAGTATTGATATACATACCCAAATTAATGGGGAAATACTGATAGAAGATTTCTCAAAAGAATATGGCTAGTATATTGATGAAGATGTAGAGGTAGTAACTTCTTACGACTCCTATAAGTATAGTGAGAGTGCTACCTTGAATACTATCATCAAAGTTAGTATAAGCGATGCTACTCTGATAGATGTCCTACTTAATGACCATACAGAAGACTTAGACTCGTGTATGTTTAAGGTCAAGGATGATGGTTATTACGTAGTAGACCATATCATTATTCCTAATATGAAATGGTATGAAAATTCATCGGACGAATACAAGGAATACTATGAGACTATCTATGTTACTGATGGAGAAAAATTATATAAAGAAGTAGAAGGTAAGCTAGAAGAGTGTACAGTTAAAGAAGTTCTTGAACGAAACATAGAAGGAACTACTATAAAAAAATGTAAGGTAGATGTTTTCTTTACAGGAAACTTGTAGTAGTGTTACATTAATTATTGTAAGAAACTCTTTGATGCTTTACTAAATAAGTGTCTAACTAGAGATTAGGAAGCAGATATATTTGCTCGAGATTTCATATGGATGACTCTTAACATTATAGATTATTTAATATGCTTTAAACAATTCATGGAGGCTGAAAGATTACTAGCGATGTTCCGTACCTGTGGAGGATTCTGTGACAATCACCACCATGGACATAAACGTATAGGTTGTGGATGCTCTTAAGAGAAAGGCTATTAAAAGGTATGAGGATTTTCTAAGAAAACTCAAAAAGGGATATAAACCAGATTATCAAGATATTCTTAATCTAATTTGTTTTATTAACCTACCTGTAAGACTAGATAATCACGAATTTATTAAATAGCAATTATTAAACTAGAATGATACAGTCTATTTACACTTCGGTAAGTAACGCAGATATAGTGCCTTGTGGTAAAAAGGGTAAGCCTATAAAATGTGAGCCTATACCTCTCTTAAGAAATAACTATTTAGGAGAATATAGGACAGAACTAGAAAAAGCTAAAGTAAGAAAGAACTTAGGTATTGCTGATGAGTAGAGTCTATTGTGGGGAAACATTAGTGGAACCATAGAACTGCAAAAAGACCTAGTATAGTATATAGAACAAAAATGGACCTATACTAGTGACGTTGCAGAAGGCATTAATACTGTGAAGGATGCCCTAGACTATGCCCTATACTTTATTAGCGAATATGAATCTAATACAGAAGCAATAGAAGAACTGAAAGTCGATATAAGCAATATTAGAACTTCTATATCTGTATTGAAGGAGGATTTACAGCGAGAAATTGATACTAATAGAAAAGGAATTAATAATCTATCTGAAGAAATAGTAAAAATCAATGAAGCTATAGTTGAGTTGAACAATGCTATTGAGAATATAGATGTTGATAAAAACATTCTTAATTGGATTAAGAATAGTCTCCAAAATTCCAAAACTATAGAACTAAAGGAAAATAATTCCTTAGAGGTGATTTTATCTACTTAGGAAGATAATGCTATTCATTTAATAGAATAGGAGATTGGAGAGGAAACCTCTTCTATTATCCTTCCAGGTATCTATGTTAAGAATCTTGAACCTGCTCTAGAAGAAACAAAGAAAGAAGTATAGAAAACTTAGGAAGCACAACAAGAGACAAATACTAAAGTAGAAGCTAATACTGAAAGTATTACTAATATACAAACTAACTTAGAAACTATAGCTACTTATTAGACGGAACTCCCAGATGATACTACTTCAACAGTAATTGAAGGGACTACAGTAGAGAAACTTAAGGGCAAGCCCTTTAATGAAATTATTGATACTTTACTGTTTCCAACAGTAGTTAGAGATTTAGTATACCCATAGCTTTATTATAGTTTTACTTCTCAAATAGTAGAAGTGGGAACTGCTTTATTAACTCCTACACTTACATTTATAAAGAATGATGCTGGAGAAGAAACTGACAGACGAGAAACTATTACTTATAACAGTTCTCCTGTAGAGTCTGATACATATAATTCTATTGGTACTTATACTCACTCTGGTACAGTGAGTTATGCCGCTGGAGAATATTTGATAAATAATAAAGGAGAAGTTACAGATAAGAGAGTAGAAGCTGGTTCTATTTCCGCTACCGCTTAGGTAGTAGCCACATATCCTTGGTATTCTGGTAATACTGATGGTGTGATTAAATAGGCGCTAGTTCCTTTTGGACAATCGTCTGGAACTATCACATTTTCACTAAGTGGTAAGGCTATTATAAAATTGCCAGGAAGTAACACATAGTTAAATTCATTTACCGTAGATGGAGGACTTGGATATTTAAATGTAGACCTAAGTGGTTGGGAAACGTCTACCGAGTAGATAAATGGATTTACTTACAAGGTATGGACTAAGAAAGATACTTACTCCTCAGCATTGCCACATCAAATTAACTTTATTCTATCACAATAATGGCATTTAAATATACAGGTGATGCTACCTTAGGTGTCGCTTTAACCGTAGAAACTCCGAAGCCTCTCGATAATAGAACAGTCGTTAATAACTTAGACGAACTTTATTCTATTCCAGAGAAGTATGCTTATCAAGGTATGACCGTTGCTAACATAGATAACGGAAATATTTATATGCTGATTGATAAGTCTAAGATTAAATACAAGGAAGGATGGAAAGCATCCTATGAATCTATCTAGATAATCACCTGTACAGAGGCTGAATATAAAGAATGGTCTGAGAATACTACAGACGATTTTAGGCCCATAGATGAAAGTAAACCATATCTTCATGCTGAGACATATTATTATATATATGAGGATAGCTTAGACGATAACTAGTTTTACCTATCCGCGGAATGGGGGAAAAAGATAGAAGAGCAATTAAAATAGAAGGCTCTTAATACTACTGTAGTATAGATTAGAACAGACTTAGATAACACTATTGCTAGCCTATCAGATTATGCTACACTGGAAGAATTAACTACTAATTATGTCTCTAACGATTCTTTAGCTCTATCACTGACTAAGTATTATACTAAGGAAGAAACAAACGATATTTTCGTTACTAAAGAAAGCCTTAGAGGAGAGGGAATGGAAGGAGATGATTTTGTCTTCGTTACAAAGAAAGAATATGAGGAAGATTAGTAGGCTATCCAAGACGAGTTAGATAAAACTCTTAAGGTAGATGGAGATGGCTCCTTAGAAAGCATCACTGTTGGGTAGATAAAATCTCCTGTAGTGGAGGGAGAGGGCTAGTTAGTAGTAGACGTTAAGTCTGAAGGATTATTTATAGGTGAAGATTAGATTGCTACTGAATCGGATATTCCGAACTTAGTAACATTAACTGAAGAAGAGTATCTAAAGTTAGTAGAGGAAGGGACGGTAGAGCCTGATACATATTACTATGTATATGACGTCACAAATGATGCAAAGGTTTATATTACTAAGGAATATTTGGATTAGAATTATCATACTACCAATCAATATCAGTCCTGGGTTGCTACAAATTATTACTCCAAGAAGTAGATTGATGAAATAGTTCAAGGTTTGCAAAAACTTGGAAACTACGTTACTACAGAAGATATTAAGGCTTATTATACTATTTAGCAGGTTGATGACAAATTTCTTACTAAGGAAAATGCTCAGTCTACTTATGCTACTCAATAGTCATTATCTGATTTATCAGATTAGATAGCCGAAGATTACGTAACAAAAGAAAGTTTAAGGGGAGACTCTCCTGAAACCGGAGATGATGATTTCATATTTGTTACCTAGAAAAAATATCAGGATGATTAGGCTGCTGCTGCTAAAGAATTTAGCACTGAGCTTTTGAAATCTACATCAGTAGAAACTTCTGATATTACTATTTAGAAAATTGGAGAAAAAGAAGTACAATAGGGAACAACTGGAGAACCTTCTGAGGAAACAGGAACTGAGCAAGTTATTGAGAGTTCTGTTAAACTTACCACAGAAGATAACAGGCTATTTGCTGGAGGCAAGCAAGTTGCTATTACTGAAGAAGTACCAAAACTTGTATGCTTACCACAAGCTGATTATGATGACCTAGTTGAGAATAGTAAGACTGAAGAAGATACTTATTATTGCACCTATGGAGAAAAAGATTTACAAGATACTGGATATGTTAGAAGCGAATATCTTATAGAGAGATACTACACCAAAGCTGAGGTAGAAGAACTAATTAGCTAGGCCGTAGCCGAATTGTAGAAAAAGATAGACGCTTTATAGCCAGGTTCTAGTGTAGAGGTAGATGGAGAAAATGAACAATTAATATTTTAAACAATATGGGAACAATTTATATTGAAGGACAGTTTAAGAGTTCTGCCAAACCAGTAAAAGTTGTTGGAGGAAGTATAGGAGGAGGCTCTGGAGTAGACTAGGAAGTTCTCAAGAACTATGCTACTAAAGCAGAATTGTAGAAGGCTGTTGAGGACCTAACTGCTTCCATAGAGGGAATAGATCACGATGTAGTTGGTGAAACTTTAATAATACAATGATATGGCAGCAATCAAATCTATAAAGGTTGGGGAAACCACATACGATTTAAAAGCTACTTACGATGGTGCTGGAAATGTTATAGATACGACATATGCCAAAGCTAATGCAATTCCAACTAAAACTTCTTAGTTACAGAATGATAGTGGATATTTGACTGAGCATTAGGATATTAGTGAATTAGCTACTAAGGGTGAGCTTGAAGGCAAAGTAGATAAGGAGTTAGGAAAGGGACTTTCTGAAGCCAATTATACTGAAACTGAGAAGGAAAAGTTAAGTACTATAGCTAATAATGCTAATAATTATGTACACCCAACTACTTCTGGAAATAAACATATTCCATCTGGAGGAGCGTCTGGATAGATGCTAGTTTTCTCAGCAGATGGTACTGCTGAATGGGCAGATTCAAGTTCTAAGCTAGAAGAGCAATTTACAGCACTAAATGAGGCTTGGGAAGAATTGTAGAAGGCACAACAAAAGCTTGATAAGTAGGTTACTGAGCTAAATAGTAATATGGATTTATATTCCTATGGAGTAGAATGGGATGTTACAGTAGCATCTCCGGAACTTACTAGAATAGGTAATCCTTTGTTGCATAAATCTCTTCCTATTCAGTCAGCGTATAGAGGTTGTGTAGCAAACAATGATGTAGTAAATTACTATCTGTTTCCAGATGACTGGTCTTATAAAGAAGACGGCGAAACTCCATCTGTCTTAGATGGAACTGATGGAACAGTAAGAGTTAATACTCCTAAATTTTATGGAAAATCTGGCAGCGATGGAAACAAAAGATGGGTTAGAACTTCTACTGTCAAAATTGATGATTCATGGGTAGAAATTCCTGAACTATTAATAGATGCATACAGAAGTACAGTTGATACCACAGTCTCTGCAACTCCAAAAGCTGTATCAGTAGTTAATACTACTACTGCATTTAGAGGTGGAGGAAATAGAGCTAACTACGATGATTATCTAACTACAGAATTAGAAACTAAGGATATATTCAGAAGTGATTTAGGAAAGCCTAGAACTAATATTTCTAGAGCTACTATGAGAACATATGCAACAAATGCTGGTTCAGAATTGCTATGCTATGAATATTACAAATGGATATTCTACTGGAATTATGTTATTGAATATGCTAATTTTAATTCTTAGGCTGCATATAATGCAGAGTTAACTGCGGATGGATATCATCAAGGGGGTTTGGGACCTGGAGTTACAGATTGGGCTAACGCAGCTACAAGTTGGTCAGGATATAATGCAACATATCCACTTACGCCTTGTGGTTACTGCAATGAATTTGGTAACTTCACTGGAGTAAAAGATTTAGTTATTCCAGAATGTACAGCTCAAGATGGCACAAATACAGTAGCAACTCATACATTTAAAGTACCTCGCTGGAGAGGGTTCGATAATCCGTTTGGAGACATTTGGACTAACCTGGACGGAGTAGTTATAGTGAGAGCAGCTGCTAATGAGATTAGCACTGTCTATACAACTACTAACATATCGGAATTTACAGACGTAGTTGGAGAGAAAACCGTTGCAGGATACGAAGTAGCATCGGATGGTTATATTAAGGCATTTGACTTAGGTGAAACCGCTGAAATAATTCCATCCGCTGTTGGAGGAAGTACTACTACTTATATTTGCGATTACCATTACTGCAACGCAAGCAGCACAGCGCTTCGCACGCTGCGGGTGGGCGGCTACGCGGATTCTGGCGGCAGTGCGGGTCTCGGCTCTTTCTATTCTGACTATGACGTCGGCCATGCCGGTTCCGCTGTCGGGTTCAGGACTCTGAATAGAGTATCTTAAGATATACAATATAAAAATCGATTTAGATGATAAATCGTAGGATATTACTTCTAAAAACCGTTGATTGGCAAAAAAGTACTGCTAGTAGGCAGCAACGCGAATAATGGCAGCAATGCAGGTCTCAGCTATTTCAATTCTAACAATGACGTCAGCAATGCCAATTCCAATGTCGAGTTATTATATATTTAGAAACATTTTATTATTTTTTTTTTAGTTTGCTAAGTAATATCCTTGCCTCTAGGCAAAAGATAACGTAGTGTTGAATGAAGGGTGTTAGTAGGTTAATTCTCGAACGCTTCCGATGAAATATATAAAAAATTGAAACGTGTAGGATATTTGCACGAGAAAGTATACGCTGAAGATAACATCGAACTAGCTGACGATAAAGCCAGAAGAAATAAGTCTATTAGATGTGGAATCAAGCAGCATGATAAGAATAGATTAAAAGAAAATAAGGAATTATCCGATAAGTTAAGGGATTTGATTTATCAAACCTCTGAATATAGTACCTTTATAATATACGAACCTAAAGAAAGATTAATCTTTAGACTTCCATACTATCCAGATAGAATAACTCACCATGCTATAATGAATATTATGGAGCCTATTTGGACTAGTATATTTATAGACCAAACATATTTCTCTATACGAAATAGAGGTATTCATAAAGTAGAGTATGATTTGTTTAAGGTGTTATAGAAACATCCAGAAGAAACAAAGTATTGCTTGAAAATGGATATAAAAAAATTCTATCCTTCTATAACTCACGACATTTTATACGAAATGTTATAGAGAAAGATAAAGGATAAAAAACTATTAAAACTGTTGAAAGAAATAATTTATTCAGCGAAGGGAGTTCCTATTGGAAATTATCTATCACAATTCTTTGCAAATTTATATCTGACATATTTTGACCACTGGGTAAAAGAGGAGTTAAAATGTAAGTACTACTTTCGATATGCTGACGATATTGTGATTCTTGGTAATGACAAGAATTATTTGAGAAATGTATTAGTATCTATAAAACTATATTTGAAACAGGTTCTTAACCTAGAGTTGAAGCCTAATTATCAAATATTCCCTGTAGAAAGCAGAGGTATTGATTTCGTAGGCTATAAATTCTATCATACTCATGTTCTACTGAGAAAATCTATAAAAATGAGGATGTTTAGGCTTATAAATCTATATAAATAGAATAAGATTGATAAAGATGAATTGAATAGAAGAATGAGGTCTTATTTTGGATGGATGAAATTTTGCAACTCTAAGAACTTGCTGAGAAAGGTAGAGGAGTTAACTGGATTGAAATTCTATAACTGGAATGGAAAAGAAGTTAACATATCTAAGTTTTATAATAAATATATTCACATTGTAGAGGTTATTGATTATGACAATCATTTTCGAGTGCATTTCATGTATAACAATAAACCCTACTATTTTAAAAGTAAGAATAGGAGATTACACTATTCTTTGCTTAGATACAAATTTCCTATAAATTTTAAAATAACACCTTATGTTAGAGCCGAATAGAATACAAATGGACGTTTATCCTTAGACAATCCAAAAACTTGGGAACGGTACTTATTACTATAACTATGATATAAAAGAAATTAGTGTTGAAGTACTTGATTTAGACAATACCATAAAAGAAAAAACTTACTATAGTTTTATCTAGGTATTATTAAATGGACAGCCTAATTACAAAGATTGTGTAAAAGCTATAGTTAGAAGATTCCTTACAGTCGATGAAGAATTTGATTTAATCAATTCATATAATAGCTATTCAGAAAATCTTACTTCTGATTCTGAAGTTATTAATGAATATAAGGAATATCTTAACATATTAAAATAGATAAAAGCTAAAGTCAAGGAAGATTTTGCTAAATTATGATATATAGAAATGGTAAGTTAATATTACAGGTCCAAAAAGATATTCTAGAACTTGTAGAACAAGTTTAGCAAAGAGTACAAAAGAACATTGGAGCTATATATAAAGGGTCGTAGTTAGTCTGGCTTACCGTATACGATGCTGTTAGAAGCTGTTTTGGTAGCGGAACTTGGCTACAAGACAGACCTTGGTTAAAAGATGATTCATGGAAAAATAATTGATTTGTAAAAAATGGCAAAATTTGAAAATTTACCTAATCAGATTACAGATTTAGCAACAGAATGGGATGGACATTCTGGAATGGAGGTTGAGGATTTCATAAGCCGAAAAATAGAGAAGACAGAGGGATAGGATATAGTAGATGCATCGTATGATTCTTCTACTAGCATCCTTACTCTTCTTAAGAGTAATGGAGATAAGGTAGAAACTGAAGTATCAGTTATTCCTCCCACGTACTCTTATGGTATTATGGTGTATGGAGTAATGTTAGACAATAAGACTGACAAAATCTATACCGAGGCTAATAGTTCTCTTTTGATGCAATATAACTCTGATAGAAATGTTAAGGTTGGTATTGCAATGTACGCCGTTGCTACTACTTCTGTAACAACAGATAGAATTGGACCTTTCAATGTTAAGATTAGTTATGGAACTCAATCTGGAACATTTAGAGTAAACAATATTAAATATAACTAGTGTATTATTGATCCTTCTACTGGAGCAATTACTGGAGTTAATGTATCATCAGAGGAATTAATTGATACTCTAGCTTGGATAGATATTACTGAGTTATTTACTAAAACTTAGTCTGCTAAGAAAATTACTGCTCAGGTAATAGATGACCCTGAAGTAGAAGATACTTTAGACCTTCCAATTACTACAGAAGTAATCACTCTTAATTACAATGGGGAAGTTGTCTTAAGTAACAACCTAGTTAATTTCTCTTTAACTGGAGGAACAACTAGCAATTATCACTTAGAGGGATTTAATAACGGCTCTGCATTTTCTACAAGTGGAGGGGTATTGAATTATTCTAGTTTAACCTCAGGACTTAATCAATTAGCTGTAAAGGCAGTCCATAATACTGAGAGTTCTATTTACACAGACTATATTTATGTAGATATTATTTATACATATAATTGCGCAGAAACAATCGTTGCTATTAATGGAGTAAGTAATGGTATTGCGAACAATGGCGTAGCTACTCTATATGAGTTAACCGTATTTAGCCCAGACAATAGCTCTATGGCTATAACTACTTATCTAGAGAATGAAATGCCAGACTCTGAAAGTATGAATCCTACTGAAATCATGAAATATGAAGTTATTAGCGCTTCATCTTATAATGAATAGGGAGTCTACGACACTTCGTATAAAAAGTATATAGAGATAAATAGTAGCGATTCTGAAAAATATTTAGTAATTAAAGTAGATGATACTTACTATAAGTTCTATACTGTATTTACTAATAGTTTAGGATAGACTACTGCCTATACAAGCAACTTCAAAACTATGAGAGTAGAAGCAGTGAATCCAGAATTTATATATTCGTAGGATATAGCTCCTTCTAAGAACTTTGACTAGATTGAAGGCTACTTAAATGATATTTTTGTTACTGACGAATATGCCACTGGTTCAAATCCGGCTACGGTAATATCAGATTTGGAATCGTCAGACGGATGGTAGGAAGAAGATGGGCGTACAATATTTAAAGTATCTGCACAGGATAATCCTATACTAAAATCACCTCTAAGTTTAGGATTAGGAAATAATTTCACTATTGAATTAGGATTTAAAACTTATAACATTAGTGATGAGAGCAAACCAATAGCTACAATAGGAAACTTCTAGTTGAGACCTACTCAATTCTGTTGGAATACTGAGGATACTGATTTATTTAATGCTAGAAATGCTCAATTCCAAGAAGGAGTAGAGACTCATGTATTAGTAACTGTATAGAAAGGCTTTGTTATCTCTAAGAGTGATATTTACTATCCGAACTTCCTAGCTAGCTTCTAGAGTGCTTTTGATTAGGCAGCTCCTACTACTAGCATTAACTTAGTTAGAATATATGTGAATGGGGTAATTGATAGAGAAATTTCTTTAACAGATTCTGAACTTAATACGTTTGCTTCTGCAGCACTATAGATTAATCCTACAACTGCTGATATTGATTTTTATCTATTCAGAGTATATAATAGTACTGCTCTTACTTTTAATCAGGTTTAGAAAAATTATCTTTCTTTCTTGAAAGAAAAGACCTCTAAAGAAGAGTTCTTCGACAAGAATGATATTCTTGGAACTAATGGAGAAATCTCTTTTAGTAGAGCTAATAGTAAATATAATACTTTAGTATATGTATTCCCGACTGGAGCTAAATTCCCACATAGAGCTTGGGGAGGTGAAGATAATGAAACTCCTCCACAAGAAACAGCATAGAAAAATTCTCCAGTAACTTTATTCGTTAACTATGCTAACTCTTCTGTTAATAACTTATACGGAGGTAGATTAACTCATGGTCAAGTAAAGGGACAAGGTTCCTCTGCAATGAGATATCTAATTTGGAATGTTACCTATGCTTTGAATAAATTAAAGGATTAGGAAGGACAGAAAATAAAGAGTCCGTTTACTCCATACTCTTAGTTAGATACAGATACTAATACGTTTAGAGAAGATGCTTCTTCTACAAAGGGTTACTATGTAATGCCTCCTTATGATGGATAGCAAGATACTACTGCATATAAGATAACTAAATTAGTAGGTAAAGTAAACTTTGCTTCTTCTATGCAGTCTCATAAGATTGGTTCTTGTAAATTATTTGATGATGCCTATAAGGAATCTAGAGGAAATTTAATTTCAGGAGGACAGAAAGCCGTACATGAAGAACCATTCCTATACTTCTATTGGGAAACTGATTTAGAGGATGTTTCTACTATAGAACTAGCAGATTTGTTAGATAATGATGAATCTATCAAATTTATGGGATTCCAAACTTGGGGAGCAGGTAAAGGAGACGATGCTTCCAGTGGATATGACGAAGATATAACTCCTGAATATCTAATGCTAGAAGGTGGTGAAAACACTGACCCATCTGTAAACTTTAGACGTCCTTGGTAGGCGCTTCAAAGAGCCTCTGGTGTACTTGGAGAAGATACTTATGGACTAACTAATCAACCAACTATAACTTATGCTAATTCTTTACTTCGTCCTTGGGATAATCTTTTAATCGAAGATGAATCTGTTGTATACGATTAGAGAGGAGCTTGGGATATTGATTATGGTTGTGAAGAAGTAGAAAATGATAGTGGAAAGACATACTTCCAATTTGCTGAATCAGTACATGAATCTTTAAAGAAGTTTAGAGAGTTCTACGACTTCGTTTATACACATGATTACAACATGGTTCAGACAAGTGCTACTAGTCCTTCTGGATGGGATGTAACTAAAAAGTACATTGTAACAGCTAGTACTTGTACGCTAAATCCAACTAGTCATAAGTCTGGAGATATTTATCGTTATGATGATATTAACGGAACTTGGGTATGTGCGGGAGTAAGTTATGAATCTGCTACTGGATGGGCTAGAGCTAATATCTACGAGTTAGCTGGAACAAGTAGCGCTTTAGGTATTCCTGCTGCATTAGATGCAATGAAAGCTAATTTCATTACAGGAATTAAGAACTACATAGATGTAAATGATATTGCTTTCCACTAGGCTTTTATTAAGTTTGTATCTGGAACTGACAATAGAGCTAAAAATACATATTTCCAAATTATTGGAAAACTAAGAGAAGAAAACAAAGAAGGAGAATTTGTTGAGAGTGGTAAGGGGGATTATCTAGTTAGACTTATTGGAGACGACTTAGATACTATCTTAGTAACTGATAACAACGGTCTTCAATCTAAGCCCTATAATTTGCTAGAGACTTCCTATAGAGAAGCTGACTCAGTATATTGGGGAGATGCTAACAATGTATTCTTCTATATGTTTGACCAATGTTTCGAATCTGAAATAAAAACATATTTAGCAAGTGTTATAAATACTGCATTTAAGAACAGTAACAGTATGGAAGATAAATCAAATTACTTCTATAAAGTGTTCTTCAATGTTCAAGAAACGTTCCCAGCAGTAGCATATAACCATACAGCTAAGATATATTATGAAAATGCTTAGGCTATTAAAAATTCTAAGGTACTTTCATATTATAGTAACAACGAGATTGAACCTATCGAACAAAGCCACGGCTCTTGCTTAGCTTGTGAGAAATAGTTCATGACCAAGAGATTTGCATTCCTTTCTACTTATGCATAGACTTCTTTAGGAGCTATTGCACTAAGAACTGCAAGTTCTGCAGGTAGTGGTGATACTCTGAGATTAAGAATGGAGTTTGAACCATATTAGGATTGCTATCCTGTTTATCATTACAACGGTAAAAACCTTTATCTATCTAATTTCTAGACATCTAACTTTGATGCAATTAAGAATTTAGCATAGACAGGAAATAGTTATACAGCCGAAATCAATCAAGGAGATCCTGCAATTAACCAAGGTATATACTTAACTACTTTATATAAGAAGTTAAATATTTTAGGTTTAAAGATGTCTACTATTGATGCAGATTTTGCTAGAACTACTGAGTTCCAAATTGATAATGCTTAGTTAGACGATTATACTAGTCTATTCCCAAGCGATTATCCGGACTTAGCTATCAGCTTATTTACTCCTTCATTCCCAGTGTTAGAGAGCTTAACTCTTAGAAATATGACACTTCCTACAGAAATGGATTTGTCTAAGTTCTTAAAGTTAGAGACTATAGACTTCTCTAAGACTACTACTAAGAGCGTAGTATTCCCACAAACTGGTAGACTAAAGAATGTAATTCTTCCTGATACTATAGAAACATTTAGAATCTATGATAATCCAGGATTGACTGATATTACATTTGAAGGATTGAATAATTTATCAACAGTATATATTGACTGTGATAATGTAGGAAGTTTTGATGTAGCTAATTTCTGCGAATAGTTAATTAACTGCAATGCCCTTCAATCAGTAACTATTAGAAATGCTAATCTGTATATAACAGAAGATGCATTAAGAAAGATGATTCTTACTAATACTTGTAACTTAACTGGAGATATTTACATTGTAAATACTGCAGGAAGCACTTAGTTGAAGGCTATTAGCTTTGCTACAAAGCAGTTATTAGTTAATACATTTGGAGACATTTCTAGTTCTTCTTCTAAGATTAGAATCCATTTCCAAAGTGCTGAAATCCTAGACTTTAGTTGTGCAGGGGAAGTTTCTGTATATTACTAGGCTGGAGAATCCGGAACTATTGTTCGTCAAAACCTATTTGACATTACAGTAGATTCTGGTAATGATGTTGAAATAAAATCTGGAACTAACCCTTATAATCCATTAGTAAATGGATACTTAGATATTACTTACTCTATGTCAGGAGTATCAACTGATATTGCTACTATTGATTAGACTGGTGCTATTACCTTGAAGAAGGAATCTAGTAGTACTGCTACAGTAACTATTAGTATGAAGGTTGCTAATAGTGGAACTCCCATTAGAAAAACTGTTAAAGTAAGCTTCGCTTGGAAGGCTCCTTAGCTTGGAGACTTTGCATATGCTGATGGTACGTTTACTAGCTCATTTGATGCTACTAAGACTTTAGTTGGTCTAGTGTATGCAAAGGATGAAAGTGATGATACGTCTGGAGTAGTTTACATCATTGGTAAGGAATACACTGATGAAGAAAAGTCTTACTACTTAGGATATAGTGCAGATGGAAATTCTGGTTCTCAGGAATAGATATTACAACAGCTGTATTAGGTACAAGCCTATTTGTCTAGCGTGTCTGTTTCTAATTATGAAACTGTTTCTGGTACTGCTACTCCTAACTTAATTAATAATATTAATGTATCTACCTACAACATACAGGTAAATACAGCATTTGCTGGTAAGTCTGATACTGAATTATATATTAATCATGTAAATAGTAAGTTACTTCCTATTTTGTATAATAACTCAGCTTGTAAGCCTTATATTAGCAGAAAACAAGTTTCTTCAGGAGGTAGTACTTCATGGGAATACTACATAGAATCTAAGTCTAACTTAAATAATCTATGTGAAGCTATTCAGACAGTATGGACCAATGCTTCTGGAACAGATATTATGAGCTGTCTATTATATCCATACTTCTATAGTATGTAGGTATATGAACCGTCTGTAAAGGATGGAGAAACTCTAAATTCAGCTTATAAGAAAGGTAATTGGTATGCTCCTTCAGTAGCTGAGTTCTCAAGAATTATTTACTACAGAGGATATAGTGTATCAGGAAGTAATTTCAATACTGGAGATACAGTAAGATAGCCAATTAGCACTTCAGTTTCTAATGGAGGTGGAGTATTAACTACTCCTATATTCTCTATTGCTTATTCTAGAGCTACTAATTAGTTCCCATCTGTATGGTCTAATATTGTGGGCTCTGGAGATAATGCTGGAGTTAATAACATAACTACTTCTATTAACTCATCTGCTGCTAATAACTATTCTTATCAAAGGACTTAGCAATATAGTGGAAGCGAATATACTTACCAAAATGAATGGGTTACTGGTAGTTATAATGACCCATCTTACTGGAATACTGTTCAATATAACAATGCTTGGAGATTAACTAAACATCAAGGAGTACCGTTTACTAAATTTAATTATTCTAAGAATGGCTAATAATTTCATGCAAATAAGTCATAATGATCGTTATTATGTAATTAATAAGGATGACTCTTTGAAAACCTTACTCACTCAAGAGGAACTTCTAAAGCTTCCTCTAAGTGTTTGGAAGGAACTGTTTGAGTTAAAAGATGGAGTATGTTATTTTAGACTTATGCTTCAAGTATTAGAAGCTGTAATAAAAGCCTATGATAAATCTTCAAATGTTAATTCTTTTACTTATAATAGAGAAGAGTATTGGTTAGATAAGGCTACTAGAGTAGGACTAAGAAATTTAGTTGATTCTAATCCAGAAGAAATGTCCATAGTTCTTGGGGATAAAATTATTGAGATGCCTGTTGATAATGCTAAAGATTTTCTATCTCAATTAGAAGTATATGCTGGAAAGTGTTTCGTTACAACTACAAAACATCTATAGGCGATAAAAGAACTTAGGACAGTTGAAGATGTTGTAAACTATGATTATACATCTGGATACCCAGATAAGATTACATTAAATGAATGAAAATTTAGAAAAGGATAAAATATAGCTAGGGGGCGAAAAACCCTAGCTACTTCCTTCTAAATCATTACTTAATACTATAAAACTTGGCTACAATGTTAAGCCAGTCCCTCCACCTCCTGCGAATCATATTGATTTCATAGAAGGGGATTCTGTGATGACTACTATAAGTACGGGATTTGAACATAACGATAAGCCAGTCCCTCCACCTCCTGAAATAAATCTAGGTTGTAAGATTCCTAAGAAAAAGAATCCAGATTCGGTCATAGGAAGTATAGATACAGGATTTGGTTGTGATAATTAGATCGTTATAGATTGTCCCAAACCGAAATATAAAACTCATTTATGTAAAGAAAATTATCTAGGAGAGTTTAAAACAGAATCTGAGAAAACATTAGCTAGAAATAATCTAGGAGTTTATAGTAAAGAAGAAATAGATAAGATTGTTGGTTAGATTGTAGAAAATAACAACAACAATTTTATTACTAGAAAGGAAGTTCAGAATATGATAGCCAACTTAGATTTTGTAGACTCTACACTTAAATCTTATGCAGACTACCAAATACCTAATAATTTATTTAAATTATGAGTACAACACAAATTAAAAGATTATTTCAATCAAAAACCGAATTTGTACCTATTACTCTAGCGGAAGCAGTAGTTGTAAATACTTCTAATCTCCCTGGGCTTTCATCATTAGGGATAACAACTCTCGATAAAGTATTGAGAACTACTATGGGAGTAGTTGGAACTAATGCTGCAGATATTGCTAAATTAAAAACTACAGTCCAAGAAATTAATACTGCTCTAGAAGGAAAATAGGACAAACTTACTGCTGGTGTAGGTATTACTATATCTCCAGATGGAGTTATTAGTACTACTAATAGCATAGAACTATACAAGATAGTTACTTAGCTACCAACAGCATCAAAAGACTGTTTAAATTCTATATATTTAGTTCCTGCAACATCTGGTACAGCAGGAAACATTTTTGTTGAGTATATTTGTGTCTATGAAAACACATAGGCTAAGTATATTTGGGAAAAAATTGGGGAAGTTCAAACAGATGTAGATTTATCTGGATATGTAACTACAGAAACCTTTAACTAGACTATCAACACGATTAATGGTTAGCTAGCTAATGCTATAACAGCATAGGATGTTACGACATCAGATGGTAGTGCTAAGGTTGTAGTTAATTATACTATTCCTAGAGATTTATATGACAGTATGGTCGAAACAGATTCCTCAGACCAAGTAATAGGAGGATAATCATGGAACTAACTATTAAACAACTTAAGCAACATGGTTAGATATTCGTTCCTTAGACTACTGCTGAAGCTGTTTTAGTTAAAGATGGTGAGGAAGTTATTACTCTTGATAATATGCTAGAAAGAAAGATTGAGCAGATTATTACTCCTGCTGGGTCTGGCTTGTAGGCATTTAAACAAGGGTCTAATATAATTCTTGCTCACTCCAATTCCATAACTGCAAATGAATCTCCTTCTTCAGTAAAGGTAAAATATGATAGCCGAGGACATATAGTTGAAGTAGCCCCAACAAGTGAAATGACTGTAGTTGTAGACCAAGAAGGCTATTTTTAGTATAATGGTTCAGAAGACCGGAATCTACTTCTGGGGAATGATTTTGGAATAGATGAAGATAATAAAATTATATTAAAATGGAATCATTTATAATATGGCACTATTAAATTTTGCTAATACCTATGCTGAAATATCTGGCAATCTTTCTTTGCCGGAATCTACTTCTGGGGATTTTGTGAAGCTATTCTTTTCCAAGGATGGACATATTATATCTCATGGAAAGGATTTTACTCCCACATTTACTCCTACAGTAAGAGGTTTAGTTCCTATTTCTAGCGGTAAAGCCACTGAAATATTTAGAGGAAATGCTACCTGGGCTGAGATAACAACCACAGACTTGCCAATAGCTAAAAATACCTCTGTAAATAATACAACAACCCTATTTACTACTCAGTAGGTTCATTAGATAATTAATGCTAGCTTTGCTGCTAACGATGCAATGCGGTATAAGGGTACTATTACTTATAGTAATGGAAGCTATACAACACATACTGTTGCTGGAGTAGAGGTTTAGGGATTCCCTACTAAATGTGAGGTTGGGGATACCTATAGAGTGACTTCTCAGGGAACTTATGCTGGATAGACGTGTTCAGCTGGCGACTTACTAATATGTATACAAGACGGAACAGGAAGCGGATTAAACACTGCAGCTTATTGGACAGCTGTAGAAGCAAATATTAACGGATAGGTTAAACACACTGTCAACGGTACTTCTATATATGTTTATAGTAATAGTACTAATACATTTACTATTTATGCTCCAACAACTGGTGGTACTTAGGGTTAGGTACTACTTAGTAATGGTAGTGCTGCTCCTACTTGGGCTGCACAATCTACTTTAGTAGTAGGAGAAGCTAAGAAGGTTAGTAATGCATTGTCACTTGGTGTAGGCTTAACTTTTGGAACTACTGGAGTTACTTATAATGGTAGTGCAGCTAGAACAATATCTCTAGTAGCCGCAACTACTACTACTATAGGAGGAGTAATTGTAGACAAAGACTCTAAGAATAAAACGATTTCTGTTACTAGCGCTGGTAGTATATATCTTACTAAGTAGAATGTTATTAATGCTCTTGGTTATGACCCAGCATCTAAGGATACATGGAGACCTATTACTATAGACGGAGTATCTATCGGTAAGAAGACTTTAAATTTCGTACCGTCTGGAGATGTTTATTTAAAAGCAGACTCTAACGGGGACGATATACAAGATATTAGTTTTGGAATAAGCTGGTATAATATCAGTACTAAAAAATACGAAACAGCATAATCTATGAAGATAGCATACAATCCTACTACGGCAGCAGCTTTAACGACTGCTCCCAATAATAATGATATAACCTTTGACTTAAAGGGCTTAAATATCTTTACTAGAGGGATAAAGTTTAAAGGGACAGATACTACTTACTCAGTATTTAAAAAACATACTTCTAGTGGAAGTGGAGGTTATAACGGATTGGTGCCTGTCCCTTCATATACTGCAACAAATGTTAGATTTTTAAGGGAAGATGGCACCTGGTCCATACCTGCGGCTGCGGCATTCATTTATACCCAATTAACTAATCAAGATCTAGATGATTACTTAGACGAAGGGAGATGGTACTATGCTGGCGGTGGTAATACCACAACGAACAAACCTAGTGGAGTAGATGCATATGAATTATATGTTGGTCGAAATGCTAGTGGTTATCGTTATTAGAAGTTAATTACTTCTAATGGTCTGATATGGTTTAGGTACCATGATTCTTCTGCTTGGAAAACTTGGGTTAGATGGTATACAGACATGAATACTGATTAGAAAGTATTGTAGTCTGCTACCACTACCTCAAATTATAGACCTCTTGCTTTAGGTTATACTAACACAAGTACCACTGCTGATTTAGGTGCTAGTGTTACTTAGCAAGTTTATGTAACTACAACAATATATGCTCAGCCTAGTACAGGTAGTCTATGGGCTAATAAATTGTACTCAGGTGGAAAACCAGTTCTTACAGAACATCAATCATTAGCTAATTACGTTACATTAAATACTGCACAAACTATAACTGGGGCTAAGACATTCACAGTTAATGTTACAGCAGCAGGTTATAAAAAGACTAATTCTTCTGACTCTTATGTATTGTTGGGTGGAGGAGGACATAAAGCTGTATCCGACTTTATGTTAAAAACAGAAGAATTATCTAACAATCTCACAACCATTACTAAATCGTTAAATGTTACACAAGCATGGATGGATACGGGAATAACATCTACTAACCTTCCTGCTAATGGAACTTATATAGTATAGGTACAAGTTAGTGCTAACGATAATACAGGAGCTATGTGGCATTGCTATAATTCTGGTGTAATGAGTTGGTATAGAGATGGTACTAATGATACAGACACCGATGAAATTATCCTTCACCGTTCTGGTCATGCTTATGGAAAAACAATTTACTTAAGAACTGTTATGCAAAGTTCTGGAGTTTTAAAATTATAGATAGGTGCAAGTGCTGGCATAGGCGCTGCTTACACTTATACATTTAAATTTAAGAGGATAATATGATAAAAGTTAAAGATGGATATGCAAAACTTATAGGAACCACATATCAAGGAAGCGCTACACAAGTCCTTCTTAGCAACGGAGGAGACTTAGAGTACTCTGCTTCAAGCAAAGCCAGCACCCTAGTTCAACGAAACGCCAGCTAGCATATTTACGCTACTTATTTTAACTCAGCTATTTCTGATGAAGCGTTAACAGATATTGGTTCCGTATATGTAAGAAATACTTCTGATACCTTTATTAGAAGAGTGAGTAAGACTTAGTTTTATTCAATTTTAGATAATAAGTTTGTAACTCTTGACACTACTCAAAGTATTACAGGAGCAAAGACTTTTTCTACTAGTGTTAGATTTGTTAGTAATGCTAGTATTATATAGAACTAGAATGATACTAGTAACTATACTACTATACTGAAATGGTATAAAAATGGTGCATCTAGGAATACCTACGACCCTTCTATAGGACAGCATAATACTGGAGGAGATGGAAATGGCTCTATCTGCATACTTCCGTATCCTACAGCAACTAGTCCTTGGGGTGGAACGGTAGGTCTGTTTATAAGTAAAGGGGTTTTAAAATTAGATGGTAAATCAGTCGCACTAGCTGAGAATTACTATACTAAAACTGAATCCGATGAGAGATATGTGAATGTAACTGGAGATACTATGACTGGACCTCTAATAGTAAAAGCTGCTATAACAGGAACTCAGTTAATATCTACTATTGCTACAGGTACCTCTCCATTAAAGGTAACTAGCACAACTGTGGTTACTAACCTTAATTCAGACTTATTAGACGGGTTACATGAAACTTCATTCTTTAGAGCTAGAGGAGATTAGTCCATAGCAAGTTCTGTTCCTACAACTACCGAATTAGCAAATAATAATAATTTATGTGGTAGCTGGAATGTAAAGTATACAGGAGCTTCTGGACACCTAGTATAGTTTAATACTGGAAGTGGAAGTACCAGATATATGTAGTTCTACTCTATGTATTCTGGAAGTTTGTATTGGAGAAATAGTACAGACTCAACTTTGAATACAAAATCATGGAAAACTATTGTAGATAGTGCTAACTATACTGGAATAGTTTTAAAGATTGGAACGGCTACAAAAGGTTCTGCAACTCTTCCTATATACCTAAATGCAGGTACACCAACAGCTTGTAGTACAACTCTTGGAGTTTCTATTACAGGCAATGCGGCAACAGCAACTAAACTATAGACTGCAAGAACTATCAATGGAACGTCATTTAATGGAACTACTAATATAGTAACAGCTTATTGGGGTACTGCACGAACTATTAGTCTATCTGGTGCAGTTACTGGTAGTGCTTCTGTTAATGGTAGTTAGAATGTAACTATCACTACTACCTACTAGTTTGGCTCTATTGATGGAAGATATGTAGGAGGTAATAAAATTGCTAATCATGGCTCTTCTGGAAAGGCTTATACAGCTGATACATATTCTTCTACATTTGTTAATAAAGCATTTGTAGCATTTGCTGAACGAGGTTCTTGGGCTTATGCTAATAATGGATATGTATCTACAGATACTGGTGTAAATATTCCATTGGCAGGAACAGCTATATTCTAGTGGGGAGCTAGTGATACAAACAAGACGTAGTTATATATAACTCCATATAATAACTCAGGAGTAAGTAATCCTGCTGTTAACGAAATGTTATTCTATACAAGCAACGGGAGTGGTTATACTTCCGCTTGGACTAGAGTATTAACTCACAGAAATTATACTAATTATACTGTGACTAAAACTGGTGGAGGTGCAAGTGGTACTTGGGGAATCTCAATTACTGGTAATGCTGCTACAGCTACAACTGCATAGTATTTGGCATCTAATAGTAGAATGGATTATGGATGGAATGGATTAAACTATTTCAACATAAATGGAACTGCTGGAACTGCTGTTAAAGCCAATAATACTCCCACAACTGCTTGGTGGCATATTCTACGATTTAATCATGCAAATAGCTCTGGATATTATACTGATTTAGCTGTCCCATTTAATGCTAACAGCTTATATTATAAAAGAGTAGCTGCTGGAGCCTTGGCAAATGGAAAGTGGGTTAGAATACTAGACGAGTTGAATTATACTTCTTATGTAAATCCTGCCAATTTCGTTACTGCTTTAGGTACAAACGGAAATTATGTAACTTGGACTAAGAATGGAACGGTTAATAATCTTACAGTTCCATACGCTACTGCATCTTCAAGAATTAACTCATCTTCTTCGGTTTAGAATACTGGGTTAACTTATTACTCCTCTGGAAGCTTTGTAGTAGGAGGAACTGCTGCTGGAGGATAGTGGGGAATGCCCTCTGATAGTTAGGATGCAGCCTATAAAAAAGGTTAGTGCTTGAGGATGTATTGGGGTTCTACATACTATACAGATATTCTATCTGGACCTAATAATATGGGAACTACTCATGGATTATATATGAGATAGATTGTCAATGGGGCGGTAGCTACAGGAACATTTGCAGGAGGTTGGAGATTAATTCTAGATAGTTATAATTATCATAGGTATGGAGACGGAAGGTATGTAACTTTAACCACTAATCAAACTGTTAGTGGAATCAAAACCTTTAGCACTTAGTAGAAATTTACTGTAGCAACTGGAACATCTCCGTTTACGGTTTCTTCTACTACTGTAGTTTCTAATTTAAATGCCGATATGCTAGATGGTTGGCATCTAAGTTATATACTAAAAGATGGTTATGTTACTAGTGGTACGGCCGGACTTTCCTCTTACTGGAGAAAGGTATGGGATATAACATTAAATAATTAGTATAATGATGTTGATATTAATCTTCTTGTACATTCAGCCTATAATTAGTAGTGGGGAATAATATCTTTTAGGTTAAGATAGAATGGAACTGGGACTGCTAAAAATATAAGTGCTTACTTGGCTGAAGTAGTCGGAAATATTCCTACAGATAGGTTTAGATTATATTACAATAATAGTAGTGGTCTATGTCAGTTATGGTGTAACCCAAGTAGCTAGTATAGTGTTTATAATTACAGAGTTTTAGCTAAGACATGGAGAACTGGTACTGAGGCTACTACTCTAGGAACATTTTATACTGGTAATACTACTACAGCACAGTCTCTTCCTTCTGATAGTTATGTTTCTATGACTGGAATAACTATTGTAAATACTGCTGCTAAAGTTGCAAACACTTTAACATTTGCTGCAGGAGCGTTTGCCGCAAAAACATATAATGGTAGTGCTGCTGTTACAGTAAATATACCGACTCATACTAGCCATCTAACTAATAATAGTGGATTCTGGACAGGAACTAGATATTGGGCTAATATAGCTGTATCGACAGCTTCTAGTACGTCGACTTAGCCTACCTTTAATACTTGCTATACTTCAAACTGGTTCAGAAGTACTGGAAGTACAGGATGGTATAGCTAGACATATGGTGGAGGCTGGTATATGACTGATAGTACATGGATAAGAACCTATGGAAGCAAGTCGGTTTATCAAAATACTGGATAGATAAGAACAGATGGATATTTAGTTACTAATGGGGGAATTACTGTAGGAGCTACTTCTCCGCATAATGGTACTTATAAATCACATGTTACTGGAAACTCATGGTCTTCTGGATATATTAGAGCAGGTGCTGGTTTTTATCATAATTCAGTAAATAGTAATAGCTATGTATTGTTAGCTGGAGGCTCCTACAAATCATTAGCGGACTTCGCCAAGGGTAATGCTGGTGCCTCAAATAGAGGAGTATATGTAACTAATGGAACTGTTACTGCTATGACATATTACTTAAATGCTACAGTTAACTCTGGAGCATCTGGCAAACTAGCTTATTATAGCGGTACTAACTCTATTGACGACTATACTAATACTATAGGATCTTCATCGACTCCTATATATATTAATAATGGAATTCCTAATGCAGCCAACAGTTATAAAGTTGTGAATAGTGGTCATTATTTTAGCGCTTTTGGTATAAGCGGATATATTTATGTAATTAGATATGGTTAGGTGGTATGTGTATCTATAAATATGTCTTCAGGTGGGAACGGGTCTACGGGAACAACTACCCTTTTAACTAATCTCCCATCAGCTGTTTATACAACTGGATAGTCTGCTTCTAAAGGTGGTGGGTCAGCCCTTAGATAGGCCACTTTTTATGTTTCTGGAACAACGTTATATGTTTATTCTTACCAAGCAGATTAGTTACCAAATAAAGTGTCTTTTACATACATAACTAATACTCTAGAATAATTAATAAATTTTAACTTTTAAAATAGTTTATATTTATTTAGTTTAGTATAAACCAAAAATTAATGATTTATGACGTTAAATGATGTATTGACAAAACAAAATGTAATCACCAAGATTATTCTTAAGGATGGTGACAAGGAACTCTCAAAAGAGTTAAAGGTAAAGATTATGCGCATTAGAATGGCTTATAATAAAATTAAGAAGCAATTCGATGATGATACTCAAGAATTTACAAATCAGATTATATCTGATGAACTTAGAGAATTAGCTAATAAATCCGAAAGGACTCTGGAAGAAGAAGCAAGATTCAATGAACTCAACGATAAAACTAATTCTGAATACCAAGAATATCTTATTCAGAAGGGCTTAGAGGAAGTTAAAGATACACCAGATGATGTAATCACCATGGAAGAGTATTCAGATATTCTAGATGTTAATTCCGGAAATGATGTAGAAATTAACGGAAATTCTGTTAAGGCTGCAGACTTAATGGAAATTGTATTTGACTTATTTGTAAAATAATAATTTATGGAAATTGTAAAGTAGAATGAATCCTACCAAATCTCAGAAACAAGAGAAAATGGGCAACACATGATAGGAACTGTGAGTAAGGATGTTAACGGAGTACTTAGTATTAATTTCAATCTCCTTACTGCAGGAGAACTAAGTGATGAACATATTGGAGATGCCAACTATTATATGGCTGAAGGAGCTTCAAATGTGTCTATTAACTTTAGCGTTGCAGAACCTAATAGAGATGACTTTATGACTTATATGGATACAGTATTTGACACTGTTTTAAACTTCTTTTAGACAGAAGATAAATAAACTTAATATGGGAAGAAAGAAACCTAATGTACCAAGAGCCGGAGTTAAACGTGGAGGAAAAATCAAACGCAAGTGTAAATAAGAGGCTGTATAAGCTACTTATTATAATATTGAGATACACTCCAGTAGTTCTGTCTATAAATGATATATTACATTCAATATTATCATACTATAACATCAATTGCTATATTTTGAGTTGCCTTGGAGGAGTATCTTTAGCATTTCTCGGAATTTTATACATCATATCTTATGTATTCAGATTTTGTTATTTGTATAGGATTCCTTTATACTTCGTTACCTTAACTAACCTCATAGCTCTATATGATTTATATGTTGGAATCAACATCGGAGATTTACAGATGCTTAGAGTATACTTAGTATTATTTGGAATAAGCATGATTTCGTTCATTTATCTTAAAGTTAAAAAGAAATGTTGAAGTCTATAATAAGAACTTTGTTACAGAAATTCATAGATGACATTGACTCTGATAATTGTAATATTACAATGGAACAGCAGAGTAAGATTATTTCTGTATTGTCGAATATCGCTAATCCAGATTAGAGAATGAGTAAAATTTAGGCTTGTGATTATCTTGGTGTTAGTAGAGCTACGTTTGACAATTATGTTAGAGATGGATTCATTCCGAAAGAAATCAAATAGGAAGGTTTTAAAGAGCTAAGCTGGCAAAAGTCTGATTTAGACATATTCTTATCAACTAATGGATAGAAATAATTTAAATTATTTAGTATATGTACATACTAACAAAATAAATGGTAAAAAGTATGTAGGATAGAGTTCTAATATAGTAGAACGCTGGAGAAATGGAGGTAAGAACTATTTTAGCAGTATTAAGTTCTTTAGAGCCATTTAGAAATATGGCTGGGAAAATTTTACTCATGAAATTCTCTATGAGAATCTAAATAAGGAAGCTGCTAATAAAATAGAACGAGATTTAATAAGAAAATATGATTCTATAAACAATGGCTATAATATCTAGGAAGGAGGATATACCTCATTAACCCAGAATAGTCTTGATAAAATGAGCAAATCTCTAAAATAGGGATACTTAGATCATCCTGAGCGAAGACAGAAAATAAGCGAAAAACTTATTGGTAGAAAAAACTCAGAAGAAACTAAGAGAAAGAAAAGTCTAAATAGTGCCAAAGCTAAATTAATTACTATAGATGGAGAAATCGGAAGTATTAGATTTTGGGCACTTAAGATAGGAATGTCTCACACAACATTAAACTATAGACTTAAAACTCATGGAGAAGATAATTTGATTTAGTTTATAAAATCTAAATTAAAGTAAATTTTCTTGGAATAAAGCGGACTTAGATATATTTTTGTCCAGTAAGAATTAACTCAGCAACGAGTTAGAAATCGGGAGTCTTGAATAGTTTATATTATGATAACATAATGTAACTGTTTAAGATTCCCGATTTTGTTTTTAGCATCGTCCAATATCACTCTTAGAAATGTATATTATAGTGTAGTTCTAGAACAGATAAACATTAATTATTAACATTTAAATTGTAAACTATGAGTGATACAAGAACTTATATCGTACCTGATGGTTAGGAAAACAGTACTAACCAGATGCTGCCTTGGATGGCTATGATGAACGGTGGTATGGGAGGATTCGGAAACGGAATGTGGAACAACCCGTTTATGTACTTAGTTTGGATGTGGATGATGCGTTGGATGAACAGAGGTGAATGGGGAGACGGAGACAACTGTCAAAAATTACAGTCTGCTGAAATTCAAGGATAGTTAGCTGGTCTACGTGAGTAGATGAACACTAACTAGAATACTCAGTTGTTAATGGATGCAATCAAAGGTAATTCCGCTGCTCTTGGTCAACTTGCTACTAACTTAAATTGCGACTTTGGAGTATTGAAAGACTGCTGCTGCAATATCCAAAATGCAATTACTACTGTAGGTGGACAAGTAGGATACACTTCTGAAAGAGTTATCAATGCCGTAGAAAGAGGTAATTGCGATGTTATCCAAGCAATCAACAACTGCTGCTGCAACACACAAAAAGCTATTATCGAACAGGGCTACCAAAATCAACTAGCAAATGAAAGACAGACTTATCAGATTACTAATAGTGTAGATTCAGTAGGACGTGCAGTAGAAAGAGGATTCTGCGATTCTGCTTATGCAACTCAAACTCAGACTTGCGCTCTTCAAAATACTATTAGAGACACAGGTACTGCAAATACTAATCAAATTATAGCTAAGCTTGATGCTATGTAGAATCAGGCTCTATTAGATAAGATTGATGCTTTACGTGAAAAGAATAGTCAATAGGCTGTTGTTATTAATAATGCCCAGTAGACTGCCGCATTTGGACAAATGATAGGTCAAGCTACTTCTCCTATTGTTGCTGCTGTTAATGCTCTACAAAGTGATGTTAACGGAATTAAGTGTAAACTTCCTGAAACTGTAACATTACCATATAGCTGTGCTACTGCTGTACCTACTTAGGCTGTATTCAATGGATACGCTTTAGGAACTTACGCAGGATGGAATAATGGATGCTGTGGTAACTCTCTTTGGGGTTAAGAAAGGAGGTAACTATGTTATTACCTACTTATATTAACGTAAATAGAGGAGGAATACCAGCAATTAGTAGCTTATCTGTAACAGTTACGGCTAATGAAGTACAATTTGACTTTAATAATCACCGTAACATAGGTGCGCCTTTTAGAGGATTATTAATAGTAAGACTTAACTAGGCTATACCAGCAGGAACTACTACGACTTTACCTATTGTATTCACCAGTGGTGGAGGAGGTAACGCTCAGAAATTGACTGGTTATAACGGAGCAGATATAACTGTGTCTCAGATACCAGGAACAGGTATTTACTTATGCTGGTTTGAACACAGTACTAATACATTACAATTATTAACAGGGGTTGTATAATGGCATTTTAGAATTTAAGGAATAGTAATTAGCTATTTATCTTGCATAAAGATTCTGTCCCTACTCTGGAAATTGGTAAGGTTACTAACGTATCCATACCAGTTCCAAAGTATGGAAACCCAGGAATGTATAATCAGGAAATGATAGTGGATATTACGGCCGAAATAAACGGCACATCTGCTAGTTTCTAGAAATTACCTGCAATGGGAGACATTGCGGATTTCGGAAACAATATTGTGGTTTCCTGCAACAAAGAAGCAATGAATAGTGAAGTTTCTTCGATGAAGCAAAGAAGCCTGGATATAATTAATAGTATCGAAACACATTAGAGTATTATTAAAGGATGTGACGAAATTCTATCGCAATTAAATCCAGAAATAGTTGAGAAACAAAGACAAGAACAGGAGAATAAGGCTTTAAGGGAAGAAATAAACTCCCTTAAAGAAATGTTCAGAGAATTTATTAAAACATCTTTAAAATAGGAACAACATGGCAACAATAATTGAAATTCAGGAGTCAAAATTTGAGCATCTTTCAGATTGTGCTGAACAAATCGTTAAGCATGGAAAGAAATTGATGCATTGTTTATCAGAACTAGAAAGTAAATCTGGTGAACACTACATGGAAAGATACGGAAAACGTAGACGTGGAGGAATGAGAGATTCTGACTACGACGACGAGGACTACCCAAGATACTATTGATATGAGAGCAGCTTTGGATATGTATGACGATATGCCAAAGTATATGCGTAAGTACTTACAAAACTACGGTTGGCATTTCAATAAGGCTTTGTGTTCATACGCTATTTCTTTTATGAAGAAGGGAGGAAAATCCCTAGAGCCAGTATCCAAAGAATACATTGATAAGGTATTAACGTAGAATAACATTAAACTAGAAAATAATGTTGGCTATGATTATGTATTTGTTGGCAATATGTGTAAGGCTGATTATTACGGAAGTAGTATAACAGATGAAAGGCATTTTGCTCTTTACATTAAAGATACCATAGACGATGAAGACGCTGGAGATGGTACTACTATGAGAAGATGGTATGCTACTATGGTAGCTAACGGAACTATGGTAGACTGGGAGGATGTGATATGACACATTTCAGAGTATTGTTTGAGAAATACGATTGGGATATAGAAGTTTGCATAATTGTAGAAAATCCCAATGTTCAATACATTTTGAGTAGATTAGAGGATTTGGGATGTCCAGACGATGTTTTACATAGGGCAGCTTCTAGGATAGAGGATTACGAAAATTCAGGTTTTACGTTTACTAACCAAGAAGAACACAAAAGCATCATAGTTATAAATAGACCTGATTCCGCTGAGGAATTTATAGATACTTATAACCATGAAAAGAATCATGTTGAAATGCATATATGTAAAGAGTTTGGTATTGACCCATATTCCGAGAAAGCTGCTTATCTAAGTGGTCAATTAGCAAAAAAGTTATTTAAAGCATAGTTGAGAAACTGGATTAGATAACTATATATAATTAGTAGGAGGATTTCCCTAAGTTGGGAAGTTCTCCTATTTTTGTTTTGATAAATCACTAGTTATGACTATATATTACTGTAAACATATAAACATATAATCTTATGAAATTTTTTACTATCAAAGAACTAACAAAGAGCACTACTGCTTAGTAGAAGGGAATCAAGAATGTTCCTTCTAAAGAGGAAGAGCAAAATTTGATAGCTCTTATAGAAAATGTTCTAGACCCTCTTAGAGAGGCATATGGGAAGCCAATCGTTGTTACTAGTGGATATAGATGTCCAGCCCTAAACAAGGCTGTAGGAGGAGCTAGTAATAGTCAGCACATGACTGGATAGGCTGCCGATATACGTACAGTTTTAGATACTAAATCGGAAAATAAAAAGTTATTTGATTTAGCTCAAAAATTGAAATTACCATTCGATTAGTTAATAGATGAACATAACTTAGATTGGATTCACATAAGTTATTCTAATAGAAACAGAAGACAAGTACTGACTATAAAATAATATGGGAGAAGGTAAAACCAATATGTTCGGTAAAACCTATAATACTATTGGTTCTACCGATTCTAATTTTATTATAAAAACAAAAGGAGATTTAAAAGTTTAGTGGGGTGGCAAGTTTATTGATATTATAAAGAATGGTAAAATTGCCTCTTCTAGCACTAATATATTAAAAACTGCATCTAGTTCCGATGATATTTCAGATAATGGAATATACTTAATACCTACTGAAGAAGGCAACGAAGTATGGATTTCTATAGATGGAACTAAAATACCATTAAATAGCTCTGGAGAACAATATATTTCTTTTCTAGAAAAACAGATGTTAACTTCTGAATAGAAGGATCAGGCTCTAATAAACATAGGCTTTAATTATAACACTTTAGAGGACGCAAAAAATGCTAACATTACAACTGGTCTAGTATTTATTAAGGATTTAGGACAGTTATTTTTAATAAAAGACGGAACTATTTCCGAATTTAAGATATAGTCAAATAATGACTCTACAGATAAATTTACGAAACTCACTGTAGGAGAGATAGAATTGTTTGAGAGTATTATTCGTGCTGTTAATTCTTTAGATTTATAGGTTGGCAATACGTCTTATTTGGCTTTATAGGATGGTAAGATATAGGTAAACGGTGATTTAGTTATGAATTCTACATCTTTATATTCCTACGGAGCCACATCTAATACTGGATATAGATTATATAACTAGGATAATAAGTCTGTCTTAGAAGTAGATAAGATTATAGTAAGAGAAGATGCTTCTTTACCATCAAACTATATCAATATATCCGTTGAGGATTTTAGGAGTCTAGTACAAAGCGCTAAGATGGATGCTAACGTATAGTATAGACTTTATAATTTCAGAAATTTCTGGGAGTTAGCAGAGCCTGAAATTCTTCCAGAAGATGCAACAGAATCAAATCCCTCTAATGTCCATCCGCTCATAGTAACTGCAAAGAACAATTATGAATACTATTAGGATAAATGCATTTTGGAGGAAGACACAGATTATATTATTAGTTACGACATTTCTTATGATAAAACTTACACTATTGATGGAACCAACGTACAGGCGCTGGGGTTAATAACAAAAATGACAGATAAGTATGGTAATTCTTGTAATTATAACTTTAAACACCTAAAGTTCCTACGTGATGGGATTTGGAATTATACTTTCGGAGGGTCTGACAATACTAATTCTAATGTTTTCTATAATAATACTATTAACTTGTCTAATATAAGAGTAGAAATTAATCATAATGGAACAGTATTGACCTTAGAGGATTTACCTAACTATGCTATACTAGAAACACCTTGTTATGGTAATAGTTTCTACGATTAGAGGCATCCTCTATTTATTAATAGTACTTTCAATAATAATACTATGTTTGGAAGTTTTGATTAGGTTGTCTGTAGTGGGGTTATATAGGAATGCACATTTAAAGAAGATGTATCAAATACTACTTTTAATTCTATGTTGAATAACTGCACATTCAATTATGTAGTAAATAATGTCTCTCTATTCTAGGATTCCTCTTTAACATTTAAAAATTGCCAATTTTAGTCTACAATGACTGGAGAGATTCAGACTCCTGACGAAATTATTAGAAGTTTGTTAGCTTCAGATGAGACTACATAGGTTAACGTATATAGTGAAGCAGGAGTGAGAAAATTAAGGGTAATGTCTAACTCTTCTCTTCTCATTCCTTCTGGAGTTATTTTAATGTGGAGTGGGACAGAAATTCCTTACGGATGGGCAATATGTGACGGAACTAACGGAACTCCCAATTTAGTGGGAAAATTTATTAAAGCAGTTGCCTCAGCAGATGAGGTAGGAGACAATGACTCTATACTTGACGAAAATAATGAATTAATTCTTTCATAGGATTACTTACCAAAACATAGTCATCCTCATAAAGCCCATACTCACAGCTTAAGTGGGGATTTATCTGGAACTACGGGAAGTTCTGGAGATCTATCTGTATCTTTGGAATATTCTGATTACAACTGGGGTATAGAATCAGTTTCTAAGACTTTTGTTACTTCCGTAACCGGAGAAGGTATCACTACTGAAACTGGGACAGTAGATGGAGTATCTAATATAAAGACGTAGGGAGGTACTGCTACGGGTGGAAGCCATACCCATTCTATATCTTTGGGGACAGATGAAGGGACTTCATTATCTTCTGCTACTAGCGAAGAGTAGACCTTGTCAGATTCTGAATGGCCTAATAAACCCTTGAAAATAGAACCACGTTCTTATTCTTTGGTATTTATTATGAAACTATAATTTTTTATTATTAAAATTTAACAATTAGTTAGGTTTTAATTGCTGTATAACTAATCAATGCTTATATATTGTATGATTAATTAAAAAATGAATATGAATATGGAAAATTTTGATGATGTAATTTTTGAAGACGACGAGTTTGGGGACATTGACCTTGGACAGCAAAAACCAGAAGGTAATGAAGGTGATTAGCCTGCAGGCTAGCAAAAGCCTTCTGCATAGCCAGATGAAGATTTAACAACTGAAGTACTACGTCTTAAAGGTATTACTGACCCAGGAAAAATTAAATTCGAAGACGAAACTGGTGCTATTGCAGAAAGAGCTTGGGACTCTCTAAGCAGAGAAGAATAGATTAATATCTTGATTGACCAAGAAGTAGAACAGTAGGACTTTGACGACTCCGAATTGTAGCTTATTAATACAATTAGAGAGAGTGGAATGACTCCTGACGAGTATATTCAATCTCTGTTGCCAGAAACAGAACCAACTAAACGATATAAAGTCGACGATCTTTCTGACGACGAAGTTTATGCATTGGATTTATTACATAAAGTCGGGTCGGATATTTCTGATGAGGAAATTAATCAAGCACTTGAATTAGCTAAACAAAATGAAGGTCTATTCAAGAAAACAGTAGAAGGACTCCGCAAAGAGTACATAAGACTTCAGGAAGATGAAGAGGCTCAGATAGCTAACGAGAAAGCCGCAAGAGAGGAAGCTGCTTATAATAGATTTGCTGACTCTATTAAAGGACAGATTAAAGAACTTGATTCCTTTGCTGGACAACCGCTGCAACTATCTGACGACGATATAGAAGATTTATCCTCATTTATGCTAGAAATAGATGACCAAGGATTAAGTGCATTTGGTAGAGCTATGAATGACCCTGTCCTATTTACTAAAGCTGCATTCTGGATTCTTAATGAGGATAAAATAGTAGAAGAATTAAATAAATAGATTCAGGATAACTATAGAAGAGGTTATGAGCAAGCCAAATTAGATTTACAAGGAAAACCTAAAGCTAAATTGGTGTTCAACAAACCCGCTTCACAAAAGAAAACCACAGACGATGTGTTTATAGATGATGAAGATTGGTATTAAGATTTATTAACATTTAAAAAGAATAATTATGCTTGTAGCGAGTTTTGTAACTAATCGCCCAACGATGGGTGACACTAGAACTTATGAAGATTTTAGTAAATTCTTGGGAGAAAGACCTCACCGTTTAGGCGTTGTATCTCGTCTTTATCCGGAACTTACTGCAACTTTCTTGACAGAAGCTCTAAGAAATATTTTCTACGGAGATACCAAGAAAGCTACTGGATTCCAGAATATTGATTCTACTTATTTCGAATGGGAAGTAGAAACTAATTATATTAAGAGAATCCCCTTCGCAGCAGTGCCTGTTGAAGATGGAGCTGATGGCTCAGAAATTGAAATGATTTTCCCAGAAAACTATTATCAATTACACGAAATTTTCAAAATTGAAAAAACTGGATAGCAATGTTTTGTTGTATCTCGTCCTACTAGAAAAGCAGACAATATGTGGTCTGTAATGGTAAGACTTATTGATGATGACTACTCATCAATCCTGGATAAGGATGGATGTCAAATTGGTGATACAACTCGTTTCATTGGTAATGCTAAGCCAGAATTGCATGATACTGGTTTCGTTAAGTATCAATCTAACGTTGAAAAGATGAGAAACTATATGACAACTATTCGTGTTGACGATAGCTACTCTTCTAAATATGCATTAATGGAAGATACTTTCATTAAGGTTGGTAAAGGCGAAAATCAAGGATGCTTAACTGAAAAGATTTACAAACTTGAGCCTATGAAGAAGAACTTAATTGAAAACTTCTTATATGCTCGTGAAAATATGATTCTATTAGCTAAAGGAAACATCGGAGTAGACGGTAAAGCTACTATCTCTGATAGAGGTACTGGACGTCCAATTCCTATTGGTGACGGTATGATTCCTCAAATCGAAAGATTTGCTTCTAAGTATGCTGCTAATAGAGTAACTATTAACACATTCCACACAATTATCTCTACTATGGTAGAAAAGGCTGAGAAACCTACTGGTAATCACTTTGTATTCATGGTAAACGAAAGAATGTGGGGAATTGTACAGAGAGTTCTTGGAGATTATCTATCTACTCGTAAGACTGATGGTGCTTACTTGTGGTCTAGAGGTGGAGAAGGAAAATACATCAAAGTAGGTGCTACATTTGACGCTTACGAATGGGGTGGAAATGTTGTATCATTTAAAGTTGATAGAACATTAAGTAGAGAGTTCTTAGAACCATACGCTCTATGTATTGACCTTACAACTGGTAAGACTTCTACTCAACCTCCTGTAGCTATGTATTCTCTGAAAGGAAAAGACTACATCTTTAACGAAGTACTTGGTGTAGGTGGTCGCTCAGGTGGTGACAGTGGTGTTGTTTCAACTCCTGTTGCTGGAGGTATGATGACTATCCATGGATATGCTGGTATTGCAGTATTTAATCCATATCGTTCATTTATTCTTCGTTGTAAAGAGTAATAAGTAAGATAAATAAAAATAAAATAGATACGGTGGGGAACGAGGTGCTTCCCCACCTAATTCTTTAAAATATGAATATGAATTATGGCAAAAAAGGTTAATGAAGTACAAGATGGAGATTTAAAAAGTAACATCGTTGTATTAAGAAGTGTATTTGGTAAAGTCGGACAAAAATATTACATACAACCACAAAAGGATGCTCGTGGTAGATACGCAGATTGTGTAAAGAGAGTAAACTCCCAAGGAGATATTATTCTCACCCCAGAAGAAATTGAAAATGAATCAAAAGGACTAGCTGCATATATTCCAGAGACTGAGTTATTTGTAATAGAAGATGGTAAGACTTTCAATCTAGATGATGTCTATGATAGAGCTGTTTGGGAGGCAATTAAAAATTGTGACTTAATCGCTCCTGACAGATTTGCGAAAAATGAGAAGGGTGATTATCTAATCGACGGAACAGTAGACCCAAGGTCAAAAAGACCTAGATACGGTACTGCTGAGCTTTACGTAGATAGACCTGGATTTGAAGCTCAACGTAGAGTTACTAGACGTAAACTTATTGTAGAAGCTTCTAATTATATTATGAATGACGAACGCGGATATGAAGGAAGATTGCTTGTAGCTAAAGTTTTAGGTAGAGATATGAAAAATCAGCCAAATGCTGATGTTGAAGATTACCTATTATCTATAGCTGAGAAAACTCCGGAAAAGATTATCAACTGCTATACTGGTGGAGATATTCAACTTCGTATGTTATTTATAGAAGCTCGTGAAAAAGGAGTTATCGTTAAAAAAGACGGACTCTTCGTTTATGGAGAAGATGGTAAAGTTGCATTAGGTGCTACTGATAATGCAGTAATTGAATGGATGAAATTATCTAGAAATAGTAAAACCCTAGCCTTAATCAGAAAAGACACATATCAAGACGTGTTTGAAGATTAATTATCAATATTTTAATATAATGCGAAATGACCGCAAGACAGGTTTTTGAAGCTACACTAATAGAACTTAGTAAAATTCAAGCACCTTCACTTAAGCTTTATGAATTTAACTATTTATTTAATAAAGCTATAAACTAGTATATTAATAAGGTATACAACGTGTACGATATTAACTAGCAAACTACTGATGATTTGAGAGTCTTGAAGTCTACGACTTTCTTGACTCCTCACAAGGTAGAACTTGCAGGAAGAGCGTCTGGAGCTGCAAAAGATAGTGCTATTTAGAACACAAAAGCAGTTACTGGTAACTAGGATTCTCCAGAAGGAGGATACACTGGTTAGGCTTCATCTTATTTAAGTAAAGCCCATCGCTCAATTCAATCTCTACACGGTGCTACGTATGAAGTGTATATGCCTATTGACTACTTACATATGTTGAATTGTGTTTGCATTTATTATGTTGCTAAACAAAAAGATTGCTGGGATGCAGGCTCATATATTGAAATCCCTGCAACAAGATTAACTGCCGATTCTTGGAGTCAAATCATTACAGACATTTATAATAGACCTTCGCCTATGCGTCCGTACTATTATGTCCACAATCTTAACCAATAGTAGGTATTACCTACCGACCCTAGAACTTCTGTGGAAACAGGAACAGGATTAGAAGAAGTTGGTACTGATATGAATGGCATTTATCAGGTTACTTCAGCTTCTGGAGGAGAGTGGGAAGATAATGATATTGATGCAGGAACTGCTGGAGGAACTTCTCCTGAAAGTCAAAACTCTAACTTCCAAAGAACATTTAAGCTTAATGTAAATGGAAAAGATACTCAAGTATCTCTAGTTGAAAAACCCATCGCATTGAGAGCTGGAAATACTTCTAATGTTCGTTGTGAAATTAGATATGGTAAGGATGATAGTTTGTTCCAATTAGTAGAAGTGCAGATTGATTATGTTAAGTGTCCTCAGTTTATTCGCTTAACTCAAGAGCAAATAGACTTAACAGAAGATACTTCTCAAATTATGGAGTTCCCAGATTATGTAAACCAAGAGATTATAAACGAGTTGGTACACTTAGTAATGGAGCGTGTAAATGACCCAAGACTAGGTAACAATATTTAGATGACTCAATCTATTGCTAGACCAACTGGGCAATAGCAACCAGCCCCTCAACAAGGCTAATTAAACTTTAATTAATTATGGCAACAGGTTTAAATTTTCAAACTTAGACAATTATCAATTCGAATCTGGATCCAGATTCAAGTAAATTGAACGGGAAAGGTACTGATAATACCTATCTTTTCAAGAGTAGCAAAACAAACATCGACGGAGAAGAAGTTGATGCTCTAAAGATTAAAAGAGATTTTGTATTCGTTAAGGGATGCGTAAAAGCTATTAGAAAGAGAGCTGGATATGAGGCAGTGCCTTGTAAGGCTACTATTGATTTCGGTGATACTACTCTTTTAGCTGCTTTAAAAGCAGGAGGAGCAAAAACATATTGTAGACTCGATATTTATTTGGGTGTTGAAGGCGCAGAACCTTACATTTATTCAACTCCCTGGGTTCAAAAAGGTATGCCATTCTGGATTGAATTTACTGTTAAAGAAGCTGACGAAGCTGCTACTATTGCCAAAAATGTAGCAGATATGCTTAAAAAGAATCATGTATTCTTATGTGATAAAGACCTAATTAATGTTTCTGTAACTGGCAGCAAACTTGTTCTCGAAGGAGCTACTGAATATCAGAGATTCCGCAAAATCGAAATTAGCACATTCGATGCTTATGATGATTATGCAGAAAAAGTTGCAGAGTTAGACCCAACGAAAACTTCTGCTACTGACATTAAGCTAGACGAAAGAGGAAAGAATAGCTTCGGTACTTACTCTCAAATTATTAAAGACTTGAGACTTCCGACTGCTGCAAACTACCAATGGACTCATATCCGTCAGGTAGAAACTCCTATCGTTGGAGCTATTTACAACCAATATATTGTAGAGTATGAAGCTCCAGCTACTAATGATGGTCTACACGCTGTAGGACAAAGAATGACTTCTTTTACTACTCATGTGTTCTGGGTAAAAAATGATTCTACACTAATTGCTGCTTGGGAAGCAGCATTAGCTACTATCGGAACAGTAGTAGACGTTGATGCTGAATCTGTATCTTCTATAAGCGAAGATGAAGAAGATGAATTAGGTGCTTAAATAAACTAAAGGCGGGACTACCCTGTTCCGCCTTTTCTTTTAATTAAGGTATGGAACAGTCAATTTTAGAATGGGCCTTAGCAGTAATAGGCAGTGGTGGTATAGGCGCAGTTATTACTTATATTTGCACTTTTAAGAGCAAAAAGAAACAAGTAGAAGCTGAAGCCGAATCTTCAATGGTCGATGTTCAGTAGAAAAAAACGGACCTCAAACAAGACTAGTATGATTATTTGTAGAAGACGTGTGATAAGTACATAAAGGATTACCATGAGCTTGAAGGCGATTTTAGAAAGTAGATATCGGAATTGAGAGAGCAAATGGATAAAATTATGTTAGAGAAATCCCAAGCCATATCTGCAAAATGTAATGAAATTGCCACTCTAAAATCTAAAGTCACTTATTTAAAAGGAATAAGATGTTATAACTTTACTTGCAAACATAGGATAATGACTAATCCTGATAAAACAGAAGAATAATGTATATAGAGAAACTTGCATCCCAAATTCGTAATGATGTTGTATCTGGACTAAGAGGTTATCATTAGAATTTATCTATGAATATGGACTAGCTATAGGATGAAATAGTAGCCTGTAGATTATCCATATTACATTAGTATTTTCTCAGAGGAATATTTCCTATCAAAGACCTATTGATAGCGATTAACTGCATCGACGTAGACTGTGAGTCTCTTGAGAGATGTAAATGTGGAGTGAGAAGTGCGGATGATACTATAACAGCTCATTTCGAAATACCACAAGTTATTTCATAGTACGGAAAGCAAGCTATTGAGTATATAGGTTCTACTGATAGGCAAAATAAGTTTACGATAGTAACATCGTTATCTGAATTTAATAACAGAAAGTATAGAAAAAGAAGTTAGAAAAAACCCTACGTTTGGATTGATTTTGCACCAAATGCAAACGGAATGTTAGATTGTTTTCTATTTAATGCACCATTCTTGTAGCAGGTTTCCGTAGTTGCAGTATTCAAAGACCCAAGATAGCTAAAGTAGTACAGTTGCTGTAATACTGATGAACTTAATGGGCCTGATGTAAATACTAGCTTTATTGATTAGCTAGTTAAGGAAAAACTAACTAAGGAAAAATTATACTATTATAGATAGGTTGCAGCTTAGCCTCTACCTAATGATTAGTAATATGTAACAGGAGGATGATATGGGATAGAATAATTTTCATTACGCTATAAGTTTAGCTTAGACGCTATACGATATTGAGGGAGATAATGATGATTTAGAGGAAATCGGTTTAGTGGCATACAATTTTATTGGAAATAAAAACACCAGACTGTATAGAGCACTATTAGATATAAATTGTTAGGATGGGTCAGTCGAATTACCTTGTAATGTAGACATTATAGAGGCTGTAACCTATTGTGGTCCAGAGGATTGGGACTACACTAGTAATACGAAAGAGTTTGGAGACATATAGTCTTTATACACTGAGAATTACATTGAAAGTAGAAAAGCTTTCCTAGATCCCTTTTATGTTAGCGGTAAGTTCGTTAAATATAAAAGAGTAGGAGATAAACTTTATGTTAATAAAGGTGCAGGAAAAGTAAATATTCTATATCATGGAATACTACTTGACGAGGAAGGTCTTCCCGAAATAAACGATAAAGAAGCTATCGCAATAGCTGAATATATTGCCTATGTATAGAAATACAAGGAAGCAATACGTACTAACAATTAGAATGTGTTGAAAATGGCTTAGGACTTGAAGCGCTAGTGGCTACAGCATTGCTTAGCGGCTAGAGTTCCAGAATATGTATCTCAAGAAGAGATGGATAAAATACTTAATGTATAGGCTTCTTGGGGACGTAAGTTTTATAACAAGAGCTATAAACCAACTATGTAAAATATATAGGGAGGCAATTTGTCTCCCTATTTTTGTTTATGATTATGAGTAATAAGAATTATGCAATGGGTCATGCTTTTTCTTTGCATGACATTTTTATGAATTTCCCAGTAGAAAAACTGAAAATGACTTCAGACTAGTGTAAGGAAACATACTCTGATGGAAATAAAAGAGATTTGGCGGCATCTATATTTGCCAAAAGTGTTCAGATGGTAGTAGATGATATTATAGATAACAATGTCCACTTTAAATTACCTGGAATGGCTAGGACATAGGCATATATGTATATGAAAAGAACAGAAGGTAAAAAATTTAAGAAGGCATTTAAGAATGGAAAATGGAATGACATAGACTTTGTAATGTCTAACTTTAGCGGATATTAGCTTACTCTAGAGATGTAGAGTGAAAAGAGGCTTCCAAGAGAGAAACCTATATACTTATCAGCAAAAGATAAGTAGAGAATCGTAGATAATACTAACAGAGGTAAATAGTATTAATTGTTATGGTACTAAAAACTATATAGGATTACTACGACCAAATTTGTGCAGAATATCCAAATATTCCTAAGTCGGATATTAAAAGAATTTTGCAATACGGATGGAAATCGTTATACTTACATAATAGTTATGGAGGAGATACTCTAATTAACAGAAATGGATTTTGGTTTTATTGTGGATAGTTAATGAATGATTCTCTAAAGTATTTTGAGTACTACAAAAATAAAATGAGAATTAAATTACGAATAATGTATAAACGCAAGCACATCCCTTGGGATGGATACTATTACTTTGCATTAACTTAGAATTAGTATAACGAATATTTGAGTTAGAAAAATAAAAGAGGACGACCAAAGAAAAGATTTACCTTTTCTAAGATCATCCTCTACAAAATATATGATGAGTGTAATATATCAGAAAGTAACCGAGTAGCAATATTCAGATTACCTATGCCAGTTGATTTCGGAATTAGTTTATATAAGAAAGAATTAACTACAGATAAAGCAGAACTAATCTTAGTTAGAGAACCTCTAAAATTTTAGGATATATTATTAACTAATTATAATTATCAATTTATTTCAGATAATTTAAGAAAATATAACAAAAACAAGAGAAACGATGATTAATACAATTATGACTGCGAAAAATACATTCGCAGAAGGATTAGTAATGGATTTCGCTCCAGATAATACATAGGCTACAACTCTTACATCTGCACTTAATGCTACCTTGTTAACATTTAATGGGAACGAGATGTCTCTTTAGAATGATATGGGTAATGGAAGAGTGGAGACAGCATATCTTCCGGAGGGGTATGTTCCAGTGGGAACTTGTGAATTTGGGGATATTATTTATATAGTATCTTATAACCCAATTACTAACAAATCTCAGATTGGTTGTTTCCCAAGCCCAGAAAGAAATATAAGTAGCTAGGAAATAGGCGAACTGTAGACAAATTTAAAGTCTTCAGACTTTTAGGAACTATCAGACAGTGGACCTACTGGAAGATTAGTAGCATCATCTTGTAAGAAAATTTTATATAAAAAAGAGTTAAATCCAGGAGACAAATATATAATAAGTAGCTCTAATTTAGAAGAAAACAAAAATAGTATTACTGATTACGGTAATACCTCTAATATATATGGAACATTTCCAAAATTATTGAAAATACACGTTGTTGCTATAGAAGATTCTGGAAAAATTAATTATTTAGATTCAACAGTTAGATGGTATGATAATTTTTTTATAGCTAATGGCACCAACGGTGAAGCTACTCCTGATTTAGATAAATATAGGTCGTTAGTTAGTTCTGGCTACTCTGTATTTTAGTCTAAAGTGTCAGGAAAATTAGCTTTATTAATAGAATTAGAGAAAATAAACTCTTTTAGCTGTACTTATGATATATATACTGCCTCTAGTAGCACTTACTCTGAGGATACTTAGACAATAGGAAAAAATTATAATGTCTATTGGAGTATAGGCTGGAACGCAGACAATTTCAATATTAATCCAAAATACATAGTTTTAACTAAATCTTAGTGGTCTGGTAAGAACGAAGCTGATGCAGGAAAATGGTTTCCCTATAAATAGGATACAGATACTAGCTATAGTATCGATTACAATAATGGAAAATCTATCAATGACTTTTGGAGTATTGAAGAGTAGCCAAAAGCATTTTATGATAAAAACGGAAACATATAGTAGAGTTATTGGTACAGTGAATTGGGGCGAGTATATTAGCCAGAAGATTATTCTGGAACCTTTGAAGAGTTTATAACTTCTGGAAGTTATGAAGCTAACGAACAAATCGCTATAGAACATTTGAAAGACTCTTAGCCTGCATATAAAGACTAGGTATTATCTAAGTTAACGGTATCTAGAGATATTAATGGATAGCCTATTAGCAAGTATTATGTAAATGCCCATCATTAGGAAGATGGATAGTATTATACTGCTGTGAGAAAAGGAGTTTACGAAAAAATATATTAGACAGATATGTCTGACGATATAGTAAATAATTATTTCAAAACTTCTATATACAAGTACTTTACTTCTTTTTACATACCTTTTATGTAGAAATTTACTTCATCTAATGGGGAGGAATTAATTTTTTATCCAGATATATCTAATTTAATATATCATTATAGTATAACCCCAGCTATGCCCTATGGTTTACTAGAGGAATTAACTTAGGACGGTTATATAGATTTCAGTAAAATAGGTACTGGAGAAATAAAGCTAACCAACTGGAAATATTATAATACTGAAAATATAGGAACTTTAACGCTTGGATTAGAAGTTTATCCAGAGTCTAATAAGGGAGTAGCTGAAGTAGCGATAGACTTTTATGATAATCAAGGGGTTGCTGCAACATACAGAATAATGAACAAAAACTCCTATTCTGGATAGTTTACTGAGTACATTCCGCTCAATGGGGAAGCAGGGAACTACAAATTAAGTAGTATAGATTCCACTGGGTCTCCTATATATCACGCCGGACTACAGTCAGATTTGACTGAATTGTCTAACTTAGTATATAAAGGAGACAATGGCACTTATAAGGTAATAAAACAAGATGATGATTTTTATTATTTGTAGGAAGATATTAAAACATTAATCACAGATACTTCTAGAATATTTAGTAACGATGCTGGAATATTATATTCTAATGTGTTATATTTAGCCAAAATTACTGTAAAGTATTGCTCAGTAGATGCATTAAATAATTTTAATGTTGATAATACTAATGACTTTAAATATTTTTACAGGTGGTATTGGACTAATACTATGTTTAATTAGTACTACTATACAACTTCTGATTTTGAGAAACTATAGGCAATACTAGATTTAGATATTGGGGTAGAGTATTCTAGTAATAAAAACTGGAAAAAAATCTAGGAAGTTTACGAGCCTTCCTCTCTAGCAAGTGAAGACGAATAGTTTAATAACTTATCAGCTACCGTTTAGGCAATAAATCAGAATGGAGAAGCGGACAGTTAGGGAAATATAGACGCCAAATTAACTATAGGCTTATAGAATACTTACAATACATTTTCAATAGCAGAACGAGTAGGAAGTATTAATTACATGGATAAGTTTGTAGTTAGTATTATATTAGGTAGGTCTAAAATAGAAAATAATCCAGAAACTCCAGAGATTTATTCAGTAAGTTCTTGGGAAAATGAATATGACGATTCAATATATCCTACATATGTTAAGTAGCCTGATATTAGCTATTAGAGTGTAGACACTTATGGATTGCTAGATCCTAGAGAAACTTCTACTACTTTATACAAGCTATTAGGTATAAGTAAGACCGGGTCCGGCAAAGAATTATGGGAAAAAGCTTATGATAAATATCTTAACAAATATTCGTTAAATTTTTCTAGTTCTTTAAGTGTAACTACAGAATCTGGAAAGTATGAATATTTAAATAGTTCTGGAGAATTAGATTTTATCGAAAATTATAGAGTGTTTAAAACAACATTAAATACGGCAAGCATTCCCTTAGTACTTACTGGGGTACATTTTAGTAAATATTATAAGGAATGCATTTCATAGTCTAAATACTTATAGGTATTAGTCCCATTAGTTAATACTTCTGAAGATTTAACAAAATTTGGAATGAAATTGTATGGGCAAAATGCTGTATTTGATTCCATGTTAACTATAGCAGGAGGATGGCACGATGCTAACATGTTTCATAAAGATGATATGAAGATTCATGTTGGTAAATACACCTCTGGGGAATCGGGAACATTCTCAGGCTCGCCAGGATTTAGCGGAACTTGGTCTAAAAATTACTATAATAGTAGTAAAGGATATGCGATTACCAAAAATTCTAATGGAAAGACTAAAATGTGGGACAATTAGGTAAACGGCACTTATATTAGAGACTTATTAACATCCGATATCGGAATAATACTATATTCTCACGGAGACGAACTTGACAGAACTGTATATTTCGTATATGATTCTGATACTACAACTGCACCAAATCCTAGTTATATGTATAAATATAAATTCGGTTCTATTTCTGGAGAAAAAAAAGCTCCTCCATATAACAACATATATGAAGACAGTTCTCGCCAATTTGTACTAGGATTAGTTATGAAAGATACAGATGGATAGATACACCTATTAAATAATCTTTGTCCTATGCAAACTTCTTCTGGTTCTTTAACACAAAAAATAAAGATAAGTGGAGGAACTAGATATCTAGGTAATATTATTCTATCTATTTTAAGTAACCTATTTGTTAAACTTCCAGAGAAATAGGCTATAGAAGTTTAGACTATTAGCAATGTAGTTTATCTATAGGACAATAAATCACAATTTACAAAGGATGTAGTTTATTAGGTATAGGCGGATTATGAAAACCACAATGATCTTATATTAATGTAGGGAATCTAGCTATCTGACTATATTAATAAAATTAAGTAGCATATAAATGATGTAGTAGACGACTCTAATGTTAACTTTATAATACAAAGTGTTTAGAAGAACATTCCTATACAGGTTGCCTTTGATTACATATAGCCTTCAAAGATTATTTCTAATTCATAGTCTAGTGTTATGGCTATTAGACTTGGGGAAAATGATTACTATACTGTAATTCCAGAAATAAACGATTCTAACAAGTTGTATACTATAGATAGAAGATATTCGAATATTACAGTAAGAGCCGCTACTACAGTTAATAGCTATGAAGTGACCTCTATAACTAATTCTACTACCTCTGGTAGATTAATTTATACTTATAGTGATTAGATATATCATAGTAACAGCAAGTTTTACTAGATATTCACATTATAGAATGACCATTTGGTACTATCTAAAACACAGCACAATTCATCTGATATGCTAGCATATTTCAATGGTGCTCATAATGTTACTATTGGAGGTATAGTTAATGACGAATATTTAACGGATTATTTAAAATATGTGGACTAAGTTAATTAAAAGCAGTATAAATTTGGAAACCTAGACTTAGGTATATCCAACTCAGGGATCTTTAGTATATGAGTATAATCCTCTTAGAAATTTTAGACTGTCGAAGAATATGTATTTATATAAAGGAGATTATTATTCTTTGGAAGAATTAAAAGATAAATTTAACATATATATAGAGGACAATTCCTGGGTAGGAGCAGATGAAAATCCAGAATTGTATGAAAAAGGATAGTTGGTAGATTTCATAACAGATTAGCTGTCTATTAGGCTAGATCATCCAGTACATATTATTCCTTAGTATAGTTACGACGGGTCAGTAAACCTTATATTGAATGACGGAATTAATATACCTAGATTAATAAATAGTAGGTTTAGTTCTACTGGCAAGAATACTTACGAAGTAGTCAACAGGAAGGGGGATAATGACACTAACATATATGATTAGGGAGAACAGTTTGATATAGATACTTCTCTATATAAAAGAATAACTAAAATACCTAAAGTTTAGTATATGGGAACATCTTCTGGAGGCAATATGAAGATTGGAAATTATCATTTTTATTTCAAATTGTCCGATGCAGATGGGAACGAGACAGATTTTGTGGCCGAGTCTGGATTAGTAAGTGTGTTTATAGGCTTTGGATCTCCTTCTAGTATTCATACTGGTTAGAAAAACGAAAGTAGCTACAAAAATGTCATGTTTTCTGTATCTAATATAGATGCTTCTTATAATTATATTACTGTATATTATTCAAGATATACAGCAGAAGCTAATGAAAACTTCGTAACCGAATATATAAAAATCAATAAGAAATATTTAGTAAATAATGCCGGGATAGCATCTATTATAGTAACAGGTTTTGAAGAAACTACATAGATATCAGGTTCTGATATTAATTTAAACTATAATGTAGTAGACGCTTCTAAAGCTTCTGCAGTTTGTCAAAATATGTTGTTTATGGCAAATGTCCATAAACCAAATATTCCCTACAAAGAGTTATCTGATTTGTCTTTAAGATTTTTACCATATCTAATCTAGACTCCGTATAAGTTAGACATAGATGAAGAGTATAATCCAACAACATCAGATTTAGGATACTATGATAGTAAATTTATATATGACTACACTGGATATTGGGGAGAGGAGATATACAGATTTGGAATAGTATATATAATGCCGAATAATGAATTAAGTCCTGTATTTAACATTAGAGGAGGTGCTGCTATTAAAGAATTCATAGATGGATAGTATAGCAATGATGGGCAGTTTTCAAATATTCCGGTATTTAAAACAAACGAGCTAAATGAAAGGGAGAGACAATATATTAACTATAACGAAGAAACCAATTATTTAATAGGGCTTGATGATATGTCTTCTGGGGATAACAGAACGAAAGGTACCGTTTCATTTGAAAATGTTAAGGGAGTAGTTACCTTCTCTCCTACCAAGGACACTAATACTATATATGGGATAGATATTAGAACTGATCAAGATACTATTAAGGAACTAGAGAAGTATGTTAAAGGGTACTTTTTTGTAAGATAGACAAGAATACCTACTATTCTAGCCCAGGGTATCACCATAGGGATAGACCAGAATTCTTATACCCCCTGTATCCCAACAGCTGGCGGGTTTTTGGAATAGTTATCAGAATCATTAGAAAAAACCCATGTTACTACAGAAGATATAAATGATATTAATTACATATCAGAAGGATTTCTAAGTAGATATTAGTTCAAATTTCAGAAGAAGTCCAGTAATCTGTGGGGGAAAATCGCTAAAGTGGCTGGTATAGCGGTAGGAGTAGTAGCATTAGCTGCCGCAACCGTTTTTACAGCAGGTGCTGCAGCTGCTGTAGTAGCAGGTACTGCTGTTACAGTAAGTGGAGCAGCAGCTGCTGGAGCAACTGCTTTAGGAACAGTTGCAGGGACAATAGCAGCTGCAACTGGTCTAGGTTCTTTAGGAGCTGCTTTAGGAACTACTGTTCTAGTTGGAGGAGCTGTTGCCCTACCAACAGCTGCGTTAGCAGTAGCTGGAACTATTCAGGAAACTAGGTATGCGTTATCCTCTATTTTTGTAAAGAAAAAGTTGGATGGGAGAAATACACAAGTTCCTTCTGGATATAAATTGGTAGAAACAGAAGAATCCAGAAAATTAAGTACAGATTTTCTTACACGTTTTATTCCTAAGGACTCCTCTAAGGTAAAAGTCTAGGGGATTCTGTGTCCAGATTATGAAGTAAATTAGTCTTACTATAATCAAATATTTACTGGCAATTTACATACTATTTCTCTTACAAGTTCTTAGAGTATAAACGGATTAGCTGGAAGAACTGGAAATTATTTTTCAAATAACGTGAATCATTTCTATATTCCAGACTATTATGATACCAATATACGAAATTTTTATGATTTTAAGGTTGTAGGAGTTCCCGACAATGTAAAATTGGTTGGAATTGATAACCTAAAATTCAGGAGTAGAGCAGGGGAGGCAGAAGAAGCTTGGAGATATGAATGTGTGGGGGACGATTATAAATCTGAATACTCAAAAAAGAATAACGAAGAGGATTCTGAAACATAGTCTAATAAGAAGATAAATACTGATATAATTAGAGGAAGTTTTGGGCCTTACTTGGCATTTAATGATGTAGAAAACAAATTCTCTTCAGCTGAAACTGTTAACATATATATACCAGAATACTCTATAGGTTAGCTTGAAAACTACTTTTCAATTAGAATGTAGGATTCTTCTGTTTTTTAGGCCATATCTGATAGATATAGTATCTCAGAAGTAGATTCTTAGTTAGTAAAATAGTTAAGTAATATAATTGGTGATGATGATAGAACTAAAGGGTATAAATGGGAGCTTTATAGAGGAGATTGTTATCTATGTCAATTTACTCATAGGGTAAATAGAAACTTTAACGATCCTTCAGCGCCCTATAACGATGAGATAGTTGACGAAAAAACATGGAGAGATAATTATGACACTGATAATGTAGAAAAATATGAAAGTATAAATTTGGGAGATGTTAATGCAGTATAGTTAGGAATGTGGGTAACATTTAAAATACGCTCCTCTAATAATTTAAATATAAGAACCTTAGATGGATCTAATGTAGATGAAACGGCTATGTGTGGACATCCGAGAGGATACTATCCATACCTTCCTATGAGTACTGAGGGAACATATAAACACCCAGAATCATAGGTATACAACAAAGGTTTTACTAAATCCTTAAGTGAAAGATGGAACTTTGAACTTCCTGATGTTCCCTATATAAAGAACTGGTTTGGAACTCGTATTATGTATTCTGATATTCACGTTAATGATGCCTATAAGAACGGATTTAGAGTTTTCCAAGGTACTCATTATAGAGATTATACTCGCGAATACGGAGAAATAGTAAAATTAATTTCTCTTGAGTCTAATCTTTTATGTGTATTTGAACATGGTATAGCATTGATACCTGTCAATGAAAGAGCAGTCGCAGGTGAGGGAACAGGTGGAAATGTCTATATAAACACATCTAATGTGCTTCCAGAGAACCCAAAAATTATCTCTGATATGTTTGGTAGTCAGTGGCCCGAAAGTGTCCTCAAAGTCCCAGGAAAGACTGGAGATTCTGCATAGTATGTTTATGGAGTTGACACAGTTGCTAAGAAGATTTGGCGTACTGATGGGAACACTCTTACTTGTATTTCAGACTTTAGAGTTCAAGAATTTCTAAATAGAAATATTACTTTGGGCGAAAGAGAACTTACTCCTAAAATAGGTATTAGAAATGTAAAGACAGTATATAACGCCTTCAAGCGAGACGTATTATTTACTTTCTATGACAATACTTATGGCTTTGAAGAAAAGGTTTGGAATCTATGCTGGAATGAGTTATTATAGAAATTTATAACATTCTATAGTTGGGTTCCTAGCTATATGGAAAATATAAATAATATTCCATTCTCATTCGATAGAAATACTTCTAAGTGGATTGCTAAACTGGGAACAAGTCATACTGAAAGTTCTTTTGCTGACGGTATTACACTATCTAATGTAATTATAGAGAACTCTGAAAATGAATAGGGAGAAGTAGTAACTAACTTTAAGGTTCCAGTTTCCTATGTGAATAAGAAAGGTGAGTGGGTAACTCAAAACTATACTGTAGCGAATGATGGAACTAGTAGGAAAAAATACATTGGAATATTATCCCTAAGTAATAGAATACTTCCAGATGCCTAGCTTCACTATTAGATTTTCTACTCCTTGTAGAGAGATTAGTATGGAAACTATAAGAAGTTTGACATAGTCCCTCTAAATTGTGGAGAAGCTAAGGGAGGTATATATCTTCCAGATGATGCTATGTTTGCAGGAGCTTTCATGCCTCTATATTGTCTAAAATTCAAGGAAGGAGGAGATGAATATAGTCCAGTCTACTATAAGGATGGATAGGAAATGACTGAAGTGTCTGACGGTGCTGGAGACACGTTCTATACTTACCAAGCTCTATATACTGCTAAATCCCTATTATCTGAATTATATTATAGGAATAGTGCGGGACATTAGTATGCAGACTACGAGGTTAATAAAGTTAAGGTGGGAGACTCTATCGAAGGGAATACATTAGAAATAACTGATGTGTTGGATTATCCTATATTCAAAGACATTACTGGAAAGCGCCCTACTCTTCCTAGAGAAGAGATGATAAATCCTGATAAAATAGTAACCTTACTTAATATTAAGGCTACAATATCTATCGTTGATAGTGATAATTAGTCTAAACTAAGTGATTCCTATTACAATATGAAAGCGGGATTTTAGTCAGGAACATCTCTAGTAGATGCTGGATATTATGAATCTGTTGTAGGAATAGCTCCTAGATGGAACTTATAGTTCTTATCTACAGATTTTTGGAAGCACGGCTAGGCTGGGCTGATTGACATAGCAGATGATATATATCCTACTTATTGGTACGGAAGACAGCATCCATTTGAATTTGAATGTGTAGTAGTGAATGACCCTTCTATACATAAGATATTTACTAATCTTGAAATTGTTGCTAATAAGGCAAAACCTGAATCTTTCCACTATGAAATAATTGGGGAGACCTACGACTTTGCAAAAGATAAGGTAAATATGTATTTTAGACAGGAAGCTATGAAAGCATTGTGGCAATACAATGGAGCTGATATTTCTTATGATAGGAACTTCTTGAAGGTTCAACCTAGATAGTAGCCAAAGTCTGCGGACTTCCCACATAAGTACTATACTAGACAAGATACTATCAATGAGATAGAGGATTATTATATTCATGTAACTTATCCAGATTCACACGATTATCGTCATTTATCTGGAGCGGAAGTAGTTTACTATCCAAATAGACAAGAATATCGAATCTGGAATCATGCTATGGCTGTAGATATAGACGATTTGAGTTAGGATGATTCAAGGTCAATTATCTCCGCTAATTGTCAGTATTTAGAGGACAGATGGAAAGTTACAATTAATCCTATTTTAGTATGCTATAAGAATGAATATCAAAGGAAATTCTCTGGTTCCTTAATATAGCCTCAGAACTCTACTTGGGCAAAAGCCAAGAATAGTTCACAAAGCTTACCAACTCTTCCTATTTATAATTCTCCTATACCGGATTAGGTTTTATCAGCTGGTGGTATAGATTTCCCAGGAAATGACCTAGTACATCCAGAGTGGGGAGAAGATAACGCTCTTTACAATTTATATGATTTATCTGGATACAATTCCGAAGGAAATTGGAAACCGTTGGATTTGACTAACTGGTTAGACGATGTTAGTATTTACAGATATAACTTTGGAGAAGCATAGAATAGAAAAGAGTTAGATGTTAAGGATAAATTCTTAAAGATAAGAATTAGATATTCCGGAGAAGAATTAGCTGTTATAGATTTCTTAAATACTGTATATAGAATTAGTTATGCTTAATAAGAATATAAATAAAGTCAGAAGAATAGCGAAAGCCTATTATGGGCTTTCCATTCCTTCTGGGAATCCATATATGACTACGAATGGATTAGCCATCCCTGGTAATGCTATTACTTAGTAGAATTTGCTGGGAACTGATTATAGCGCTGATTTCAGAAACAGAGCTGAATAGATAATGGCTCCTACTAATAGTCTTATAGATTTTAATGCTAGAATGGGAGACTTATTTAGCTTAAAGCTAAAAAACGATAGAGATTCCTCTAAAGCTATTACATAGATGAAGAGTATGTCTGGAGGTACTACACCTTAGAAATCATAGGGAACTTTCTAGAAACTAGGAGGGTGGAATACAGTGGGACAAGCCTCAGATTTCCTAAGCGGACTAATTGGAGGTGATAAAGATGGATACCTTGGTAAATATGGTTCATTATAGCAAGCAGGAGACTAGGCGTTTGACCAGGCTTCAAATGTAGTAATGGGCATAAATCCTCTGGTCGGAGGAATAATGAAGGCAGGAGGCTTAGTTAGTGACGTATTAACCAAATGGGGTGGAATGGGTACGGATTCTATGACTAAAACCGATGCTGTACTAGGTAGCAAATTATTATCTCTTACTCCAGTTGGTATGGTTAATGGTTTCTTCGGTAAGAAAACTAGGGATTTTTCTGCTAATAGAGATACTATAGAATAGGTAGGAGGTTCTTACGGTGGAACTGTTAGAAATATAGCATCGGCAGAAGAAAAAGCTGGAAAGAAATATGGATTGTTCAGTGGAGGGGCAAGAAGGTCAGCTAACAGGTTCATAAATAGAACAGAGTCTCAATAGGCGACTATGACTAATATAGCTAACGAGGCTTCTGATTTATCTTCTATAGCTACTAATATGTCGGATTTGAACCATATTTAGTATGGCTTTAACCTAAATGGCGGCTATGATTAGAGATATATGAGAGCTGCCAGACTTGGAACTAAATTACAGAGAATTAAAAAACTTAATATATAGTCTCATAAATTAGGAGGTTAGATATAGGGAGCGATAGATTTGAATGAGTGGCAACCCGTTATAACCGAAGCTGTAGAGTAGTTTGAATCTGGAGGAGAATTAGAATGGACTCCTATTATAACTCTATAGGAAGGAGGAAAAACTGAGAAAGTAGATGGAATAACAGGAGCAGCTCCGAAGATTACTTTCTAGTCTTGGTACGATACTGTTCCAAAAGATAGGTTGTCGAATAATTACGACCTTAAGAAAGCTTTTGAAGTACTACCATTCGAGGAGTTAGAAGCATGGAGAAAGTCTTCTGATGAAGATTTAAGAATTGGAAAGAATCACCTACGAAGCATCTATCAGTTACCCAACGGAGATTATGAATTTTTAAAGCTAGGAAATGAATAGAGTAATCCAGAAGTTCATTTCGAAACTGATACTTATCATTCTGGGGAAAATGGATTAAAAGATTCCCATGATTTAGTCTTTGAGAAAGATAGATACTTCTATAGAAAGAAGCCTAAACAATTTAAAAATGGTGGTAAACCCGAACCTATAGACGCTCCAGAAATAGAAGAAACTAATTAGAAAAATATAATTCCAGAAGGCGCTCTTCATGCTCGCAAACATAACATGGAAAATGCTGATAACTTGACTAAGAAAGGTATTCCAGTTATAGATAATGAAGGAGAGCAATAGGCAGAGATAGAAAAAAATGAAATAATATTTACACTAGAAGTTACTAAAAAGCTGGAGGAGTTATACTCTAAATATACAGACTATGAATACTCTCAGAAAGAAAAGGATGAAGTAGCAATAGAAGCTGGAAAACTGTTAGTAAAAGAAATATTATTTAACACAGATGATAGAACAGGTTTAATTAACACATTAAAACAAGGAGGAATAATAGATGGCTCTAAATGATTTGTTAGTGTCTTATAAGCGCATTGAAACTCCCTCTAGAACCATCCCAGAGTTCAAATTTCCAGAATCCTATCAACTAGTTACTTCTGATGCCCCATAGAGTAAACCTGATTAGGAAGACGTATAGACTCCTAAATATTATACTTCCACTGTTTAGAGACCCAAGTTTAGCTCAATTCAAAGATGGAATAGTCCTTACAGGGATAGGAATGCTTGGATAACTGACTTGGCGGCTGCTTACAGAAAAGCTGGAGTAACTAATGATAATGCAATAAAGATGTTAATTGCCCAAGATGCTCAGGAAAGCGGTTGGGGACGTTCTGCACAAGGTAAATTCAACTTTGGAAACTTAACCACTGGAGCTAAATGGAAAGGTGACTATGTTAGAGGAAATGACCACGATGCTAAAGGTAATCCCATCAAATAGAAATTCCGCTCTTATAATTCTATGGATGAATATGCAGCTGATAAGTTATAGTTCTTGAAGAACTTATATGATTTTGATGAAAATGATGACATTAATACGTTTACCGCCAAACTTACTGGTAAGAACAAAGGTAAGAGAAGATATGCAGAAGCTACTGATTATGCTGATAGAGTTGCAGCGGTATTTAGAAGTTTCAAGGACGGTGGTATTATAAAGTATTAGTAGGCAGGAAAAGTACTTAGTCCTCCAGAAAAGGCAAGATAGAATTTATCTAGTAAATTTCCGGTTAATTGGGAAAATTCTGATTGGCTACATAACTACTTCTCTAAGAACTTAGGTTATAATACTTCTTTGAGTATATTATCTTCTATTCTTCCTGAAAGCGGGGCAGACCCTCACAAAAAGTAGCTTAGAGGAGGGCCAGGAAGAGGGTTAGTCTAGTGGGGATTTGGTACTGACAGATATAACCATATGAAATCATATAAGATGAGAGGACCAGTACAAAAGGGAATAGACCCAGAACTTCAACGACAAGCAGAATATATAGTTAACACTGTTAAGAATGAACAAAAAACTGGAGAAGGCTTATGGCATCATGGAGGAATAGGGTCTGGATACAAAAATGCCGAAGGTGCTAGAAAGGTATTTATCAATGCAAGAACTCCAGCATCCGGTAAGGCAAGAGCTTTTAGTCTCGGCTATGTAAGACCTAAAGGAGGAATAGAAGAAGCCACTAGAAGAGCTTCTTACGTAAGTTCTCTAGATTCAGTTTATAATTCTAAGTATAAATAATGGATAGAGTAAAGGTAAATGTAGGTGATAAGACATATAATTGTCAAGTTGCCAAGACAGAAGAAGATAGAAAGAAAGGTCTAATGGGAGTAGAAAATCTTCCTCCCGATGAAGGTATGCTATTTGTATGGGAGGATGAAGATACTAGAGAAATGTGGATGAAAGATACTAAAATACCTTTAGACTAGATAGCCATTAATGATAATGATGAAGTAGTCTTAGTATATAAGGCTTAGCCAGAAGATGAAACTTTAGTTCCGTTCATGAACGCTAAGTATATTCTAGAAGTTAATTAGAATTCTGGTATTGTAGAAGGAGATGATTTTGAAATAGACGACTCTGAAGATTATGACAAATATGTTATGAAGGTGCTTGCTCCAGATGGTACTACTTAGATGTATCTCTAGGGAGGTGAAAGAATCGTAAGTAGAAAAGAAACAAGAACTCTCATTAAGAAAGCTAAAAAGGCTTACGAAAATAAAGACAAAGATTATGATAAATATTGCAAATCTTTGGGCAAATATATATTTAAGGTATTAAAGGGTCAAAATACTCGTCCGCCAGAATATGTGGAAGTTCCAGAAGGAAAAGACAAAAATTCTAACGACGAAAATTAACAATATACACATCGTATCAAAAATTCTTGGTTATGAAGATCTTAATATGTAGTATTGAAGTACATAAGATAGATAGATAATTAGTGCATTAATTACATTTTAAATTTTTAATTTATGAAGTTAGGAAATAAGTTTTAGGCAGGAGGACCGATGCCTGCAGGAGCACCTGCTCCAGCGCCTCAAGGTGGTGAAGACCCAACAGCTATGTTACTTCAAGGAGCACAGCAAGCTGTTCAAGGACAAGATTGTGAAATAGCTATGCAAGTATGCCAAATGTTAATCGAAGCATTGGGAGGTGGAGGTAATCCACAGGAAGCTGCCCCACAGGAAGCTACCCCAGCTCCAGCAGAAGGGGAACCTGTTTACCGTAGAGGCGGTCGTTTAGTGAGACGTATAAACGCTTAACAAATTTAACACGTAGGGGTATATCTAAACTAGGTATATCCCTATTTTATTTTACAGGATAAATTATGGCAACACGAGTTAAATATAAATTTGGAGACGATGAGTTCGACTTAAAGGACTATATCCATAATTTAGAAACTAATTATCAATCCTATGTTGCAAGTAAGAATTGGAATGAAGGGTAGCAACAGGAGTTTAAAAACGCTTTTGATAAATATCTAACGGGATTGAAAGATTAGTTGTCTAATAACACTGGAAGATTTTATACAGATTATTCTGGAGCTATATTTGATAACAAAGGTGAGTTCAGTAACACTGATGATGATAATATAGACCCAGTTGGTTCTGAGTATTATTATAATAATAAGGGGTAGAGAATTACAACAGACGATTATAATTTACTTAGAAAAAGAAAATAGAAGAACTTTAATACTTTTTCTGCTAATAGGTAGGTAGCTACCTATCTTAATAAGGTAGGTATAGCACTAAGAGACTACTCTAAACAAAATCCGTCTAACAATTCTTCTAACGCTTTCAACTTATCTAAGCATGGCTTCGAAAAATACTGGATGGATTAGAATAATCCATCTGGAGGAGATTTTGATTTTGCTCCATATGTGGAAAAGGATTAGATAGGAGAAGGTGGGGTACGAGGAACATCTAACAGAGCAGCATATCTAAAAGAATAGCTAGAGAATTATATTAAAAACTTAGGTGACTATGACTTTTCTTCTACTACATTTAAGGACAAAGATACTTATTTAGCAAAATTAAGAGCAGCTATGGAAAATCTTGACAATGGATATAACCACGAGGATGCTATAGCGCTTAATTAGGCTGGTCTAAGTAGTAGCTTCTTAAACAACTTCTTTGGTACTGGAGAACAGTAGTAGAAATCTGAAGTAGAATAGGCAGCTGAATATATTGCAGCAGAATAGAAAAGACAATAGGATTAGGAAATTATAGACTAGGCTGCTAGAATGAAGGCTATGTCAGAGCTAGATTAGTGGGCTAAAGATAATTAGTTTCAACCTAAATACTCAGGAGTATTAGAAGGAGGTGATTACGATCCTGATGCTATATTAAGCATGTTAGAGAAAGACTATGCTGATATAGAGGGGGATGACAATAAAGTAAAAGCTTGGTTAAACTTTGAACAACTTCTTAAAGATATAAGAGAACCTATGATTGAAGCAGATGCTATCATTAATGGACAACCAGTATCTACAATAGAAGGTTCTAAAGCTGTAATGAGGAAATTAAGAGCTAATCTAGCTCAGAAGCTTAAATTTGCAGCACAAGAAGGATATATGAAAGCCTATGGAGATGAATATATTATTCCAGGCTCCGAGGATTATAGTAATTATTCTTTAATAACATATAACCCTGTTACTGGGGAATATAAAGACCAATCTGTTATACTTAATGAAAAACTACGAGAAGCTATGGCCTATGATTGGTATAAAAAGAATAAATCTGTTCCAAGTAATAAAAATGGAGGAGCCCTTTATTATTTATAGCAAGGTGGCTTTATGTAGAGATAGAGAGAGGTACGAAAACAAAGAGAGGAATAGTAGAAGTAGGAACAGACATAGTAGAGTACAAAATCCAAAGATGAAGATACTAGAACCCCAGAGCAAAGAAAAGCAGGAGAAAGAGTACCAAAGTCTGGAGAGTTAAGCACCATTGATAAAGTGAGAATAGGTAGTGCTATTGCAGACATAGGGTCTATTTTAGCAGCATTTGTTCCTGGATATGGGACTGCTGCTTCTGCTATAGCTGGATTAGGTAGTACTGGAGCTAATCTTTATGCAGATATATCCGATGATAGCGTGTCTGGATGGTAGGCTGCTGGAAATGCAGGATTTGGCTTATTAATGGATGTAGCTGGATTAATTCCTGGATTAGGAGCTGTGGGGAAAGCTGGAAAGATAGCAAAGACTCTTAAATATGTACTACCTACAGCTTTAACTATATGGGGTGTATCTGAGAATGGAGGAGATGCTATAAAAGCCGCTAATAAATTAATGAACGGGCAGGACCTAACCGTAGATGATTGGAAAGCCTTATCGTTTGGACTGTAGACTATTGCAGGAGGAACTAGAGCAGTCAAAGGAAATAAGTCAGTAAATAGACAATTAAAGAATACTAAGGAAAAAGCTCCTTATAAAACAATTACTGCCGAATCTGGCAAAACCTATAAAGTAACTCCAGAACAATTTAAACAAATTACGTCTGCTACCACTTTAGAGGCACAAAATAAAGCCTTTAGAGAAGCTATAGGCTCTAGAAATTCGTCTGAACGGTTAGGAAGTAAGTTTAAAACTTCTAGGTGGGAGAGAGTAAGACATCCATTTACCGCGGAACCTAAAACTGGAGGAGGAGTTGATTATATTGACAGAAGCCTAGATATTTCTACAATGGAAAGAATCCCTTGGCAATTTAAGGTAAATAACGGCCAACTAACTCCTAGAAGACTATCTAATGAATGGTTATTACAAAAAACTGGTAGATGGACGTTTGGGGATCCAACCATTAATTGGTTTACGAGAAAAAACCCGCTATATAATAAATCAGTAGTTCCGTAGAGCTCTGCACCTACAGTAAGTACTCCTTAGATTAAATCTTCTATTCGCCCCGGTTCTGGGCCTAACATAAGATAGTTAAGGATGTGGAATAGGACACCAGGGTATACTAGAGCACAAGGATACGAAAGGGATTTTGGAGTAGGAGACACAAGAAACAGTAGGGAAATAAGCTTAGGAATAGAATTTGATAAGTAGGGAGGTATTCTTAAGTACTAGGATGGCAATGTTCTTACCCCAACTGGTAGAGCAGGAGTAAGAAAAAAAGACACCTATACGTTTAATACAACTAATAGACTATAGTCCGTTCTTAATAAAATCAAAAAAGGCGAAATTACGGTTGATGACGCTAACGAGTTCCAAAGAAGACATTATACTATGTACTCTCAATGGACTTAGTAGCCAATGCAAGGATAGTCTGTAAGCTTATATTAGACTGATTATAATAATTAGGGATGGAATGATGAAATTATAGCTCCTGGATTTACTAATAACTATGATATCCAGTCTACCAATCCTACTAGTGGAGACTCTATAGTTGGAAATTGGACTATTGATGGAATCTACGACTAGATTACAGATGATAGAAGAGTTATGGCTAGAGATTCTGATTATAAGGACTAGGCATCTAGAGATGCAGATATTAAACTTGCAGAATAGGCTGGATTTGAGTATTATTTAGATCCAGAGACTAGATACTGGATGCTAAAAGAGAAGCCCAGAAAGGATGAAGGGTAGGTTTCTCCACCACGATAGGTGAGTGAGCCAGTTAAAAACGAACCAGTAGCAGAAGAAGAACCCATAGTAGAAAATTCTAAAGCCAACAATAATATTCTACGAACTATCTTAGGCAATCCTACTATTACATATGGACTTCCTAGGGCAGTATATGCCGACAGAATGAATAGAAGAATGACAGACTTGGCTAAAGAATCAGTAACTCCACTACTAAAAGACCCATTCTAGGTACATCGTTATACTAGGAGTGACTTAGATGCAGAAATGTAGGGAGAGAGAAATTACGCAGATCTTAGAAGGTTGGCTAGTAGACCTATTACTTCTGATGGAAGTCTGTAGACTGCTACACAATTACAAGCGGAAGTTTAGGGACAAGAAGCTAGAACAGCCGGAAAAGAAAAGAGTAATCAGACTTAGCGACAATATGATGAATTAGCTTGGCAACAAGAAAAAGAAAATGCTGCTAACCGACATGAAACGGCTATGTTTAATAGAGCATAGTAGTGGGGAGCTGACCAAGATAAGAGTAAATTTGAATAGGCTTACTTATCCAAAAAGTTTAACATTTGGGATACCTTTGGACAATAGTTAGAGTTTGAAGCTAGAAGTAGACAGTAGGAGTCCAAGGCTATAGCTGATCGTTTTGCTTATTCAGATATTCAAAATACGGTTAACTCAGATCCTAATAGATACGGAGCTGGACTTACGGAAGAAGAGTTAGCCTTACATAAAAGGTTATAGGCAGGAATAGCACCCTCATAGTTGATTTCTGAAAATAATAATAATGTTACTCTACTTTCCTCTATTAGATAGAAACTAAGTCAGGCGTAGCAAGCTCAGTTAAGTTAGTATTATAATATTAATCCTTCTAAATGGGCCGGAGTTAGATCTGCTCAAAAACCCTAGGAAATAATTATTACCAGAGCAGCGAGAAAAGGAGCAAAGTTAGCAAAGAATGGCTCCAAAATAGCTATCGCTGGAATAGAGGCCAAAACTGCAGATGCAGAAAGATTTTAGAGACAAATTAAGGATTGCATCGATAGAAATGAGAAAACTCTAGATAGATTATCCAAAAGTTTATATGGACTTATAAAAGCTTCAATGATAAAATGATACTGAAACTATAGCAAGGGGGGAATGCCCTTCCCCCTCTTGTTTCTTATCAACCAGTGACTGTTACTGGTAGGGCAACTGCTGAACCTACTGCTGAGTCTAATGGAGAGGTTTCAGATTTAACAGATAAAGACTTGTTAGATATGATGGAAAAATTAAATGGATTACCTAGTGATATAGAATTGTTAACTAATTCCTTATAGAATTTCTATATTGATTAGTAGTTTAGCCCCTTTCCTAATACTTCTAATATAGCATCTAAATACATGCAGATACTGAGTTAGCTAAAAGTTGCCAATTTTAATAAAGAATAGTTCGATAAAGCTCTAGAAATAGTAACCAAAAACGGGGGTCTGAATGAATTTGCTATTAATGATAGAGGACAATTATTCTGCATAAATTCCGAAGGAGACTTCAAACTAATGAGTATAGACGAACTAGAGGGGTCTGATTATCAACCTCTTACAAATTCCGAATTATTACAATAGCGTGCATATTCTCCATCTTAGGCATTTAGAAACGACATACTTAAAGTGGTGTCTAATGGTATTGGGATGGAAGCCATTAATAAGTAGATACAAGACGTTATATCTAAACTAGGAAAGTCGGAGTTTGGAACTGAAGGATATACGACTAAATAGGCTAGTTAGGTGTTAGGAGGAATAGAAATACTTAATTCAGCAATTTAGTAGGGAGCCTTAGACAGTGGCCTAACTAACTTGTCAGTGGATGGCCTATATAAGAGTAAGATAATTACTTCTAGTCAAGCTGCGCAGGCAGAGAATGCTCTGAGTTATATTTATCATACTCTTCCAGAAAACGCAAGAACTTTACTAAAATTAAAATCAGGTGGAACCGATGAAGGAGTTAAAGCTCTTTTAACTTAGTTAGTTACTTCTAGTACTTCTAGCAAATTTGACTTTAATCTAGATTTGCAAAAATCATCTACTAGCTCAAAGGATTCTTCAGGTACTAAGGATACAACCCCAGAAATGAGTCTTGCGGAAAACATTCAACGTGGAGGAGGTACTCCTGTAGCTATGCCGTTTAAGTACGGAACTATGGATACAATGATTACTGATGCGCGGATGTATCCAGTTACTAAGAAAAATGGGGAATCAATAGGAGGTAACGTTACATTATAGAAATTTACAGAAGATAGTTAGATTACCGGATTATATGATCTTACTTAGGTTACTTTTGGAGACCAAATAATTCCAACTTCAGGAATTAAGGATATTCTCGTCGAAGACCCAACTATTTACCATGCTTATTTACCTATTGACCAAGATTAGGCTAGCAAAGGTATTATAACACCCGACTTAAAAAGTGTAGCTAGATTAGAAACTGCTAAGGAAAAATTAAAAGAGTTAGGTATAGAGTCAGTAGAGAATGTTAAAACTCCTCAAGAAATCGAGGCTGTTAATCAAGTATATGCAGAGCTTAAATTACCTCCTGTAAAATTAGAGGATGGCAAATTTACTCAATATTATAGACAGTTTGGTATTTTACAAGGTGATGCATTTAGTAATGCTTTCTCTGACCCAGATGCAGTAATTCTTGGGGACTCACCAATGCTGCACAACGTGGAAGAAGAGAATATAGCCCAAGGTATATTCGATTTAATTAAAGGACCTAACTCTAAGGAAAAGTACGATCATAGAGGTGCATTCGATATGCATATATGGGGAAAACCTAACCATCAGAGTATATTTAAAGGGTTAATATTCTTACCATTGAAGACTACTGATAGGAATTACGGAAAAATGGTTGCAGGTAATGACATTACAGAGAAGGAAGCCATAGAAAATCAAATGAAATATCAATAGGAACAGAGATTAAAGAGCACAACAATTGTTAGAGGATAGTTATGATTCCAGAATAGAAAGAAAATGATTGGATTGTTGGAATATTAGGAAATCCATAGTTGTCTACAGCTGATTTAAAGGCAGCAGGATTTTCAGCAGATAATACTTCTCTACTAAATGAGAGTGAGTATTTAAAAAGTCCCAAAATTACTGACAATCCTATATTTAAGAACGAAAACGGGGAATTTGATAAGACCAAATTTCACGACTTTTATGAACGAGCATAGTTGACATACAATATATTATCTAATGATACCTACTTAGATAAAATGCTAAAAGATTAGACTACCTTTAGTTTTGATGATTGGTTAGTTCCTATAGACTAGAGGTAGAAAGCAACAGATATGGTTACATACACAAAAACTCCTAACCCTAATAGAACTAATACTAGCCTCGTAAGATTAGGAGTTACTGATAATCCTAGATGGTCTATAAGTGAATTAGCACAGAGGGAAAAAGTAGCTGCCAATCCAGTAGAAGCAGGAGATGACTACTCAAAAATTATCTGGCACGAAGCCCCTAATGATTCTTGGACTACTGATTTTTTCGATACTAGAGTACTGGCTACTTATGATAATGATGGAGAACATATTGATTTAGTGACTGGGGAAAAAGTATAGCACAAAAAGGGTGACTATAAATTGAATGAGAATGGAACATACTACTATGAAAATCTGGATGGCCGAGACATTTATGGTAAGCAAGTTCTTAATAAGATGAATACTCTAACTAAGGATGGTTCTTGGATAAATAATTATGATTTCTTTGACTCTGATGATTTAAACGAAAAAAGTGTTGGAGGAACTATAATGAAGAATCTAGCTCTGGTAGGAAGTATGTTTATTCCATATGTAGGACCTTGGATAGCGGGAGCTAGCGTTGCTACTTAGCTGGTAGGACTTGCTGGAACTTTAGGTAAAATGCTAACTGGAAGTGATTCTCCCACATTTTCAGCCATGGAAGGCTGGTCAAAATCAGTTAATAGGCAGACTGCCAAATCTTAGTTTGCACAAGAAAATACTTGGTGTTGGGAAAATTTTATCTCTTTAATTGGAGATGTAGCAGGTTAGTTGAAGGAACAGAGATTCCTATTTGAGTTCGCTCCAGCCTTATTTAAGAAAAGCTCTGCTGTCACAGCAGAGGGATTGTCACAAGCTGGTAGAGAGAAGTTTATAGCAGAACAAATAGATAAATACAAAGATATAAATAATCTAAAACTAGCCTAGCTAATAGAGGGAGGGGCTACTCCATAGTAGCTTAGTGCTTTTAACACTGCAGCTAGCCTAAATAAATTTAGAGCAGAAGCAGACTATGACAAATTTGTGTAGGCTTACTAGAAAATAGGGTCAGTGCTGTCCAAAGGATATATGACTGCGGTTACAGTAGCTGATACTTATGGAGAAGCTAAGTCAGAGGGTAAAGCCACTGACTTTGAAGCTACTATGCTAACTTTAGGTTACGCGGCAGCAGAAGCGGTACTATTAAACACTAGAATAGGAGGGTGGATATTGCCTGAGTTAAAAGGAGAAGGATTAAAGAGAAGAAAAATTATAGAGGCATTTGCGAATGCTCCTAAAGAAATTAAGAATAGCGTCCCTGATAGAGCTAATAAGAAATAGTTAGCTAAGTATTGGTTTAAAAAAGGAAAAGAAATAGCTACTGACGTAATGTCTCTTGGAAAGGGCACCCTTGGGTCAGCAGTATCTGGTGGACTAGGAGAAGCTATAGAAGAAACTACCGAGGAACTGTTGGCCGACTTCTCTAAATCTTGCTATAATGCTGTGTAGTACTTGCAAGGGGACGAAGGTCGCATGAGCGCTTGGGATAATATGTTTGACCGATATGCTATGTCTTTCTTAGGAGGAGCCGTAGGTGGAGGTCTAACTGCACTAGGTACAGACTTTAAACTGAATAGATAGGATATTACTCCTGAAGCTGCCCGTTAGCAACTTGTATATGACTTAAGAAATAACAAGAAATAGGATTATATAAAGACTTTAGAAAAGATGGAGATAGCTAATCCATATCTCTCCTTTGAAAGCGATGGAAAATCCTTTAAACCATCTTCTAAAAGCGTCAGAAGTATGGATTAGGATGTCAAGAGAGCGTTTGTTTAGCAATTAGACATTTATGATAATATTATAAAAGCTGAGGGATTAAAAGTATCTGACCAGTCTCTACTAGATACTTAGATATTTAAAGATGTAGCTCTGCAGGGGCTTTAGAATTCGACAGTTTCTTCTTTATTTTTACAGGACTTTAATAGTATAGTATCTAACATATTAAAAACTTAGGAATCTATCCAAAACATTAATAATAAATACAAAGATTCTGATAAAAAACTAACAGACGAAGATAATAAAGAAATTGTTACACTAACTAAGGAATTAAACGATCTTAGGCTAAAAAAAGATAAGTATCTAGATGGTTCTTTAGCTATGGACTACATTTCTAAGGCAATGTTTGACTTGACTCCGGGATTTAGTGAGTACTATAGTAATTCCTTGTTCAAGGATTATGTTAAGCAGTAGTATAAGAAAAATATAAATGATTTATCTAGCGAAGATTTGAAAGAGGCTAGGGCTAAGTTTGATAATTGGAAGCAGACAGACTATAAGAATAGAATATCTGATATTACCCCTATATACTTAAACTGGGCACGAAATTCTGGATTATTTATACAAGAGTATGCTAAAAATTATGACTCTATTAGGAGAAACAGGTCTATTTACGATTTAATTAAGAGTACTCTGAAGAGATAGGATCAATTAAATGCAGGTGCTTACACAGAGGAAAATAAAATAGATTAGGCTGCTGACTTAGATGCTTTTATGGATGCAGTATAGTCAGAATATCAGACTAGTAAAGCTGGGGCTACTTTAATTTTTTCTGGAAATAATGAGACCTTGAAACAATAGCTATTAGAATTATCTTAGAATAAAAAAGGAAACAGTTAGAAGATTTCGGACCTAATTAACCGAGAATTATCATTTAATCTAGATAAATACTTCCAACAGTTTAAGATCTCCTCTATTAATCCAGAAATAAAGCACGAGATACTAAATTCATTATAGGCTCTAAAGGAGTGGTCAGGGAAGCAACAACTGCCCGTCCGTGATATAAATATATCGAATATCTTAGAGGAGTTTGATAACTATGGATATAACGGAATAAACTCTAATACTAAAATCTCTGAATTAAAAGCAAAGGTTTAGGCTATGGACTTATTAGGTATACTAGGAAACGCTGATACACTTATTGCATATGCGGAGAACTAGGGACTATAGAATCCAACTCTACAAGATATAGAAAATATCTAGAAATAGTTTGGAGTAATAGATAGCAATATAGACTTATATACAAGGGAAATAAACAATTCTACTTATACAGATGCTATTTAGTTTGTATAGAATCATATTTAGGCCAATTCCCAAAAGGGAAATTTAAACATATCTGAGCTTATAGAGAAAATTAACTTTATCCTAGATGAAAATAGAGGTGATATAAGTGGTGTTAATTTTGATGAGGTAATAGGTCAGATAGACGATGCAGTAACTTCTATTAATTTTGCCAAAGGGTTAGTTTTGGGAGCACAAACATCTACTGATGGGGCAGACATTGGAAATCTTTTAGGATATAACAAAACTCTTAATGAGATAGCTAAAAAGAACAGAGTCACTGATTGGGAAGCACTTCCGGAAATAACTATGGAGGATGCAGCCATCATTAGTTAGGATTTAGATTTGATAAAAAATAAGCTAATTTAGGCGAAAGCTATATATGCTATAAATTAGGGGAAAAAGCTAAACTTAGTTAACAATACAGCAATTAATAAGAACTTTATCGAGTATAACAGATTATCAGACTTTATAGTTAATATAGGCGATGATTGGAAAGAAAGAGACAGGCTGTAGGATGCTATTAACAATGCATTAACTCTGAAAGAGTTTGCTCCAACCAGAAATCAAAAGGGAATAAGTGCCTAGTAGAGAGATTCAATTGAATTAGAAAGAGTAGCTATATCTGATGCTGTTCATGACTTTTTCCAAGCTAATGAAGATCTAATTAAGCAAGGAAAACTAAAAGACTTATTTAGAAAAGGGTTTGACTTATATAGTTCGACTAATCAGATAATTAGTTAGAATACAGAAGCATTAGAGGATTAGAATTTTGTATATTGGTTGGCTAGTAGAGCTGCTTTAAAGCAATCAGATTTTCTTAAAAAGTTTAAAACTGTAATAGATGGAGAAGTAGCTCCTCTTCCTACCCAAGAAGAATCTATATTTTAGGGACTAGCAGAGGTTCTAAATGGCGATATGACTACCTAGTTTATGGAAGCGTTTAAATAGGCTGCTATAGAAAACTTCTAGGAAAGTAGTGATACTATTAAGGAGGACATTCTGAGAAATAAACTTGGGGTAAATACTGCTGAAGAGATAAGAAAATTTATCGATGATAACTAGATAGTAAATGAGGACATTATTCCCAAATTCGAGAATATATATCTAATAGAGGGCATCCCAGGAGCAGGTAAAAGTTAGGCAGTTAACTATTATATAACTAAAATGCTTCCAAAAGAACTATTGGAAAATAGCTGGTTTGTTCATAATAGTTAGAGGGCTGCCGATGAATAGGTCAAAAAACTTGGACTTAAGAAAGCATTCTCGAAAAATCCCTTTATGACTACAATCTACTCTAACTATAATACTAGTAGGGATACTAATAAATACGGATATAGATTATATGATAAGGAAGATTGGATTAAGGACTCTACTGGTAAGATTGTATATAAACATCAATCAGATGACATTGCTCCAGAAAATGTTCCATCTTTGATTATTATTGATGAAATATCCCACTACGATGAAGCTGATTTATCTCTGATAAACGACTTTGCTAAAAAATATGGAATAACTGTTTTAACTGCTGGAGATTTTGACCAAAGTTCAAGCAAGGCTATGGTAGAGAGGTATGAAAATACTGAATTACAACTGAGTCCAAAAAGGTCTTTCTTCAAACACGCGCCAAAGCTGGGAGTTAGTATGAGAACCTCTAATTCTCAATTAGACAAAACTTTAGCATCCTTTAGAACTACAGATGAAAACGATGTTGTACAGACATACTACTACGAGTAGCCCGGAAATTTTACAGGAGCTAAAGTAGTTTTTGATAAAGATGAGGCTAAGACTACTATTGACAATATTATGTCCTAGGTATCTGATAAAGATAAGGTAGGACTTATTTATTATGATATGGAGTCTCCTTTATATCAATATATGAATGAAAAGTATAATGGAAGATTCGAAGCATTTAGAGGTACAGCAGCATAGGGGTTAGAAGGCAGGTTTTATATAGCTGATTTTACTGGAAGTGATGAGCTTAGCAGAAAGAAAGATTTATATACAGCTATAAGTAGGGCAGAGTAGGGAGCCTTAGTTTATGGTTCTGAACTTACTAAAATCAAATCTAACAGAGAAAACGTTGTTACTATGTCTTCATTTTCGAAAGCTGGTATTGCAAGATTTTCTGAAAATAGAAAAAAATTCCTGGAACAAAATTATCCTGAAAGTGTTAATCTAGTTAAAATTGATAGATAGGGCATTAAGACTGTAATAACAACTCCTCCTCCTACTAAAGTACCTCCACTAATAGCTACTCAGGATGAGTTAACTCTTCCTACTAATTATGGAGAAAAAACTGTAGAAGCGTTAAACGAAAAGTAGTCAGAATAGCCTATCCCAGAACTAGGAGAAGATTTTGTATATCTACTACATTCCCACAATACATTTGAGTTAGGAATGAAGGAAAAGGACGGAAAATTAGTATTTGAAGATGAAATTTCTAGATATAGATACAGAATTGATAGTGCTATAGGACTAGCTAAAATATTTGAACTAGACTGGAAAAATCCGGTAAAGGACGCAGAGTTCTACAAAAATATTATAAAAGAAGTTAGAGGTTATTTATTTACTAGTACTAGTAAGCCAGACCTAATATTAGCACTAAGCTCTGTTTTTAATCCAGATGAGAGTAATCCTAACTTGGAAGTAACTAATGTTGAATTTGGGTTAATGTCGGCCCCAAATATTAGTGCTAGAAATTCTGACTAGAAATGGGGCTACGGATAGGATGCAAAACAATTTGGCATTTTTGACAAAAGCAATGATGAGAGAACTATAGGCAATGCTAACCCATCTGAAGAATCACAACACATAAATAGGAAAGCTATTAATGCTATTATTACACTAGCAAACGGTAAACGAGTTGCGATTCCGTTGTTTACTTTGGGCAATTTAGAAACCTATACTAGAAATCCTACTTCAGAAATAGGAATCAAGCTAAAAGCATTATTTGAATAGAATCCAGATCCATATAACTTTCATAAAGCTATTCTATAGGATGAAGAGCTTTCCAAAATACCAGAAGTAGCCAATTTAGCTACCCTCTTTTTATTTACAAATGGTGGATATTTTAAGATAGATAACGAATCGTGGATTCCTTCCAAAGGATTAAAAAATTGGGGTATTTAGGTAAATCAGAATGCTATATCTGGAACTAAGTTTGAATTTAATGGAATTACTTCCACTATATCTGAAGCTTAGGACTATTCTGGATTTATATTCTCTAAGGGAGTATATACTTCCATGTAGGATTTAAGTGATGCTAATGGAAATCCTATTAAATTTGCAAATAAAGGCCATGCATTTATACTAGTCACCTAGAATCCGCTTTTAAGTAGTGATTAGTTAATGCGGGAGCAGTATGAACGATAGTTAATAAATCCTAATGAGAATAAAGAGGTCACTCTTGTTTACGTGGTTCCTCCTAAAGTACCTGTTGAGGATTACCTAATAAACTTAAGAAACCTAATAAAGGAAACTGATTCAGATAAAAGAAAAACTATTAAAAAACTTGGAAGTCGTTTAACTTCTTATTAGATTTGGGATAAGCTTCTCCCAGAGCTAAAAAGTAACAACCCATTATTTAATAACTTAGAAGACGAACTAAAAACAAAAATAATAGAAACAGTTGAAAGACTTTAGTAGCTAGAAAAATCCTCTCCAGAGCTATTAGTTAATGAGGTATCTACAGAAGAAACCTGGAAAGGGACAGGTAAACCTACATAGAGTATTCAGTAGCATCTGAATTATGCATTGTTGAAATGCTATATTGATGCTCATATTAGTAATGTCCTACTAGATAAAGTAAATGAACTTGCTAATATTTTGCGAGAAAGAGGAATGGGAGAGTTTTATTACTCTACTAAGTTTAAGGAAAAGATACCTCCAAAAGATTAGGTAATGGTTTAGTTAGAATCTGACAATTATACTATTAACGGTCTTCCATTTACTATAAATGCTAAACTTGATTCTAGCTTATTTAGCTAGAATAAGGATTTCAATACTATAATAGAATCTTTTGTAAATAAAATAATTCCCGCGAACGATAAAATTCCTAGAGACTATTCAAGTGATACCTTCGGGTTTATAAATCCCAATAGTTCTCAACCGAAGAGAGATACGTTTAGTATAGAACCTAATTGGTATAATATAAATCAAATAACTATTTCTGGAGAAGGCATCTCCGTAGATGGTAGAATTAAAAATTTTACTCCTGAGTATGTTGATAAACTAAAATCCGCATTACTAATTAATGGTAAGATACCTACCTCAAAAGAAATTTTTGAATTATATCGACCTTACCATTTTGACTAGATAAATCGAACAAATGCTGATTTAATGTATAATAATATTATAGCTTATTTATCTGGAGATGCTGTACTCCCTGACGGTTATAACATTTATAACATGATATAGGGAGATGTAAATCGTACAATGAATGAGTTTAACGCCAGAGATAGTAAGTCTAAGTATTTCTTCAATACTGCTAGTGATAGAGTATTTAAGGTAGAGTTTTCTGAGGATTAGATTGATAAGGCAGGACTAGAGAAATTTATATTAGATACATCCATTAGAACAGATGAATACAATCTAGGAAATAGTTTAACTCTAAGAATTAATAGGGAGAATCAGACAGCCGAATTAATAAAAGAAGCGTCGTAGGGACAAGATTCTTCTATGTATGACGAGATGTTCTTAGAGGATGGTTCTCCGATATATAACCTGTTTAGTAACATTGGTTATATGTCAGAATTTCTAGACTACTAGGGAGCATATGGCTGGAATACAGTTTCAGAAATGTAGGGTTCAGAGGTAGTTGACGAACTAACTAACATATTCAAGGCTATGCCAGATAATGATACAAATAAAGAAGAATTAAAATAGTTATTGAATTATTTAGCTCAAGATAATGAATATTGTACAAATATATTTAGAAACATATGATTTGTGACTATAAACAAAAGTTTAAAACTGATTTTGGTAAACTTATTAAAAGTCTAGAGAATTAGAGTGCAGAGCAGATACGCTCTGCAGCTCTAGATTATCTAAAAGCAGCGAAACAAAATGCACAAGATGCTGGGTATTCCAGTATTAATGATTTCCTATCCGACTGGGCAAAGTTCGTAGATTGGAGATTGGCTAAATCAGGAATAGAACCAATAGGTTCTACTACTATCCAGAAAATACTCTTAGGTGAAAATGAAGACATTTCAGAATAGGTAGTTACTACAGCTAGTATTGATATAGATTACTCTAAAAACTAGGTAAATAGTGACTTTCTGAATTAGATATATAATGGAGCTGACGAAGTTAAAAATAGTGCACTAAGGTAGATTAACTTTAACCTATGTAACTCTATGATATTTAATCGAGACAATGGGACTATAATTAGAGGAGATAGAGAGTTAAATAAAAATCTTAGAGAATACTAGTAGACATTGTTCGATATAGTATATAATTTCCTTTAGAAGAAGGGAAGAACTCTTCCTGGAAGGACTCCTATGTACGAAGATGGAAAGTATACTAGAGCCTTTGAGTACTTAGCCCCTCTCGCAGAGGATGTATTCAATAAATTTGATAGAAAGAGGTTAATAACTGAGTTTAGCTATTAGACAGACTCTCTCAAAGCTTTTAACGCATATTAGACTCTAGCACACTTTGACGAGTTTTTACTACATATTTTTGGAGATACAATAAAGATTAAAGATAGAGATACTAAATTCACAGATTCTGACAAATATACCTTATCTTCTAAAGCTACAGCTATGTTCTGGGCTAATAATGAGGAAGACGATATAGATTTATCAAAGTCAATCAACAATTTGTCTAGAATACTAGTTAATTCTACTAGGCTTTATGACTATAATTCCGGCACTCTTATTCCAGATACTTATTTGAATTTTGGATAGTTTACTGTATTAGTTAGTAAATTAAAGGATTTATCTTCTAACAGGCCCTTAACTAGGGGAATTCTTCTTAATGAGGTCAAAGCTAGAAAAAGAACTATTCCTTTAGACTCTATTAGTAGCGAATCTGCTGATTTTATTAAATCCCTAGGAACAAGCGCTACTTTAGCTACATTAATTAATAAAACGAGGTTATATCCCAGAGAAGCTTTTACTGCTATATTCGAATTACTAACTAGTTAGGACTTGAAAAATATTTTTAAGCCAATAGCTAATCAATTTACTTTAGAAGAAAGAAACGTACTTATGTCTTTGGGAAAAGAACTATTCAATAATTAGGGAAATTCTTTAAGAAGAGTGTAGGACTTAGAAGGATATTTCGATTGTGATTATTTCTCTACCTTATTATAGACATCTGATACTACATGTATTGTTAAAAATAGTCAATACTCTATAGATGCTGTAAGTGGTAAGATGGTATTAAAATCTTTATTAAGCTCTAATATTAATTAGATATAGAGAAGACTTAACGATACCTTAAATACTATGAATACTCCGGAAGGAGAAGTGCCGTATAGTCCTTCCTATGATAAGTCAGGATTTAATTTCACATGGAAAGGTAAGAATGTAAATATTGATAATGTAGGTAGAGTAACTATAGATAAGATTCCAATAGAAAATGCAACCATAGAATAGCCAGTAGAGTTTTTAGACTCAGTATTATTCTAGAATTTTACTAATAATCCAAAGTATCTAGATAATTTTGTGTTTATTACTGGTCTGTCTAGATAGTAGGCAATAGCCTAGTTATTTAGATTTGGGGCAGAATTATTACATGGTCAATTTGTGTTGAAGAAAATAAATGATGCATTATCTCAACCTAGGAGAGTTGATGAAGAAAAGTTGACTAAATTAGAAAGAATTTAGCAAATTGCGAAGAAATATTATCCAGTTGACTACTATGGAGAGCCTAAGGTGAGTCAAGCCTACTCTACTATCGATATTGTTCCCAGCAAACAGTTAACTACTCTGGAATAGCTTGCTGAGGCTAGAGCAGTAACAGATGGTGCTACTTCAGCTACTTCAGTGAAGGATTCTACTGGAAGAACATTGGCAACTAATTCTCCCAGTAGACTTTTATCTACCTATGAAATGTAGATGGAAAGTATCAGAGATAACCCCAGTTGTCCAGCGCATAATTTCTCTATTGTACAGGACCCATATACTTTCGTCAATATCTATACTGTTAGAGAACTAAAAACGTAGGATGGAGAATATAAATTGTTCAACTAGCTAAGTTCTAGGGAATTTTTGGAATCAGCTATTACATATGACCTAATTTAGCCCTTAATAGGATTAGAAACAGGGAAAAATAATCTTTCTAGTAAAGGAATCCTACCTATAATTCCTTCAGTAAATTCCGATAAATCCACAGTAAGTAAATTATTAGTTAACTTAGACCATGAGGTTAAAAAGATGGGATATTCGAGTATAGAAGAATTTATTTCGTCTACTAACAATGAACCTTTACTATAGTATATAAATAAAGAACTTGGAGACTATTATAGTAAACTGATAACTAAGTTGAATAATGACTTTAAATTGTTTACTAACAGTCCTACATATAATAGAGTATTTGGAGATTTCGTGTTAGAATATACCCCTGAATCCTTGTAGTAGTTTAAAGATAAGGCTAGAAGCGAGGAGACATTTACAAGTTATAGAAAATTAATTGATACCATAAGTAGAGAATCTGGAGTTAAAATAAACGAGGAATTACACTTTGTGTTTGCTAAGGGAGGAGAGTTATTTTTTAATAACTCTATTATTGCTCTCGCTAGGCGCTATAAAAATACAAACAGACTTGGATTCTTCCTCCAATATAAGAATACTGAATTATTAACTTCTTTAATAAATAGTAAAGTAGTTATAGATTTAGATACTAAAACTTAGAATTGGTTCAAAAAGAACGAATTGGGACAGTGGATTAGTGATTCTGGAACTCTAATATTTGCCAAGTATAAAGACGAATAGGGAAATATTCATGATATTATTAGTGAAGCAGATTTTATTTAGCTAGGAATTAATAAGTTTGACCCGCACTCTTTAGTTGAAACTGTAGTACTAAATCCTTTGCTATCTAAATATAATGCACTCAATTATCTATATAGTTAGGAATTTCTGTTATCTACTGTAGGAAGTCATGTTAATCATCCTAATAAGAAAGCGAATCAAATAGACTTCAACAACTTTGAAGCTATTATGAACGACGAAGCCAATAGATATTAGGCATAGCATAAACGTAACGTATCCATGACTGCAGCTATGCATGAATATTTACTAGGGCAGCTCACTGGTGTCCCTACTAATGCTAGAATAGCAGTTACATAGGATATTAACGATTATGTTTGTAATATTCAAGGTGATAATACAGCAGTAAAACCTTTTGATGGTTCTACCTTTGTAAATCCATTTATGGTAGTATTGGAGAATAACTCTTTAAATGGGGAGCGTTCTGGAATACACAAAAAGCCTTTTATACATTTTTATGATGAAACTACTGGAACTGGTGGAATTATCAAAACGGCAGGCTTCGGATTAACTAATAGTTGGCTTAAGAACTCTCCATTTAATGAAAGAATGATGAAGAAAATGACAGATATTGTTTGGTCTGATTAGAATGGAGAACCTATTTACATAGACATAACAAGGAGATATTAGGGCTAGTAGGGAGAACCTGATATTGACTATGGAAATATTTATTATACTTCACCTATCAAGAATCCAAATACTGGAAAATGGGAACGTTAGTATAATTGTATAACTAAAATAGAATACTTAGGCAATGGTTCATATAATTTATATGAAACAATTGCTGCAAAGAACGGAAAACTGTTAGGAGTCCCCTAGCTAAGAAGAGTAGATGGCATAGATACTAATTACAAAGTATGGAAGTATATTTTCCAAGGAATAAACAGCGTAAGTCTGAATGAAAATGGATAGCTTGCTGGATACAAAAACTTCGGAGAATAGTCTATATATAATACTGTTAAAGCTATTAATAGTTGTGGATTTTTGTTAAAAGGGAATAAGCCCCTAGATTAGAATAATTTTTATTAGCCCATGAAGCACTCTGATATTCACTATCTTGTGACTGAGGGAGCTATTAAATAGGGGGCTGCCAACTATAATACCAAAAGTATATACTATGACAGTATTCCATTTAATAGCTATTCTATATAGCTAGCATAGGCAGGAATCCAGTTAGACAAAGAACATCATGCTGATGACTCTGAAATATCAATGATGACACAGGTGGTAAGTGCCTGCGCAGCATTAGGATATACTTGGGATGAATCAAACAAAATGTATCAAGCTCTATATTCTTTAACTAAATAGGGGATAGAACCCTTAGTAGACTCTCTTAGAAAGGAGTTAGACCCTTCTGGAAGTAATACCGAATTTTCAAAGACTTTAGCTAATCTTTTAGTTAAGTAGCTTGCTAACGGTAATAAAGCAAAAGACGGAATTATTATGGATGTAGTAGCAAACCTTATAGATAAGTATAAAAGAGGAGAAGAAATAACTGATGATGATATTAGGAAAAACCCTATCCCGGTAAGCGATCCTGTATTGTATAATAAAATAGGATCTATGCTCTCTTCAATACTTACTAAATCTGCTATTAAATTAAAGTTTAAGGGAATTTTGTCTGTGCTAGTACCGTCTCACGAGACTATAAAACTATACGGAGGAAAGCTAAAATCAGAATTCGTAAATTTTGAGGAAGAAATAAAAGAGTTATAGGCTTAGTAGCCAGTTATTGGAATTTAGGATGTTTAGATGAATAGAACCTATTTTGTAGTTGATGCTGAAGGAAATACTATAGACAAGGTTCATGTACAAGGCCCAGTTACTGGTAAGGATGTATATGGAGATCCCTCTTTAAAGTATATTGGATATTACGATTTAAAGAGTTTATATCCTAATAATTTATTTATAGAAGATATAATTGATGGAAGAAATCTGGGGTCATATTTCTTTACTTTCATTGGAAGTGATGGAATAAAGTATAATATGTATGATTTGGCAGATTCTTATAATATATATATACAGTAGGAAGGAGCCTCTAGAAAAACACTTCAGGAAGCTCTGAAAAATGTAAAAGAGGGAGGGATAGTAAAAGTATTTACTGGAAATGAATATAAAGATGTAGTCATTAACAATTTGCAAGTATAGCCTTATGAAGTTATAATGCCCAAAACAATGGCTTCACAGTTAGGACTTACTCCAGAAGATTCTGTAGATTCTCTACTAAGAGACCAGAACATATTCAAAAAGAAATTGATTAAAAATCTAGCTATTGGAATTACAGATGAGAGAGCCTATACTGTAGCTCTAAAGAGGTTAAACGGACAACACTTTTATATATTAAGTAAGTAGTAGTTTAATAAACTCCATCCAGAATTAAAGAAGATTTAGACTTATCCACCAGAAGTGGATGCAATTTCAGGAAAGATATACTAGACCGATATTAATGGAGAAAGACAATACGAATTATCCTCATTAGAGGATGATACATATACTATTGATGGATAGTAGGTTATTGTAACCGATAACGTAGGCTTCTATTTAGATGCCTTTAACTATAACATTCCTTAGGTATCTAGTAAAGTTGATTCAGTATAGTTAGGTAAGATACTTCGACACAAATCTAAAAATAAATCTTTTAGAAGTTGGATTAATACTGTTGGTAAGGATATTACTATAGCTAGGCATAGAAATCAGTAGCTAAGCAATATAGAGATAAATCAAGAAGGAAATTTCGAAAGTAATGGGCAATTAGTAGAAGCCTAGACTTTAAACATTATAAACTACTTAGGAAATGAATTATATACTTCTTTCAAAAAGTCTTTAGATATAATAGCTGCACGTATTCCGGCGCAATCAATGTAGTCGTTTATGCCTATGAAAGTCGTAGGATACGAAGATTTTGATATAAATACAGCATATGTATCTACTCACCAAATATGGTTATAGGGTTCTGACTACGATATTGATACGGTGTCTCTATTAACTTTTGAACTATTAAAAAATGGAAAATTTGCAGGATGGTCACCTTACTTTGACCTTTCTTCTGAAGAGTCTTTAAGAATATCAACTGGGCTAAACTACCCAACTGGAGAAAAGATTAAGAGAATAAATATCAGAGAAGCAGTTGAACATGAGGAAGGAGTAGGAGACGGAGATAAATTTGCATCTTATATCGTTAACTTATTTTCTTCATATGATTTTAAGATGGTTAATAATATGCCAACTCTATTTGAAAGAGATGATACCTTATAGAATAGGGTAGAATTAATTAATCGGCTATCTAAAGATGGGTTATTGAAGTTTTCGGACTTGTCCGATTTAGGCAAATAGAAGGCTGCAGATATATTCAATAAGGAATTTAGTCAGAAGTTTACTCCAGAGCAGTTAGAGTTTTTATTTGAAGAGCTTGCTGTCATGGTTAATGACCATAATTTATATTCCGACAATTAGGAAGAGTATACTAAGAACTATGTAGTATAGCAAATGATTGATATTATTGCCAATCCAGTGAATTAGATGTAGGCTACTATGTCTGTAGACTAGACTACCGATAGACCCAAAAAGATGGCAGAGAAATCGGAGGCTGGTAAAGCTTTGAAGTATGCGACTCCAGGAAACGTTGCTAATATAATGTAGGCAATAGAAGATAACTATACTGGTAAAGAGGTTATTGGTATTTCTGCAGTTGGATTAAAATCCTTCTTTGCTATTACGTAGTACGCCAACACTCTCTTAAAACAAGGGAATCTTAAACCTCTATTCAACAAATCTATTGTATTTAACGGAAAGGAGTATTACACTATAGCTAATGCTAATCCTGATTTAGCTCCGTAGACTTTAGAGAATTTAGAATTATTGTAGAGAATAGCAAATGCAGATGATGCAGCCCTTGAGATATCTGCATTGTTATCATTAGCTACAGACAACGCTAAGGAACTATGCTTGGCCAAATTAAATGCTAACTCTAAGATGGCAGATATGTATATTTACGGTCTAGCTATGGGTATTCCCTACGAAGAATTAGGTAGAGTGCTTATGTCCCCGGTAGGAGATGCTGTAGCATCCATGTTGAAGGGAAGTATTATTAGTGATAAGCTTTAGCTAAACTCTATTGATGATGTTATCAAATTTATGGGTAATCCTATTAGCTCAATACTTGGCTCTTTCAGTACCGAATATCTAGTAGATAACACCGGAAAAAAGACTGGAGTAAATATTTCTACAGCTATTAGAAAAAGTACCAAGGGAGTAGAAAAATGGTTGAACGACCTAATGAAGTCCTTGTATGGAGAATTAGACGATTTTGGCAACTATACTTAGAAGAAAACTATCAATGAAGTTATTAACGAATTAAACAGTTTTAGGAATAGAGTTATAACTAATTATAGTAATACTGTAAGGACAGACCTTGTCCAAAACAAGTAGTTAGCAAATAAAGTTATAGACTAGATTATTGACGGTCTTATAGTTTATGACAAGGTATGGAAGAACGGACCTCAATTGTTTGAAAACCTTGTTACCTTACATAAGGGAGCAGCGGAGTTTAACAAAATAGGTTAGTTACTAGGAGTTAATTAGGGAGTAAAAAATAAAGAAGAAGATTATCTAAATTATGTAAGGAATATAGAAAATATTGTTCCTAGCAAACTAGACTTCATTCAGTTTATGACTAACCAAGAATATAGGTAGGCTAAAATTGATGAGTATGAAAAGATTAAAGTTAGTTTCAATCCTTTAGCTATCATAAATACAGTTCCACACTATTGGGGATATTCTTTAGCAGCATTTGAGAAGCATGAAGCGTATATGAAAAGTTCTATTAAATACAGGACTATTCATGATTATATAAACGTTGGATATTAGTATGGCACTGATACTAAGGGTACTATTCAAGGAATTTCCAATTTATGTAATGATAAATTAGTTAATAACTACTTAAGTTCCTTAGAGTTTGTATTGCCAGCTGGGTCTACTTTAATATACTTGCAGGATAAAGATACGCTAATAAAAACTTAGACCTCTAAGGATTTGCCTATCAGATTAGGAACTATTGGAGGCAATGCTACCTTCAAAAATTGGGTAGAAAAGTAGGTAATACCAGACTTGAAAGCTGGATATAATTCTAGTAGCAGAGATCGTATTAATATAGCCCTTAAAAATAATGAGTTCATAAACTCATTAAGACCAAATATATATTCTAAAAATGCTAGTAGAAATAATTCAGTATCATATACTACTACTATTAATATGTCTCCAATTTCTGAAGAGGATAGGCTGACATTAGGAAGGCTTAGATAGAGCTTTGACTCTATCAATTCTAGTTACAATGGAATACCTATCAAAGATATTCTATACTGGTACAACCTTATTTCTTACGGAGGTAAGTCTGGATAGAGTACTCTAACTAGTATTTTTGATAACTATGTAAATTCTGCTGAACCTTCTAAGTTTAGAGAAGAGACTTCTAAACTAGATACTAGTGGAGATAGTTTCTAGTTATCTAACGAAGAGTTAGCTACCTGGCTAACTCCTATAACTAGTAGTAGAAGAGGAAGATTTAGAAGAAGAAGAAATAAGGAGGAGCTAAGAACTGACTTGATTTAGATTCTGAGAGACGAGGACGGGGTATTTACTGGAGAATAGATATATAATAATTAGGATAATATTGACTATAATGTTATATTAAGTATTCCGACTTAGGGAGACTTAATAGAATTACCATTTAATGATGGATCTATAATAGTTAATACTGTTACTAGAACCATTATGGATATAAAAACAGATAAGTTATAGGGAGAATAGCTAACGAAAGTAAAAAAGTTTTTAGCATCTCACTCTAACTTGTATATAGACTACGATCCTAATATTAGAAACTATAAAATAAATATAGATATATTAAACAAATATATAGACAATCAAATAAACTGTAAATGAGTATATGTATAAACAAAAATTCTGTAGAGTTCAGGGCGCTAGAGTAGCGTTCTGGGCTTCCAGAATCCTATTTAGCGGCTATATGTGCAGACTTCTAGGAAAGACTTGGCAGATTTCCCCACCTTGATGAAATTAAGGGAGTAGATTCTTCAAATTATTTGACAGAAGAGCTAAATATTAAACGTGGGATTACGAAGGAATAGTAGATTTATAGGCTTACTGGGAAAAATGATTTACAATCTTCATAGGTATGGATAAATGATAACTTTAGAGACCTAGAAGTGGAGTTTTCTCCATTCTTTGGCGATATTAAGGTATATATTACTCATAGACCTATTACTCAAGAAATCTCTACTCCTGTAAGTCATTCTAAAATAAGCGATACGCTAGTTGTAGAGGAGATTGTAAGTAAATTGCGGGACGTATATGGACTACCAGTAGAATCTGTTATAACAGAGGATTTAAATGAATATAAAGAATCTCCAATTTTTTCGGAAGGTGGGATAACTTATGTAAATGCAGATGCTGTTACCCTAGATACCCCAGTAATAGAGCTAATTCCTCTGTTAATTACTTCACTCCACGGTACAGAACTTTACGATAAGCTAATTAAAGATAACGAAAAAGAATTTTCTAAAGAATTAAGAAATAGAATAATAGATAAAAGCGAAAAATTATAGTTTCTTCCAACCAACGTATAGTATGAGTTAATGTATAATATGAAGCGTGTGTTAGACTCTATTCTAATGGGGGAATCTAGTATTAGAGATATTAATGACGATATATTATTCAACAGTACTTTGAGGTCACTTGCTAGAATAGTTAACTCTAAAATCGATGTTTCTAATTCTAATATACTAAGTCTGGATTTGGAAGAAAAGCACAAATAGTTAATGGAAGAAGGGAAGGTAACTGAATACTGTCATGTCTGAATGTATATATAAATTTAAAGACCACGAATTTAGTAGTAAAAAGGAGTATGAAAACTTTCTACTACAAAAAGGAGACGAACTATACGAAATCTACGGGGATTTGGTATTTAATGCTTTAGATAACGTAATAACTTAGGAAGCTTTAAAGAAAGTTAAAGCAGAGGCTCAAAAGCATGTTAAAGCTTATGCTGAGGCTAAGAAATTATACTAGGATGGAGAAGATAATCTAGAATTTAAACGCCCTTATATTGGTGTAACGGAATTTCTCGCGGATCTTACTAATTCTAAAGACTAGCTTTTAATGCCTTCTTTTAGAGAATTTGAATATTGGAGAAGACGTATTAAGGACTGGAAAGATCCCACTAAAGGATTTAATAATGACGAAATAGAACTATTCGGGAAGAATGTAACCGTTACCGATAATGTTAGCGAAGACTAGCTGAAGGAGTATTTAGATAACTTTGATAATAATTCAGAAACTACCAGTTAGACTTTAGGATTAATCAAACAAATGAAGGATAAGTGGAAAGCACAGGGCGAATTAGGTACAGAGATCCATAGTATCTTAGAAATGCTTTTCAGAACTACAAAGGCTGGATTACTTATCACCCAAAGTGACAAAGCCATTAAGAGCTATATAAATTTACAGTATAAAGACAAAAAATTAAAGCAGGATACTATAAATAGTATAATTAAGTATGGAAAAAAGTTACACGAAGATTTAATTAATACATATGGACAGAATCTAACTTTCTTTCCTGAGTTTAAAGTAGTTACCAAGTTGGGATATGAGATCGAAGGGAAAGGAGATACCATCTTAGGAAAGATAGACCTATTGGTAGTTGATGGGGATGGGTATGCTCATGTTATTGACTATAAGACTTCCCCTAAAGATTCTTTTGATTCTGCGAAACAGAGAGCTTTTTGGTATCAGATGGGATTATATCATAGAATGATTGAGAATGCCGGAATTAGAGTTAACAGTCCATCACCTAAAGTTATTGTTGCTCCTATAAAAATGCATAATTTCAGGTAGGAGGGAGACACTTGGGTATTTGATACTATTTCAGCTAGGTTAGGAGAGTCTACTTTGGAAGATATAACTACTAGAGCAACATTAAATGAGGTTGCTGCTAATATTGATGAGTTTATTCCTCCTACCCCAGTTATTGATTTAACTCCCAAGGAAATTGTAACTAATGTTTCGTAGGTAATGGAGTATTCGTTTCCTAGTATAAATATGAGTAAGACTTGGGGAGACGAAGAAATAAAATCTATGATGGAAGGAAATATTGAGTAGGACCCAGAGTCTAAGAAATGGGTATTTAAAACTGAAAACTCTAAGATTCCATATACTGCTAACACTTAGGAAGAACTTTTTGAAAAAGTTAAAAAGTTCTATTAGGAAACTCTCCCAAAAAAACGCAGAGATATGGTAGCCTCTGTGGAAATGGCCTTGAAGAAAGGCATAAAAGAAAATACTAGTCTAGTTCCTTTACCAAAATAGGGAAGTATTAATGTTAAACAAGGAGCTTCCGCAGAATGGTTCTAGAATCTAATGGGTAAGTACTGTAGGAACTATTATGAAATTATCGAAAATGAAGCAATAAAGGCTTATGGGGTTATTCTACTAAGAAACAAGCTCAACGGGTAGATTGATATATTGAAAATTACTACTGACAATCTAGATTATTCTCATAAGTTTAATAAATCTAGTAGAAGATAGTTATTAACTGGGGCATTTGAAGTAGATAGTGTATAGGCTAGGAAACCTGGTTCATTGGCTATGAAAGCTACCAATGGAAACATACACTTGATGGAGACAATGGCAATCCTAAACTGTTTGCCTGAAATAACCTCTAAAGAAGGAATTATTGGAAATATACTTGTAGCTAATCCCCATTCTCTACAGGGTACAGCGGCATCAAACGAGGAATTAGTCTACAATTTCGGAGAGTTAGTATCCCACATTGATGGATTCTAGAATAATATTAAGAACATTAAATTTGCGAATAAAGTAGAATTGGCTAAAAATAAGCTTAGAGAAGTATTAGAACTTGGTGCTAGCACACACTGGGAAGAGGATAAGTATAAGTTTGTAGGAAAGTATAAGGATTTATATACATAGTTGGATGAAGCAGTCTCTACTAATGACAGAAGAGATATTCTTAGAAAATTGGAGGCAATTAGGAAAAAATTAGAAGAGCCTAATGGAGGTTTAAGAACTGAGTAGATAACATCGTTAGACACTTATAGTGAGGAGGGAAATGAGTAGAGAACTTTATATAATCATATAATGTTAGCTATTGCTGAAATATAGGGAGTGCAGTTTAGACAGCAGACTAAAGACAACGAGAAGTATCTTGAGAGCATGAATATATTTAATAACGGGGTTAAATCTCTGATGTTAGATAATCCAGGAAATCTAGATAATGCTACTCTAAATAAATTAACCTCTCTTATTACTGAAGCTTATTAGAACACTCGTGAGGATATGATGAGGGAGACTCCAATTATTAGAGAGCTAGTAGAGGAACTAAAGAAAAGCAAAGGGTTTGGAAAGCTATCAGAAATGACTGTTGGCAATTAGGCAAGCTTGTATAGAAATATGATAGAGTATAAAGATGGCGATATTCTATTTAAGAATCCCTGGAGCAACAAATTCTCTGGTACTGAACAGGAAAAGAAATTTCTTAAATATGCTCTTACTAAGATAAATTAGGATAGGTTTGGAACTGATGAATTGGATGAAATGATAACTACAGAAGATGTTAGATTCTTTAGAGTTCCATTGGCTGTAGGAAGTTTATCCTCACAAGCTTCTTAGTTAGGAAGTATTGCTGAAGCATTCAAGAAGAGATTAGTTAGTAGATTGAGTCCAAAAAGATGGTGGGAAGAAACACAGAAATAGTTTCTAGGAGTATTCTCAGATGTCTAGAATCCCTCTTCTGAAGGAGAATTATTTCAGATGAATAATATGTTTGATGCTGGAAAGAATACAGAGTAGAGACTAGAGAAGATTGCAGAGAAGGGATATGATTATTTTGAGAATAATCTAGAAACTTTGTTATTAAAGCATATATTTGCTTACTCTACTAAGAAAAACGTTGATTTAATTATGCCAATGGCTAAAGCATCAATGATCCATGTAATCACTTAGGGATAGTTAACTAATAAAAAGTTTACTAATACTGCCAATTATATCACAGATTATATAAAATCTCATATTAAAAACGAATCTTTAATTCCTGAAAATTAGTAGAATTTTAATGCTATTGTTAGCAGAATTAAAAATGCGGCATCATTCTTGGTGCTGGGATTTTCTCCTATTTAGTATGGCTACTAGATGATATAGGCTCTTTGGACCGATATAAGGCTAATGTATTAGGGAAGAGGAGATGAAAACACTCCTTTCACCTTTGAGAATTTTGCATTTGCTTTTAAAGAAGTTTATAGAGAACTATTTACTCTTGGAGGAAAGCCTACTAAATGTAGCCTATTAAATGATATGTTTGCTATTAACGATAGAGATATGAATACTTATGCAGAACAGACTAAATCAGATAGGTATGGAATATTCAATATGTCTAATATTGCTTTTCACTGCACCAGCAGACCAGATTATTACAGTAGAATGTCTATATTTGTCACTTAGTTAAAATAGGATGGCAGTTATGATGCCTATGAAAAAGTTGGAAACAAACTAGTATATGATTGGAAAAAGGATAAACGCTTTGAAGCATATGCTAATGGAAGGACTGATGACCCCAAATATAACGAACAAAAAGGGTTATATTACGCTATAGCTGAGTAGTTAGAAATAGAACATGCTAAAAATGCTGATGGTAGTTTATTCTAGATCGGACAACCTTTACCTAAATCTCATACAAACCAGCAGATTGAGAGTTTCAAATCGTTAGCTGATGATATTTATGGTTACTATGCCCACGAAAAAAAGGCAATGGTTCATTCCTATACTCTCGGAGCCTTGTGGATGCAAATGAGAACTTTCTGGTCTGGTAAGAAAAACCAGTATTTGGGAGGATAGGGTATCAAATTAAAAGGACGCTATGCTCAGTAGAAGGATGCTAATGGTAATTTGTTATACCTCACCGAAGAAAATGGCAGAATGATACCAACTACAGAAAATACTGGAGTTCCAGTAGTAAAGTGGGAGGGAGAATGGTAGGAAGGAATTATGCTAACCTTATCATAGTTAATATCTGGAACCTTTCAAGGAGATGGATTAAAGCATACTTTCGAAGATATGTGGTATAATGAGGATGAGAAGCTTAGAAATCTCTATAGAGCCAATTTACGACAAATCTAGTATGATTTACTAATGTTCTTTATTGTTGGTTCTCTTGTCACTGGAACATTAGCCGATTGGGATGATGAAAACATGAAGAAAGCTAAGGATTCTAGAGATATAGACGATGCAGCTATAGCAGCTGCTGCTCATATGGCATGCAAGATGGTAAGTTCGTCTTTTTTAGACCTTAACTTTATTGAATCTATTGGAGGACCACTAGTTTCTTGGCAACCAATGTCATTTAGTTATTTTTCTAGAAGAGCCGAAGATATATATAATACAGCATTTGGGGATACTTCTTTTACTGATGCTCTTATTAGAATGTCTTCATTAACAAATAATACTAAGATATTTTGGAATACTTTACTTCCTGAAAGGGAGTAGGAATAAAAAAATAGGGAGAAACATAGACTTTATTGTCTACGCTTCTCCCTTTATTATTTACCAAGTATTGTAATCAGTTATGTTCTTACTCTCCTTACATACATTACATTTAACAGATTTACCTATACCTATTCCACTATGTGTAAATGTTACTGAACATCCACACGCCTTTATTCCCTTATGTAGTTCATAATGTTGTTTTTGAAATTCGGCATATGCATTTGCCTCCTTCTCATTCAAACTATAAGAGATAGCACTAGGTTTAAATATATTAGATATACAAGCAGTACCATCAGTACTAATAACAAATCCAGAGGAAGTTCCTTCTTCCTTTTTGTCCTCGTTAATCTGCCGAATCCTTTCTTTGCAAATATGGATAATCTTCTCGTAATCCATTATTCTAGCATCCTCTTTAGACTTACCAGGTTCTTCCTTAGTTCTCAGTATCCTCTTTACAATATCCGCATCCCATGGATTCAAATTATATTCTCTCCAAATATCCCAAGGTTGTATTTTATGCTTGCTGTAATTAGAATTTCCTACATTATAGCTTCTAATGTCTTCATTCGTCTCCATCAACTATTTCGATTTTATATTCAAGTTCCATAGAATCTCTTAAAGTGTCTAAATCATCTACGAACATAATTACGTCTCCAGAATCCACAAAGTCTCTTAAGACCTCTATAAAATCAAACTCATCGAGTTCGTCATCACATTCCTTAGCATAGGCTACTCCTGTTCTGCTCAATAATACTCTATACATATTAATTACCGTTTATAATTGATATAATAGTGCCCAAAGAAACAGCACCTACTGTTCTCTTAACTTCTTCATCTTGCTCGTTATAATATATCAAAACTGGAACATTTCGTATACCTCTTGCATTCGCAAGTTCTTCCTCTTCGTCTACATCATGCTTGACAATTTCTATTCCAGTAAGCTGTTCTAACGTCCTGTCTAGTACTTTGCATGGTCCACACCATGATGCTCCAAACTTTTCAATTCTTGTAATCATTTTAATCAAATAGGCTTAGTTCTTGACTTATCTGTACTCTGTTATTTACGTACTTAATTGGTTCCGTTATTTCTCCAGAAATAAGTTCAGAGTTAGGATTTTCTGGTATTCTTTTAGCCAGATTATGATCTATAGTAGCATAACAATATTTACATCCCATCTTACAAGTATCGTATTCTCCTATTCCGTAGGTCTGAACGCTACAAGTACATCCACTAGTAATAGAAGCTTTAGTCGGCTTTATGTTAAGCCCAAATATCTTAGGACTCATACATCCTTCAACATATACCCCAGGATATTCCTTTCCTAATCTACATATCTGTAAATGTAGATTATTCTCGGATATAGCAATAACTCCCATTCTCATAGTAATCCAGTCCTTTTCCTCTTCAGTGAAAGGAATTATTTCTGGCATATTAGCTAATGTGTGGGAATATGGAGTAATAAAACTAAATATACATCTACTTACATACTTGGACAATTCTTTAGCCATTTTCTTGAAAGAATCTACTAACCATTCGCAAGATATTTTGTTAGTCTTAAGTAAAGGGTCAAACCTCCACAAAACATTTTCTTTGCCTACTATCTTACTCAACTCTTTTAAAGTCTTTATACTTTCATCTACCGATGGAACATTTGGCTCTATGTCAGTTCCATATGGAGTAATAGTATAATAGTATATACACTTATACTTGGAATTGATTTCTTGAATATATGGTAATATTTTAGAATAGTCCTTAGAACAGAAGGCTATACAGTCTACATCCTTTAAGGAGTATGCTGTAGTAACCTTAGTTCTAGGATTCTGGGAATAAATAAAGTCCTTATGTAACAATTTATCTACCAGCCAATCAGTATAACAAGCTACTATGTCAGTTCTTAAGCTGATGTTTAGAATTATTTATTTTTTCATTATCCTCGCTTAAAATAACTAATCTGTCTGCTAGTAAATTAGCTACCTGGTGGCGTACAGAGTCTGTAGTCCAATATCTCATTTGCGTTTCGATATGTCTACGTACAAAAGTATCCATATCGAAGTCGTCAAAAGTTTTCTTTAACATAAGCTCAGCTTGAGACTGCACTGCCTCTTTAAGCCAAGCTCTTATATCATCCTTGGTGATGCCCAATTCATTATGAATGTAATTCTTGAACATCGTCCATTTATCATTCTTTTCTGACATTAGATATGAAAGTCTATTACTGAAATTTCAACATCATCTCCTACACTGTCTAGATACTCTTTAAACTCCTTGTTCCAAACATCTTCGTCTTTGTCATTTGTAGTCATAGCCCACCAACCCATACTAGCAGACTCATGCCAATCTCCGTCCTCTGTTACAAAACAGAATGGAATTCTATCTTTTTCCAACATAGCATCCCAGTCTACTTCTTCTTTGGTAGCAAAGATGGCATTGAGGGGTTCTCCGTCTTCTCCTTTTTCCTTAAGAAGTAACCATGCTCCCCATCTACCTCCTTCACAATACCAATCCCACTTAGAGTCAGGATTATATGTAGACATCAAGTTCTCTTCGTCATCAATTTCATATCCCCAGTTCTTAGCTTCTTCCCAGGCATCTTCATATGAGATAAACAACCCTTTCTCTATGATTTTATTAGCTCTTTCAAGCTGTTCCTTTTCCCATTCGGTGGTAGGATTCTTATACTTATCTGCTAGCTTAATGGCATACTCATAGTTATCAGCGTGTCTGGTTTTAACCTCATCAATGGCTTCATCCTTTGTATATCTAACATATTGTTCTACCTCCATGTTTTCATCATAGGGTTCTAACAATGTTTCAACATTACTTCCGAATACTAGTCCTACAAAATGGCTCATACTATATATTTTTTAACAATTTCTGAAATCATCTTACCGTCTGCTTGAGGAAATTCTGATTTCAAATATTTAATCGCATTTCCCATTTCTTTCTTTGGAATTTGGAAACTAACCATATCTATTGAATTTTCTTCATTATAGAAATCTTCAATAAAGCCTTTTCCCTCACACCATATTTGTAATGCAGAATGTATGTCTGGCTCATTTACAGGCTCAGGAAGCAACTTTTTTAGTACTTCCAATTCATCCCTATATTCAGTTGCCAAGTCCTCTCTACCAGCCTCTATAAAGCTAGAAATACTGTCCTCTAATTTCTTACACATTTTAGAAATAAGCTGTATCTCAGCTGCTTCATCATAAGGTTTAGCATTTTTAGCAGTTTGTAGAATCTGAATTTCTGCCTTCAGATTCTTATATGCACGAAGTTCTACTTGATTTTTAGACTTCATTGCTTTAGCTATACATTCGTTTATATTTATCATTTTAAATTATTTAATCCTTCTTCTAAAACTTCATTTAACCAAGTGCCTCCATTGTAAAATTGGACAATGTACTTGTAAGTTCCATCTCCATTACTTCTAACGTCAACCAAATAGGAAGTGTCTTCTGGATATTGAGTATCATCACATTTATACAGTTCTCCGTTTAACACTTTATAAGTATCATCCACATCCATTAAGGTTTCAGCATATGTATCTCCTTCATAAGCAATCTCATAACCATATTTCTTACAAAGATACTCACAATATTCTTCTACTGTAAGTCCTTTTGTATTAATTTTAGTTAAAGTTCCTGTATGTAATTCAACACAACTCATATTTCTAGAGTATAATTAGAAATCCAATCTCCACAACATTCACAATGTCCTAAGTCTTTATATTCTCCTAGATGCTCAATAAGAGACATCCATACATCCTGAAGAGTAGCTATATCGGTTTCCCTATCTAGCATGGCTCGTATAGATACTTTTATCTCTTCCGGAGTCATGTATGCAGTCTCTTTTCCATCAACGGTAAGGGATGTGCAAATACATCCGTCAGTATATTCTATTTTCATAATTAATTTATTACCTATTATAATCCAAAGTCTTAACCAAATACTTGATTGCTTCTAACTGTCCATATGTTAAGGATATCAGTTTGTCATTTAAACAAATATCCCAACCTTCTCCATTTGCCCATTCTGTTACTTCTATAAAGTCTGAATCCTTCGCCAGATGGTCATACTTTTTTAATTCGTCGCTTACAGCTTTTCTTTCATGAATTTCCATATCAAATAATTATTTTAAAATATACAGAAGTCTTCCAGGTTCTCCAACCTAGAAATTTAGTAGGAACCCAGTTAGGTTTTCCTATTAAATCTCTAAGTTCTAATGGAGTCAAATCAAATTCCATCCCTTGAACATCATCTGGAGACAGTCCTATCCAAACTTTCATTCTTCTGAGATTCTATTTTTTCTTTAACTTCCCTATATGATATTGGGGTAAAATTATTATTATCAACTCCGACATCATACTGAGTCGGTAATAATACCCTAAGTCTAGAAATATCCAAACCATCAGCTTGTGGTCCGGAGTGAACATGGCCAAACAGTTGCCATACTCCTCTATATGACCCTCCATAACACAGAAATGGATAATGGTTTAAGTAGATAGAATTATCCTCAATTTCTATCTGCAGCTGAGGTACTACCATATCAAAATATAACATATATCCCTGTCTAAGATTCTTTCTGTCATGATTGCCTATAATGAGGTTTATATGACCATTTAGACGAGGGATGATGCTATTCCATACACTACTTCCACCAAAGGCAAAATCTCCCAGATGGAAGACCGTATCGTCCTTAGAAACCACCTTATTCCAATTTTCTATCAGAACTTCGTTCATTTCTTCTACATTTTGAAAAGGTCTATTACAAAACCTAATTATATTGGCGTGTCCGAAATGAGTATCTGAGGTAAAAAATGTATGGTCTGGACTATACTTAATCTTCTTTTCGCTCATTCTCTTCTAGTTTTTCAGCAGTTATATTATACCCAGTTTTCATCCAACAATAAAACTTAGATGAAACCATTTTTCTAAATTCAAAGTAAAACATCTCTTCTCTAGCTAATATAGGAAATAGGGTATGCGTTACTGCCAAGATTGAAACATTAAATTTCTTATGCAAGTTCCTGTACATATTAGACATTCCTACTTGGCGAGATAGATCGAATCCCTTGTCAACTTCATCAAACACTAATAGAGTTTTCTCATCCCAATGTTCCTTGTTTTCTTCTAACCATTTACCTAACATCGCTAGACCTCTCTGACCTGTAGACATACGTTTGGTTTGGAATCCTCCGTTCTCAAGTAAGGCTTCTGCTGAAGCACTATTATTAAGACTCGTTGGGTCATCAAATTCGGCACTAATGAAATAAAACCTAGTAAAGTCAGTACTTATTTCAACCTTATTTTTGAATCCTCTAATATCACAATATCCAAGCTTAGTCTGATACACAGCGTTTGGGTCATCTTTGCTGTTATCACATTGATAATCTCTTATAATATTAACGAGAGTTGATTTTCCACACCCGTTATCTCCAGCAATCAGAATCTCTGGATGTTTACTAAAATCGAAATTAAATTCATCACCTTGCTTGAGGGTTCGAAAATCCTCAAGCATTTTTATATTAAGGTACATATTAAGAAATCAAATCTTTAAGTTTAGAGATATACTTACTATTATCCTCAGCTACTTGCTGGTTAAACTCAATTTGAGTTTGGATAGAAGCAATCTCATTTTGTTTAACTTTAATGTCTTCAGCTATAGCTGCATTTAGAGCCATAGCCTGGTCATAAGAGGTCTTGAAAATATTCTTTACTTCTGCTAACTGTTCAGCAAATGATTTTATTTGTTTTTTGCTACCGAAAATACTTGAAATGTTCATAATATTAATTTTTACTTATTTATAAAATTGGTTTCTACTTCCCATTCGAAAAAGCTAGAGTCTAAGTTCTCATAACTTTTTCTTGGACTATTTGCGTAAATGCCTTTTAACTGTTCAGTCATCATATTTATCATTTCAGCATAGTCCATATATCTTCTTATTTTGGCAGCTTTACGAGTCCATTTAGAATTTCTTCCTACAGTATATACCGCTCCATACCTAAGACATCTTCCACATACTCTTGGATATAGGAAGGTATACTTAAGAGCCTTCTTTATTTTTCTGGGTATCCTTTTATTCTCCATGATATGTGAAGCCATAAGCTGCTCCATATAAGTCCCACAAAGTTTCTTCCTCCAAGTCTCTAGAACTCCACTCTAAATCTGGAAGAGAATATTTTACTATAGCAAAATACAAGTCTACAAATTCCTCTTCAGCATAGTCAAATTCATAACACCCAGCTGGTGCACCCCATTCAGCATCTAATTCCCTGACATACTTCTCGTCTATTATTCCTAGTTTTAATAGCTCTTTAGTAAATCTTTCTGGTATCCAATAGTTTGACTGAAAATCTACTCCAACCTCCTTGATAAAATCAAAACCTAGGAGTTTAGTAGTTTCTTTGTATGCTTTGGATATTTCATCTGCTGAATGATTAGCAACTATATGATAGTCTGTTGTACAGGCATGACCATCCCCTCTTGGGTCTCCAAGCGTAAATCCAATATTATACTTCATAATTAACAAGTTCCATATTCTGTTTCTTTATAAAACTCAATCTTTTGCCCATATAGTTTCTGTAATTCCTGATTTATTTCAGTAAACACACTATAAGGCATCTTTTTATTCTGTCTAGCAAAATAGGCAGGATGATACACTTCTATAATTTTGGGACTATTTACAATATACTTCTTAAATGATGATGCTTGATTACCAAATAAGACATATATTATGCCTCCATCCTTGGTGCTTAGGTTGTGAATCAATTTAGCAGTAAATGGCTTCCATATATCAAAATGGTAACCTACTCTACCAACCTCACAAGTAAAGGCAGTATTAATCATTAAAATACCTTGCTTAGCCCACGATTCTAGAGTGTTATCAAAATCTATTCTATTATGAGGAATCTCATAATTTATTGCAGCTTCTTTGACTACCTGTAATGAAGGCGATAGTTTATCTTCTGGAGTGTCCTTTGAGTTGCCAAACAATATTCCAGTAGCCACACCTTGTTGTGGGTACGGGTCTTGTCCCAGAAAGACTACTTTACAGTCTTTCAAAGGACAAGCCCTAAAGGCTTTAAATATATTTGGAGAGGAGGGACATAAAGTTGTTTTATCTATAGTACTTATCCAAGACAGTATCTTGCGAAGTTCTGCAGTATCTATTACATCCATCCAATCTCCAAAGTATTCACTAGCTTTCATTCACACCATCCTTTTTTCCTAAATTCTGCATGTAGAGGTTCTGCCAATTCTCTAGCCTGTGGATGTGCACTTTCTGCATCACGCAATTTAAAGAATCCGTCCCACTGTGTAAGAGTACCAGTCATAATTAATTCAGTCTTAAGACTATTAGGTAGTACAGCTCTTGCTTGCTGAGGTTTCCAACCCTGATTTAGTAATTCCAAATATAATTGTTCGGATATTTGTAAATTAGCTATAAAATTCCTTTCTGGAGTAATCTCCCAAGGTTTAAACCAGGGGTTCCCTTTTCCAGTTAAATGATAGTAGTATTCTCCAATTAAATTTCCATACTCATCATGATTAATGATAGTTCCTTTAACTTCTTGGAGAGCTAGGCTGTCTGCCCAACATGGAATAATAAAGGTAAGCTCATTACCAAATTTGTCCTTGGAATAATTGCAATAACGGGTACTCTCCTGAGCAAAACTAAACACTCTATGCCTTACAAATTCGTGGCTTACTCCTCTATCACATACAAATCGAACCGTAATTCTTTTCTCATGTTCCTTACCAGGATTACAGATATATTCCAAATCCTCAAGCCAACCATTTTCTACTAATACTCTATAATTAGTAGTAACAAATCCGTTCCAAGTTCCCTTTTCGGCTTCTCCAGTACTATTAGCTACAGAATAAGGATTGCTGCAATACTTAAAATACTGTTGTCTAGAAGACATCGTTAGAAATAGATATACGGTACCATGCTCTAACATAGCTCCATGTCCAGACTTTACCATTCTCTCAACAAATTTTGCAGCAGAATCTAGAGTAATCTTGTCCTCTGATTTGTAACAGGTTCTTCCAGCTATTTCAATCTGTCTATATACAGTGTCAATAAGCTCTTGCCTAGCCATTTTAGGTCCTATTTCCATATCAGATGGAATGATTATGTTTCTAGGTTTCTGTTCTAAGATTTCAAAATATGGTTTAATTAGCTTCATTGTAATCCTTTGTTAGTTCATCATTAGTGTATTCATCTGCTTCATAGTCACTCATTGCCTGGTCATACCATGTCCAATTATCAACACCTGCCATTTCTAGACAACGCAACTTCCATCTATCCCTTAATAACTCTGCTAACTCGTCTTTTCTAATTAACTTCATTTCCATAGTCCCAGTTCTATACCTAATGCTTTATCCATGAAGCAATACGTTGTTCCGTCCTTTAATGTCCTGGTATTCGGCTTTATGTGTAATGCTAAAGGACAATCTTTATTAATTCCTGTAATATCTCCAGTTCTCCAAGGTTCTTTCTCAGATTTTTCTGCGTCGATGCCTATTATGAATAAGGCTTCATCCTTATACTTTGCACATTCCTTGCAAGCATGATCAGAATAACCTACAGTTTTTCCATGTAGACTCTTTACCTCTTTTGCAGCTTCTTCAGAAAGAAGGGAATTCATTATGATTCCCTCCTCTGCTATATTCCCACAAACTGGGCATAGGTAGTTTACTAAAGAGACCTCTAGTTCTTTCGACATCTCTTGCAAGCTTTATATCCTTGTTTACGAGCATCTGATAAAGATATTTTCTTAACTTCAGGATTGCGGGCCTTCAAAGAAGGACAATCCTTACTAGTATGATAAACACTGCCAGTCTTTGTTACATATACATCAGTATCTTCATAGTCAATACAACCACCAGTCGGATTTCCATTTTCGTCGCAATAAGCTCCACTATTAGCTAGAATTAACTTTCCGTTATCAGCCTCTATTACTTCGTCACCATTTTCTAAATACATATCCTCTACCTTTCTTAATGTTAAACTTTTTATTGAATGATAATCATGTCTTATATTTTGTTCTGCTTCATATTCATCTTCAGCAGTAGTCCAAACATTTTGATCATCCCCATAAGTATGTTCTATATGATATATAAATCTTTTCATTTTATTCCTCCGAAATAAGCTCTACCAGAGTGAGATTTCTAAAGGTCTCATTTAGAGACTTTCTAGCTTCCTCCTCACTTGGAGCTTCTATAGTAACTGTTTCTGCACATCTTTTCTTAAATTCTATATAATACGTATAGGTTTTCATCTTCTTAGTTTATTAAAAATTTTACTTAATATAATTATAAGCGCCATACATATCATAGCGGTGATATAATATAGCGTCAATGTAAAGAAACACAATCCTGCGGCTATAATAGCTATCCAGATTGGGCTAGTTATAATTAGTATGAGAATTACGATAAATTCTAACATAAAGTTTTATAATATAATAGGGTAGGATTATTATCGTGTATATCAATCTGGTCTAGTTGATATAATGCCAACTTCTGAGAAAATTGTTGTCTATCAAATCCATTAGATATAAGGTGATAACCATTAACAGTGGGAATTATATGCTTAATCCTATCTCCCTCTGCTCCTCTACATTCATTAATTAGAGATATTATCCTATTCCTATATTCGTCGTCTTTAGAATCTATATCAACAATCCACAACTTTTTATAATTAGAACTTCTACTGGCACCAGTAGCCCTGTCATATACAGCTATGCCCTGCCTAGTATTTCCATTCTTAATCAAGTCTGCAAATTGTTTAATAGACTCGCAAGCTATATCAAGAGTATTTCGAGGATTAATCCAAAAGTAAGCTCTAGCATTATTACTATTACACAAGTCCTTTATATATGACTCTTGTCTCAGAAATTCTTCCTTTGTAAAAAAGTAGAAACTTCTAATAGTTCTAGCACCAGATGTATAGGATGGGAGTTCTACCCCATCCTTCTTTCTTTGAATTATTTGAACGAAATAAAAATCATCTTTATCTACTAATCCATCAAATAGATTAGCTAAATATTCAAAATTGTCTACCATAAAATAAGTCGTTAAATATATTAGCACCTCCGAAGTAGTCAGGAACACATCTAGTTATAATAAGCTGTCTGAATGAATCTCCATGCTTCCTTTTAAGGTAATCTTCAAGTGAGCATTTAGCTATCAACTCATTGCTTTTATTTTTAACTATAATCTCTTTATCATAGAGTGTCTCACTATACAAGACTACATTATAATTGATCCTGTAATTCATTTTCTATATGTTTTTTAGCCTCACGCCTTGCTTTTTTCTTATCTACCACATCCATCATTATTTCTCCGTATTTTTTGAAATAGATTTCACCTCCCCATCCTTTCCATCCTTGAGAACCATAAGCTCTTCTTTTTCTTCTACGTTCTACCTTTCCCTCTTTATCAAGGTATGGAGTAGGGATTCTATTCTTCGGATTGTGTGCGGTAGGATGATGCTCCTTGTAAGTTCTACTCATGCTATAAGTTTTTCAATATATTCTCTATCCTCTCCTTTAAAGATTGGAATCTCATTATCAATAAACCAATAACTTCTTAAAGTTTGATTCATAGTCTGATGATATTTCTTTATACAGCAGCTTCCTCTTTTAAACTTAGTAGGATAATCATTCCAGTTAATTCCTTTCTCCTGAAATAGTAACTCTTGAATTTGATTAGAGTTTAGACCTTCCAACTGTTTGTGAGAGAAATGTGCCTGCCCAGCTGAAGAAATGCTGTTCCTCGTAGCATCCTGCTGTCTCCATAGGATACAATTAGTTACTTCCTCTTTTGGAATGTTAAAGCATCTGGCATCAAACATTGCTCCAGTCTTAAGAGAACGCTTATATGAGCTAGTTAACTCATCATCGTCTAACTTTCCATTATAAGAAAGCTCTACGATTTGCTCTTGAAATCTTCTGTTAAAAATAAGAGTTGCCATAGATGCTGCCACACTACATATCTTCTGAACATTATAATCAAACCAGGCGTCAGTAGTAAGTTTCTGATAGTCGATAAGTACTAAAGTAATTTCATCAGACTGTGTGTATCCTAAAACACATCCCTGAATATTCTCACATAAGTACTTCATTGTTTCCTGCATAGCATTACACATAGCCTCATCAAAGGGTTTATTAAAACCTCTTGTGAATGTGTGAAATGCTTTTCCATCTAGTCTTATAATAACTGGTGTGCGTCTAGCTAAAAATGTTTTAGAACGATTCTCATAATAAGATTTCATTCTATCTCCTAATTCATCTTTCATAGCTTTTCTTTAGATATACTTATACTTCCTTCGTAGGCATTTCCAAAAATCTTATATTTAAAATCTTTATCTGGTTTTGTACAAATTATACAATAGTATGCATCTTGTCCTAGAGTCGCTTTTCCAGCATAAGAACATTTCCAACCTAGCATTTCCATCACTCTTCTTACTGTAGAAAATGCTATATCTCCACCTCTAAACGATTCTGGTTCACCTTCCATAATTAGTGATAAATTCTCGGAAATACTTCTTATACCCTGAGTAATAATTTCTCCCCTATTAACTAGTTCGGCATTATGCCACATAAGTTCATCCTTATCATTATAAATCTCTCTAGTAGGACTTCCATTATTATCTACTGGATCTAACTCATCAATAACTTCATAGATTTGTTCGGAATCATAACAATCAACCTCTTCATACCTAACTTTCTCAACCGCCTCCTCTATAGTATTAGCTTCTACATCATAGAAGTACCTGTTCCAAGAGCGGGACAATATATCCTCATATAGTTTAAATTTTGTCATAGCTCACTGATTAAAATTTCAGAATCCAGGTCTTTTCCACTATAGTCAACAATCTTAAGTTTCCAGTTGCCGAGGAATCTGGCTTTACATACTTCCTTAGCTATGGCTATTACATCTTCAGGAGAATAGAAAGCGTTAGTCTTATCACCAACCTTATATCCGTTCCATCGTGAACTATCTTTTTCAATTTCCTCGGAAGTAACAGGCCTTACTAATTCTATTCTATAGAATCCAGCAGCTAGAGGATTTTTCTCTTCAGCCTCATATGTTTCCGTACACATAGTGTAAGTATTTGGGCTGTCCTCTGGACTGAAACTTACTCCATCAATGATAATATTACCATAATAATGAACTGCATTCCAACTTACTCCACGATAAGTAGTTACATCTAGTGTAACAGTTCTTGGAGAATTATTTCTAATCCAAGAACCTCTAGTGATGAATCCAGGAATAGAAATATCCAATCCTGCATCATCTCTAAATACTTCTGGGTAGTCTTTTCTGTCCCAACAATGTTCAATAGCTTCTTTTATATTCATATCACCTAGGAACTACGTCCAAATCAGTTATATAAAACGAATTATCATCTATATCCTTTTGCACAAAGTAGCCTCTAACCTCTACAGTCTCTCCGCTTAAGGTGTGTATCATAACCTCTCTGTCTTGGTCAAATTGCTCCAATATTTTAATTAATTGTCCTACTAACATTCCCATATAGGATAATATTCATTATAGTGTAAACAAAACCTATATAATCTATTAGCTGCTTCAACTGGAGTATGACCATCCCATTCATCTGCTTTCCATCTTTCAGGAATATTAAACAGATTCCAATCCTCTATTCTGTAATGATTACTTACTTGACCAGTAGGAAGATAAGCCATAACTATGAACCATCCTCCTCCAAAGCATAGCTCTCCATCTGAGTGTCTATAAGATTTGTGGACTTCATATTTACCTTCTAAACTGTTAAAGAATGCTGCATTATACAGCATTCTATAATGATAAAGTTCGTCAAAGCTATGAAATCCATCGGAGATCTTGCCTTCTGGAAGAAATAGATTCTTTAACCTTTGTAGAAGTTTCATATTAGAACTTTCCTTCGTTAGGTTGTAGACATATAAGTCCCTGTTCTCTCCACATCTTTACACACTTAGAACTATCATCAAGGACAAATTGTACGTTATACTTTCCCTTGATATTTTCCTCGTAGATTCTTCTCTTACAGTCTGGACCTGGACTATAGTCTCCTACTGGTCTAAAGAACATAGCATCAGACGGAATCTCATTCTTCTTTAACCATTCCTTTGTAGCATCTACAACCTCAGCAGTTCCTTCTCTACCAGTAACTATGAAAACTAAGCAATGTTCTCCCATTTGTCTTACTAGACGACAAATCTCTTCTACTGGAGTATCCTCTAGCATACCATTGGCACTATTTTCTCCATAGAACGGTCTTCCAGAAGTATTTAGGCAAAGAGTGGCATCCATATCTACTAATATCACTGGTCTTCCTCCATCAACGTGTTCAGCCTTATTCTTAAGCATTTCCTTAATATCGGAACTAATGATAAAGTTTCTGTAACGTCTCCAAGTTTCTTTGATAATCTTCTCTCCAATAGGATTAGGACGAGCAGCATCTCTTAGAATACATTCTTCAACTGGAGTCCAGAAGTCTTTATACTCTATATTCACATGAATTCCAGTATCCTTCTCTATATTCTCACATAAAGTACGAATCCATGCATCCTCCTTAGGATTTAGGTTCATATTATCAACTACTACATCGTAACCCTTAATAAGAGCAAATGTAATCATATTAGCTTTAGCCTCTGTTACTAACTTTTCTCTACTTGGAACCCAATAATCGCCTAACATATTGCGAATGTCATCATTATTGAATCTCACACGATGTTCTGGGCTTTCATGACACCATTGTTTGGCCCAAGTTGATTTACCACTTCCTTGAATACCCCTACAAATAATAAGTTTTCTCTCTTTCATTTAATCAGTATATTTTGATAAACGTTCTTTTAATCTTTCTAGCTTTCTTTCTTTTTCCAGTTCAACTTTTTCCTTTCCAAAATAATAAGAAAGCTGTTCGCACATAATCATAACGTCAGCAATTTCAGTTATAATATCATCCTCTCCAACTCTACCTCTTCTAAACTTACATATAGCATTAGTTAACTCGCTACATTCTTCTACTACCATAGCGGCTTGAGCCGGAAACCCATAGATTTCCATAGCTCTTCTACATAAATTTTCTGAATCAACCATTAACAATTACTTTCATTATATCGTGATACAATTTAACTGCCTCTTCCACACTTTCTTTCCTCTCGGCCAACATCTTACAGATATACATTCCTCTACCTGTACTATATCTAACCTGCTTTATCTTTTCCATATCTACAGTATATTGTGCTGGAATTGATTCTAAAGCCTCTCTTAGATTACGTTCTGTTATAATATTGTACATTTATTTTTCACTAGTTGGCTTAAGCCATAAATTAGTATTCTTAAAAATGTAATCTCTTAAATCAGTGAGTTCAGATAACCACCCTAGAGTTAAAGATGAGTTACACTTAAAGCACTTTGTCAGTTCTTCCCTTATTCTCTCCTCAGATACTACTGGCATTTTGTCTAAATAGTCATAAGCCTTCATAGCCTGCCACATATCTTCAGATACCCGTAGTCCCTTGGTAATAGAAAATCTTATGCCTCTGAGAATCCTTAAAGGGTCATCATCAAAGGTTACAATGGGAGGTAATGGAGTCCTAAGAAGTTTCTCCTTAATATCTTTAAGACCTCCAAAATAATCAATGATTTCTCCAGTATCAGGGTCTTTAGCTAAAGCATTAACAGTAAAATCCCTACGTAATAAATCATCATAGAGATTTCCTGGCTCAACTATTGGAGTTCTAGTACCTGGAATGTACCCTACCTCCTTACGAGCCATTACAAAATCAGCCACTCCTTGATACTTATAGCCCTCCGGAAACCTAGCTCGAATTGTATAGCAGTCTGGAGTTACTAAGAAGATTTCAAACTTTTCTGCTATTAAATGTTCCCATAATAACTGAAACATATCACAGGTAGTCAAGTTTTCCTTTAAAGCTTCCTCGCATGGAACTGCTACATAATCAATATCCTTATTAGTAAGGCCGAGAAGTTCATCCCGTACCTTACCTCCTACTTCGTAAAACTTAAACATCTCCATTTTCAAATAATTCTCTAATATCATAGCAGTCAATATAGGGAGTTCCACTTGCAGTTTCTTTTTCACTTGTGAAGAAGTCTACAAAGTCCTCCCATGCTCCATCATCCTTTAGAATAAAATCAGCAAGAGGGTATATTGCCATCTCTTCTAACTGCCAGGAGAGATGATACTCTTCAGCAGGAACCCATTGGGTAAGATACTCCCCACAGTGGTCAACTACATACTGAATACAATGGTCTAGCCAGTCATTGCCTGCAACCTTACAATGATAATCGTAAAGTATTGGATACTTCTCTGCTAAGAATAGTAAGAAGTTTTTATCGGCTTCTCACGAGAAGTTACAATAGTCAGTAAAAGACTCTCCAGCTTCTCCTTCCCATATGCTAATAAGACGTGCTACATCTTTAGCCTTCAAATCCTCTCTATTGTAAAACCTTGTCTTCTCCATAGATTTCTCCGCTATATTCATTCCATTCTTCGTCATCTTCACATTCTTCTATGGAAAAACTATAGTAGGTACTCTCGTCTACTCTACTCCATAATTCATCCCAGTCACTTTCTTCCATTTCATCTGGGTCATAGCCTTCTTCCTCAGCTATATCGTTCTCACAGCTGTAGCTTTGAAAGTTATCATAAGCTAGTTGTTTGGCTAAATCCCATAACTCCATCTCTGATTCAGCGACTGCTCTAAATGTATCATCCATTCCACACCAATATGTAGAAACATGAATTAAAAACCTTTTCATAATTTCTTAACAGTTATTTGGTCGTAAGTTATACCTTCTATAACTCCATCTAGATAATTATATACCACGTCCATCAGAGTATCTTCTGGTACATCTTTTAAACTAGTATATTCTTCAGATCTACCATCGTTAGCGTCTATCAATAACGAGCTATCGGAGATATCAAATGTAAATTCTAATTTAAATTTCATGTTAACCTACGTTACAACAAATTTGACTGAAGTCAGAAAAGCCTAAAGATGTCCACGATATGATATACCGTAGAAACTCACAATAATTTTTACTAGTAGTAAGCTCCTCTAGATACTCCTTTAAGAGTATAATCTCCTCAATATAATCTGGATTATTGGCAGCATATTTTTCATATAGAGTTAATCTCTCAGCAGAAGATTTTATATCCTCTTCAATACTATGAATAACTCCATCTAAGTCTGAAGTATTCAAGTTGGTATATACCTCACTTTCTCCAGCCCATGCCACATTAACTTCATCGCAAATTGCACTATATATACAGTGGGACCGACTAAAGCTAACAATATCTATAGGCTTACCTTCATTTTTAGGAACACCATATATAGTTAAGTAACTACTCATATTTATTCAATTTATTAATTAACATTTTATTATTTTTAATCAACTCGCTATTACGAGCGCGAAGTTTTCTATTTTCTCCTTTTAAAGTCTGATTTTGAATGATTAATTCAACATTCTTAACATCATAAAAATCCGTTAATTCTTTAATGCCTTTCCGAGCTAAAGATGCTTTAAGTCTCCTATTTTCATCTTTCATAGCTATATAGCTCTTAGAATATTTATTTATTCCTCTAAGCTCTTCAATTTCATCCTTTAATTTTCCAAGCTCCACTAGAGCATTACTATAGTATTTCTTACGCTCAATATCATACTCTTGAAACTCTTTTATAGCTAATTTTAACTTAGCAATTATAATATCTTTGGAATCCATCAAATTCTCATTCAGCATACTATGTCTAATTAAAACAATACTTACAACTCGCTTACTAATTTAATTACTAATTCTTTAAGGTGTTGTAACAATTCTTTCTTAGATTTCTCAGTAATACAAAGACCCATTACGTCAGCTCTGTCTTCTAAGCAATCAATAAAAGAATCTATCTTAAACTTCCCTTCGTCAAATCGGATGGATTCTCCAAATGCGCTTAGAATCTCTTCATCTGTAATTAATTCTGTTGTTGTAAATTCTACATTCATAATTACTTGACGTTTGGTTCAACAAAAGATACTGGCTCATATAATTCCCACCCAGTTAGCCATATTGGAATGACTATAGTTTCTACAGCAATAACATCCCAAACAATGTTACCAATACACGCTTCATAGGTTACTCCCTCAATCTTCTTAGTTTGATAGTTTGCCCAACCATAAGGTTCAGCTACAAACTTAGTTCCATCAGCTCTCTCAAAAGTCTTGCTGTCTGCACAAGAACTTAAAGCAATAATTGCTATTAACAATAAACCAAATAATTTTTTCATACACTACTATATTTAATTAAAAATGATGCCCTAACTGCGCTCTCAGCATTACGCCTTGGACTGTAGGCACTGTTAGTAGGCCAAGGGGGCTCAGGTTTGGCATCACTACTATAGCCCCTTATTCGTTAATGAATCCAATGATCTGATACAGTAACATCTGCACCTAAAAATACATTAGGACAGAATGGTTTCCCTCCATCTATCATACATTTAACTAATACCTTAGATACTTCATCGGCAATAGATTCTGGGCATTCTAGATTAAACTCGTCATGGACTGGAACACACATCTTAACAATGTTAAGAAGCTTATGCTCCTTAATCCAATTAAATAGTTTAATAGAGGAAAGTTTAAAACACATTGCTCCCCTGTTCTGAATACGATAATTGATAGACTGCTTTTCAGATGCTGCTTTTCTCTGAAAATATCTCTTAACGTCTTGGACGGTATCACAGCCAGGAGAATCTCTCTTCATTTCTCTGTAATAATCCCAGAACTCTGGGTCATTGAACTTCTTAGAAATCCGCCAGAGGTCATCAATATCATATATATGTGCTCTATGCTTAGTTATAGGATTTAACAAAATATAACCATCCCTCATTACCGCCATTCTACAATAATCTTGATACTGTTTTACTCCAGGGAAACCCTTCATAAAGTTATCATAGATTTCTTGAGCTTCTGACAACGGTAGACCCTTGTTATTAGCTATAGTATTTGCATCGCCTCCATAATTGATGGCAAATTCAATACCTTTAGCATCCTGTCTTTGGGCATGATATAATTTAGCTATATCCTCTATAGGGCAGTCTCTAGGGATAATATTCGGATAAGACATTTTAGCTACTAGACTATGAACATCCCTACAGCCATGTTCAAATAGTTCAATCATAGCCTCGTCCTTAGATACAGAAGCAATGATTCTACTTTCTTGAGACTGATAATCCGCAGAAATCCACTTATTACCTTTCTCTGCAGTAAAACATGCTCTAGTTTCCTTGTCATGAGGTAAATTCTGTAGATTAAGTTTATATACTCCTCCTCCAGAACTTACTCTAGCTGTATCAGCTCCTAGTGAGTGAAAATCTACATGGATTCTTCCAGTCTTAGGGTTAATTGCCTTCAACCAGTTTTCCCCATAAGTAGAAACCACTTTTGCAGCTTCCTGATATTTTAGATAGATAGGAATAATCGGGAAATCTTTAGCCTGTGGAGCTAGAAGCTTAGCTTCAACAGATTTCTTTTCCTTCTTAGTTTGCTTATCAAATGTCTTGACTTTAATTCCTAATAATTCAAATAACTTGATAACTTGTTGAGAGCTACTCCAGTTAATTGTGCACTTAGGCTTGGTATCAAAGCCATTAAATAAATCACCTTGATTATCTACCTTAGTAAATTGACTTATTACTCTTTTTCTATAAGCTTTAACCTTTCCGTCTGGTGTTTCAAGGTCTTCCTGAGGGCATCGGACATATTTCTCTTTTAGCAGTCTAGCTACTTCATCCTCTATTTCCATAAGATTATAAAATTCCAGTTCTGGGTATTTAATATCCCATCCATCATGCTCATGTCTCTTTTCAGAATCCCATTGAACTACCCAATCGTTTAGTTCTTGCTCAGCATCCTTCAGCTTAACAAGGTCTTTAGCCATCTTATTTCTCCATTTTACGACATCTAGATGAACACCGCAATGCTTGAAATAAGCAAGACTCTTGATAAACTCACACTCAAGTTTCATAGCAAGATTTAATTCTTGCTTAGCAAGCTCTATTTCTTGTTTTTCTTTAATGTCTTCTAGCCACATTACGTCTCCTGCAGCATAGACTACTACATCTTCAGTAAGACCATCATTTATAATCTTACCTCGAACAGATTTATCTAAGTCATAGTTTAGATAATTCCATGCAGCTGCTTTCAAACTCATTTCTCTTATATTAGCTGGATAGCCTAACCAAAGTAATTTCTCGGCAATCATACCATCCCAGATATAATTTGGCCAAATATCCTGCACATATAAAAACCCTAAGTCAAACATTAAATTCCATCCAAGAAATACTCTATCAGACTCAAAATAATTCTTTATCTCAGCTTTCTCTTCTGCTGACATAGTTGTCCAGTCAAAGACAACTTGATTTTCTTTGCAACCTAGTTGCACAGTTAGTAACTCCTTAGTATGCGCATCTAATCCCTTAGTTTCAGTATCAAATTGAACTAAAGAAAGAGGCAACAATATTTTCATTGCCTCCTCGAAACTTACTTCTTTGTATTTTGTAGACACAAATAAAGTTTTATTCCGACTTACTAAATAAATCATGTTGATAGATTTCGATGTTATTTATTTCAACATCTTTGGATTTGAACCTATTATAAATAGCTTCTTCAACTGCACCTTTAATATCATCTTCATCTATTACTTCTACATCTACGAATAACCCTAATTCAACTCCTACTTCTACCTTAACCTTAGTAGGTAGTGGTTCATTGTAAGGTGCTCTAGGGTCATTAGCTGCACCCATTGGATAGTTATCTAAAGTCGTCATATGGGTCATAAGTTAAAGGATCAACTACTTCCCAATCATCTGCGTTTATATCTTCACCATCAAAAGGATAGTAAGTACAAGTCCTATCAGAAAAGTCATACATGATAAACTGGTCATGGTATGTAATACCTACACCGTAACTACACATAAGAGCTTTCATATCATCAGGGATAGAACGCATAGCAGGTATTCCATCTCCAGAAATCATTGCAGGTATCTGCATAAATATCACCAGATTGCTCTGAAATACTTTCCTTCTTACTACTTTTCCCTCTTGTAACTTAGACAATATTTCTCCGAATTTCATTACATTAAATTTTTAAGTTGATTAGAAAATCTACGTCTTAATTTAGCTAAAGCTCCCTCCTTCATCTGTCTTATTCTTTCTCCTCCAACACCGTACATATCAGCTATAATTTTAGGATTGACCGGAGCCATTCCTATACCAAATAACATACAGATTAAATCGTGCTCTCTAATTGTTAATTTAGAAAGTAGATTCTCTAGCTCTTTAGTTACATAGCTTTTATTTACTTGTTCATCAAGGGGGTCTTCACCATCTGGAATAATATCACAGACTTGACTGTTTTCTTCATCTCCTCCTATGAAATCGTCCACAGAAACTAACTTATTAGAAAACTGTGCTAGATAGTCAATTTGCTCCCTAGGAATATCAGTCATTTCTGATATTTCTTCGGAACTTGGATTTCTATCATGCGATTGCAAGAATTTATTAGTTGCATCGAGTATACTTATTACCAATAATTGCTGAGACATTGGAAGACGAATTTCTCGTGCTTGCCAATATATAGAATTATAGATACTTTGTCTAATCCACCATACAGCATATGACAAGAATGTCACTCCTCTTTCTGGGTCAAACTTATCAATAGCTTTCATTAATCCTTCATTTCCACTAGAGATTAAATCCATTAAAGGGATACCTCTATTCTGAAATTGCTTGGCGATAGTCACAACAAACCTAAGATTTGATTTTATGACTTGTTCTCTAGCAACATCATCTCCTTTTTGAGCCTCACAAATGAGACGAGTTACCTCAGTACTATCTAAAATCTTATATTTAGATATATCCCTGAGATAACTCGTCAACAGTGAGTCAGAACGGTCTGTGAAAATGATTTTTTTACTCACCTTCTTTTACAACCTGGGCTTCTGAAATTTCATCTTTAGGAGCATTAAGACCAATACGAATAGATAGTACTGATATATATGCTTCCATTGCTTTTAGTTGGGCGACTAGTAAGTCTTTATTAAGGCTGTCAACCTCCTTGAACTTATCCCCTAGGATAAAATCTCTGAGCTTAACAGCACGTTCATTAACTTCGTTAAATTCTCCCAACATTCTTTGAAATACAGCTTGTTCCATTTGATTAATTTTTAATATTTACAAATGAATCTAGACCCGTAGGTTTCAAGGAAGTCCTTTTCTTCCTGTATTATCTCATAAATTCCAACTGTTACTAATGACAATACTAATCCTCCAAATATATAGACCAGAATAGTATTAAATATCCAAATATAAAGGTTCATAATTAATATCGTAAGAGTCATCGAGAATAGATACATTGGCGGTCTTTGTCTCACCTGCATCTAGTAGCCAATGATTTCCTTCGTGGATATGTCCACAAAAAGCATACTTTGGTTTCTTATCTATAATAGCCTTAGCCAAGACCTCATTTCCTGCATTTATAGGAGTAGAACTCCACCTACCAGGCGGAATCATACCACAATCATTTAATGCGGGAGCATCATGACTAATCAATATATCGCAATTTCCTGGGATATGTGAATAGATTTCTTCTAGTTTCTCATCAGAATACATGAAAGCCCAATTACCAAATTCATGGCAGGCCGGAGTTCCATAAATTCTATATACCTTTCCTTCATCACTTAGATAGTCTAGATGAGAATTATCAAGAAATTCAGCTTTTCCTTCTGTAGGAAATTTAATCACAGAGTTATTCCAAAGAAAATCCCTATTTTCAAAAACAAAATCATGGTTTCCAGCTGTAAATACTACCTTCTTACACGGCAATGATTTAATCCAATCTGCAAATACAGTCTTCAACCACTTCTCACACTGTGGCTTGTTTCTCTGCATATAAAGAGGAACAATATCTCCACATATTAAAACAAGTTCACATGGCTCTATATAATCAATTAGAAATCCATGTAAATCACTTATTGCACATATTTTCATATCTTATGAGCTAATCCGTAAACATTTTTAGTCCATCCATTCATATGCCCTTTGTTATTTCCAATAAGGCATCCTTTGTTTGAGTCTATCGCGTATACTTTATGAGTAACGCAAGCGCCTCTAACTTTACAAAATACTACATCTCCAACATTACATTCTTGCCACCTTATAGGAGTGACAAGATGCTTTTCATTGCTCTTATACAGAGGGAGCATTGAATTTCCCGGCTCGCTTGTTATAAACGATTCACCAGCCTCCAATCTCTGTATCTTTCTCAGTATGTTTGGATTCATCAGAATATTTATTTAGTCCTTCCCTAGTCATATTAGGTACTATACTAATATAAACCTTTTCACCATCACGGTCATACGACCATATATGATTGTCTACTACATAGCTTAGAGATTTATCATATCTAGTATAGTCTAGAATAGCTTCCCAAGTAGCCATGCTGCCAGTAATACTATCCTTTTTATGTTTAGTAGCCCAGTTAAATATCCATAATAAATGCCAAGTTCTGAAAAATGTTATACAAATCATCGGGTCCCATTCGTGTCTGGGACTGTCCCATTTATCCTTCCATCCTAATGCATGAAATCCTATATCTATCACCGGACTATAGTAGTCTCTTCTTATGGGAAGTCCAAATGTCCAAAAGTTCTTTCTAAATAGAAAGTGGGCCTTGGGGCGTTTAAAGTATTTTCTGGCTTTCCACCAGTGATACCATGGATTACGATACTCGTTCCAGCCAGGAGAAAGGAAAGGAATTTTACTATGAAAAAAGTACGACAGCTTGTAACGCAAACTGCCATACTTTTTACTAGTTAAGTACTCTTTAACATTCATATCCTTGTTTTACTAGCTCTTTCTCCATTTCGTCTAAAATATCATCAATGACATAGTCAGTTAGACAATCAGAGTCAGGAAAGCCTAAGTTCCGCAGATGATAATCTATGTTATCTCCCGCTTCATTAAGTATCATCCAGCCTTCAACTTCTCCCTCTTCATCTTCCTTAAGTGTTTTCACCACTTGGTCGATTAACTTAGGGATATTCACATCGTAGTTCTTAACTACCTCTACATTATAACTTATTATCATGCTTCGTCTTCAATATTAGTTTCACCTTTGTCAAGTTCCTTTCCTTCCTTATCTAGGAATTTAAAACATTTAAGCTTAAATGCCTCAGATTTCATATTCTCAATCTTAATAACTATTCCCTCATGAGGTACTTTGTTATCGCAAGATGGCGAAGTTCGCTCCATATAGAATCTAGCGTCGTTAGCTAATTTCTCCATGAAATTTTCGTTCCAGTGCTCAGCTTCGTTAAGTTCTGGATATAAGCTATTGGCAGTACCATAATACCACTCTTCTACTGGGATAAGACCTACCTTAGCGCACCATTGTTGAACTTCCCTAGCACTAAATTCGTGAACTACACCGTCAACATTAGTTAATGTTACACGATATATTCGCACTTTAAAGTGCTTTTCGTGAGTATACTGTTCTCCTTCTTTAGGAGGCATACAGCCATAGTCATAATTCTTTTGGATATAGCCACCATTAGGTAAGAAACCAACGATTTCATAATATGCAGTCATACCTTTAGACAAGCAAGGTTTAACTATTTTATCAGCTTCCGCCCAAACGTCACACCCGTAGAATCCAGGAGTAACATTCTTATTATAGAACTGATTCTTTATTACCGTTCTAGAAGCATACAAATAGTCATACTTATTGAACTCTTCTCCAGTAAGCCATTTAGCGATTTTCTGTTTCCAGTTCAGATCTTGTTTACAAAGCACATAAGCTGATATACCAGAAGTTCCGTGAATTTTCTCAGTAATACTGATTAAATCATTTGGATGAATTACATTAGGACATTTCTTAATAAGAGTTGTGTCGTAGTGGAATCTAAATTGTTCATCAATGACCTTGCTGATTCCTTTGACCTTCTTCGTTTGGTTGTTACGTGGAGTTCCCCCTTGTCCCTGTTGTCTCTTGGGAATGTACTTTTTGTTAATCCAAAATTCTTTGCCTTCATGTTCTACAATATCAAATTCAATACCTTCTTCAACTTCAATCTCCTTATTAGTCACAGACATTATATAGTTCTGAAACTGGACTACTGGAAGAATAAAACCTTCAGACAGCTCATTCTTTAATCTGATAGCTTTTACTCTACCATTATCCTCAAACATACCAGTTTGTTCTGGGTCATTGTTTAATTCTTTATGACGATAAAGATTACAATATCTCAGAAAATCTGGATTTATACAACAAGCTGTTGGAAAATATACATATAGTCCTGGCTGAGAATCAATCCCAGTAATGATATTGAAACCATCAATGGTACAACACTTAAGTCTAGTAACTTCTGGATTACTATGCGCTCTGAAATTTTTAATGTCTACAATCTTCGCCAAATAATTTACATTGGCTCTTTTACTCTTAGATAACTTCATTTATTCTCTATTTAAAATGGTTCTTCTGTAGTTTCTATAAATTCACACATAAAGTTAGCATATACCTGAGCCTGTGTTTCGTTAAACTCATTATTAAAGTAAAATTGAAACACATGGAATAATTCGTGATAGAAGGTATTTCTTATCTGTTCGTCACTAAGAGAAACCGTTCCATCATGTTCAGAATTAATAGTTCTAGCTAACTTAATGGTATTAGTAGCATCACAGAAATAACCATAGTTATTGTTTGGAAGAGAATCTTCTATGACTACAGTTATTTCTTGATTAGCTACTTTAAATTTATCTGGAAGCTTTCCTCCCTTATTCAATTTCGTCATAGTAAGCTGAATATAGCTTATTTAAATAATTTACAAACTCCTCTTTGCTCTCAAATAAGTTATCTACGTCTGGAAGCTTTACCTTGTTGGCTATTCCATCATTATCATAGTACACAATGTCTATACCACTCACACTATGACACATCGTATCGCACATTCCAGCAAAGATTAGAATGTCATTTTCTGATAAGTAGTTACTCAACCAGGGAAAATCTTTATTATCGTCTACATGATGTCCATAATACCCACAATTCCAACTTTTTCCCTCTGAGAACTTACCAGAGTATTTGCTAACATAGGATAATACTAGTAAGAGAAGTTCATCTTCTTCAAAAGAACTCTTGTCAAATTCAATAGTATCTCTCATATAATCCCCATCGTTTGCATCGCACTCCACATATACTATATACAATTCCCTATTATTCGGAATAATGGAGTATTTAGCTTTCTTCAAAATATCAAACTTTTTGTATTTCATCGCGTATCAAGTACAATAAAATTATCACACATTTTTATAACATTCACTCTTATTCCTCCTTTTAAAGCTCGTGTATCACACACTTCATACTTTTCTTCTAGGAGAGAGGCGTCTTCTTTAGTAATCTTTACCCAATAGACACCATTTTTCTGTTTAGAACCATTCCATATCAGATGCTTTACTAGCCAGATATAGCGCTTCTCTACATCATTCATTGTTAATAATAGATTTATAGATTTTCTCAGACTCCTTTAGGAACAACTCTGATATGTTTTCGTCAGTAGTAAATTCCTCCATAAAGATTCTTCCGAATTTTATATTGATAATATTCATAGAAGCCATAGCTTCTCCATAAACCCAATCCTTGAAACATACATTACTAGCTTCTATTCCAGTATATGTAAGTTTCCTGAGCATACATATAGAGCATATTTTCTTACACTCTTTTCCTATCTCTACTAATTCAGTTAATTCATCAGGACTAGCCTCTCCTATATCTCCAATCTTACTTAAATAGGCTGAAAATTTGGATTCTGACTCTCTGTCCTTGTAATACACAACAGAGTATACCCCACTAAATCGTGGGGCAGATTCTATGTCTAGAACAGCTATTTCAGAATCAGTAATAAATACATCGTCTATGTAATTAAAATAGACATTTCCTAGAAGGGTAGAATCTTCAAACTCAGTTGGGCATAACATTGCATATGCCTTTGTCCAGGTTTCCTCTTCTATATCCTGAACCTTGTGAGACGTATTAATCATTCCTATTTCGTATAAACTACACTCATCTGGAACTTGTAATTCCATATCGGCATAGTTACCTCCATAGTAATACTGTCTGTAGTTAATCTTTTTCATTTTTACTCATAGTCACGAATACACTTTAGAACAGGCTGTAATGGTGTTCCTTCATCAGATAGATAGAAATACTTAACAGTAGCCATCTTTCCAATAAGCTCTTTAAGTCTTTCTCTATACTGCTGCTTAAGCTCTCTAGAACCCATCGGCTTAGCCTTAAATTCTATACCATCTTCAGTTATTAACGTAAAACACATATCCTCTTCTCGAAGACCTTCTGATAAGCCAGTAATTTCAAACTCTGCATCTTTATAGAATTTAAATTTAAGCATATCATTAGTACGTTTTCCGAAGCCATACTCCTTATCAGGATTTCTACACACTACACCTTCCCAACCTTCTGATACATACTGGTCATGGAGTTTCATTATATTCTCATATCCAGAAACCTTCTCCTGTGGAACTAATTGCATTTGAAGTTCTCCTTCTTCCCATTCTCTATTTGGGTCAAATCCAAGATTAAGTTCCTTTTGCAACTGCTTAAGAATCTCTAATCTATCTGAGAACTTCATTCCAGGAATCATGATGTCGTAAACATAATATTCAAGCCAGTCACAGTCAACTGCGTTCTTCTCAAGACGAGCTGCTCCACTGATTTGTTGGAGGCTTTTACCATGTTTATACAACTCTCCATCAAGTATATAAGCGGGATGAGATTCGAAGAACTTAAGCAATTTCTCATTTCTTCTGATATGACCTGTTGAATAGTCATAATTTCCCCCTCCCCTAGAAGCAGATAAAATCTCACCATCCTTGTAGTAGAAGGAACACCTAACTCCATCAATTTTTCGGCTAGCATACCAATACTTAACCTTATTGATTGAGGATTCTTTAACCTTATCTGCAGATTTTGCAAGCATATGCTTTGCAAATCCATTCTGGTCCGTCTTGATGTCTCCATAAAACTCCTCCAATTGCGTTTCACTATAGGTTTCTGGATCATTTTCCATTTCCTTGTAACCTTTATCTAAATATTTCTTAAGCTCAGACTTAAACTGTAACTCAAGCTGCTCTCTATGCGTTCTACCAGCCTTACCCTTAGTAATAACGATTTCTGGCTGTTCTGTCATCTTTCCATGTAGCTGTCCAGTAACTCTATTAATTACAAATCCAGCTTTTTCTTCATCCCACTGTTCTGTAGTAGATAAATATACAACTCTAAATTTGCCAGTTGAGGCTTTGCTTAACAAATATTTAATCATGAATAGTTACCTTATAATCATCATAGTCTAATACATCATCTAGTCCACTGTAGTCATATTCATTCTCGATTAAGGTTTTCAAAAGCTCTTCATCGCTAACGAACTCTTCCTCTATATATTTCTTTAGCCATTCTTCCTGTAAATCTTCTCCTAATACAATATTTTTGTGTACTGTAATAGTGACTACTTTCTTTTTAAGTTCTTCTAGTGTCATTTCTGATAGTCCTTAACTAAGTTCCACAAATCATCTATAGTATCAGTAGGAATTATATTTCCGTCTTCATCATAAGCTTCATTAGGAAGACTATTTTTGAATAGTCCAGGCTTCTCAAACAACCACCAATTAACCCAGTCCACTCCTTCATCAGAGAACAATTCCGGAAGTACTGTATTTAAGAATCCCCAACCGAGTTCGGATATAGGAAGTTCAAACAAATCAATTCCAAAATCAGACCATCTATCCAATTCCTTAGAATAGTTCTGGGCATTTTCAATAAGCTTTACAAATCCTTCTTTAGTCATAGTAGTAATTATTTTAATATTCTTTTTGTAATATCTGTCTTCCAACCGCAATCGCACTCCTCGGCTGCTATCTTAAATGATTCCTCTAGGTCTCCACTTTCCATATACTCTGCAATTAATATATCAGTGTCTACATCGTATTTATCAACAATTCTTTCAGTGACTATCTTAACTGCAACACCTTCGAGTTCGTCATAGATAACATCTTCCAACTTACTCATTAATTCATCCCATTCATCACTTAGTTTAGCTGTGGTAGACTTGCTGTCTTCTTCTCTCATAGCTTCTTCGAGTTCTAATATTTTAGACCTCAATTCCTCTTTAGTCATGGTACTTTTAATACATTTTTAACAACAATTTCCTTTTTCATCTTACCAAATTGCTTCTCGATTTCTTCTGGAATATTCACTCGTATATCCATTAGAGAAGTTAGATACTTGACTTTGTCTCTTGTATCATCAATAAAGTGATAATTAGTTTTGATTTGATTACTAATGTCCTCAACTCTCCGCATGAGACAAAGTATTAGGGCTAAATTACATAACCCCAATACCATTAATATCCATATCATACTCCGGTATGTCCAAATCCCCCTTCTCCTCGTTCAGTGGAAGGTAATTCTTCAACAACTTCCCATTCTATAGTTTCATGCTTAGCAATAACTATTTGGGCAATTCTTTCTCCATCAGTAATTCTAACTGGGACATTAGAAGTGTTCACTAATACAACTCCAATCTCTCCTCTGTAGTCGGCGTCAATGGTTCCAGGTGAATTAAGGACAGTAAGTCCCAATTTTAATGCAAGACCGCTTCGTGGTCGAACTTGCGCCTCGTAACCCTTAGGTAAAGCTATAAACAATCCAGTCGGAATCAAACATCTACCTCCGGGCTTTATTTCAATAGTAGAAGCAACGGGAATACTAGGAACTCTTCTATCAGTAAGATTTCCTTCCTTGTCTACCACAAATGGACCATTTGGATCTTCAATTTTACTAATAGCTACAACATCAGCATCGAAAAAGAATTTCTCAGGCTTATTGTCTACTAACTTAATTCTACTAAAGTCTCCTCTAATATCCATACCTGCTGATAAGGGAGTTTCATACTGAGGAAGTTGATGTCTTGATTTATTAATTATGAGTACTTTCATGTAATAAAATAAATTCAGTTAAATAAAATCTTGCATCTATAACACACTTAGGAACTAGTCCTTCTAGGCTTAAATTAGATCTTAGGGCATCTCTTACAACAGTAGCCGATATACCTTCTTCTACCTGTTCTCTTGCCATGAGAGTCATTGATATATAACCCTTCAGCATAAACTTTGGAAACCATGTTGTAATAATTTCGTATCCATCGCTATAGTAGATATTAAAATGGGACTCTTTTATAATACTAACTATGTTAGCATATAAATAGAATCCCCAATCCTGAGAGTTATCAGACTCATCAGTCAAATCATTAAGAGGCTGAATGATACATCTACTAAGTAAACCTTCGTCCTCTAAGGCAGTTTCTAGTAATTTTATCCTAACCTTTATAGGAATAGGATTACGCTTGTTTACTTTATCAGCACTACCAACTAACAAAAGAACCTTATCGTTCTCTGAACAAGCTTTTTTAATTAAAGCTAGGTGCCCATTGTGAATGGGCTGAAACCTAGCTAAAATAACTCCATATTTCATTTCTGATCTTTTGGTTTTATCTCTGTTGTTTTAATTATTTCCCTAAAGTCGAGCAATTTCCAGTTCTGCCTCTTATACTTCTTACGGTCTTGTGAAAAATCTTTTAAATCAGATTTGTTACAGAACAAAGCAAAGGCATAATCAACAATAATCTCAGAAATCTTTTCATAATTCTGTTCCTTGTTTGTAGTCAGGTTGAGAATTACATCATCAATCTCTAAGTCTGGACAATTATACTTAGCTGGAATATAATTTTTGTCGTTGTAATATACACAAACGATGTTAGTAAATTTTCTTATCATACACTTAATTCGTAGAGTCTTATTGGAGTAAATTCAAATATAAACCACTCTCCATCTGCATCCTGGAACATACTAGAGTCCCAATCTATCATGGTAATTCTCTGTATTATCTTAGTCGGCTCACTATCAATAATTAGAGGAAGCCCAACCTTAAACGCTCCAGTTATCCCTTCATACACTTTACCAGCACCTGACCTATGACTAACTTTAATCATTCCGTGCTTGGAGTGCAAGAGATTTTCTTCTTCTTCAGTAAAGTCCTTGAAGATATTCTCTTCAAGTCCTTTTATCAGAAGTTTCTTCTTTTCAATAATATCTTTAACCTTCAATTCTACCATACACTACAGGATTATTTAATGCTTTCATTATCTCTTCTATAGTACAAGTATTAGCTTCACTATAGAATGCCATTACTGGAGCTGCATCATTATCAATTAATACAGCAAATGGAGTATGTCTAGCGCTAAAACCTCCCTTAAGCTTGAAGGCGTTTTTACGTTCCTTGAACAAGCCTTCATGGTAAGTTTGTAATTCTACTAAAGGATATTTAGAAAGAACCTTTTTTAATTCGTCAACCAGATGTTGACTGTTATCATCATATGCAACCTTAAGAATCATTTCCAAAAACGTGATGTTATGTCTTTAACTATGGGTTTTCCACAGCTATTATCTATATGAAGCATAACTTGATTAGTTGTCTTACTATTTAAAGGCCCGTTTTCTTCAATATATGGACCTAGCTTGATATAATCGAAATGCTTCATATTCACGTGCTCTGATAGTTCTTGTCTACCTGAGTACCATGCCACTTTTAAATTCGGATAATAATCTTTAACAAAACTAGCTAACACATTTACTAAGTGAGGATCAGAATCCCCTCCCATAAATGCTATACACGAAATACCATCTGTAATTAGTTCGTCTAGATGAATAATGTAATCATCGGAGAACCCCTGCGGATATTCAATTAATGGTTTACCTATATCTTCGGCTAGGTATTGACTATGACATCCTTTACAATGACAAGGACAGTTAGATATATTTATAGCTAATGTAATCTCATCCGGAATTTCCTGAAAGACTACTCTGGCATCAACATATTTAAGCATACTCCTCAATCTTTTTAGTTTCTGTATCTAATATAAAAGGTCTTCTTACGTCTAAGCAAGCAAACTTGTCAGTAATAATGGGTTCTGATTCCAATTGAGTATGCCCAAATATTTGATAATATGTAGACTCTCTATCTCCTTCTCTGACATCGCTCCATACCATACTGCCTGTATTAGACCACCCTCCTCTCATACGAGATACTTCCCATAGGAAGCCAACTAGAAAGTCCTCAGGCTTAGTAATTAGGTCAGTAATAGTAAAATCCATACTCTTTAACCAATCATTAGTAACTCCAGCATGAGTATATAGAATACCTTCCGAGAAGTATTTGAGTTGGAATAGAGACTTGAAATTCTCAAACATTTCCTTAATTAGCTCTGCATTAGCGTAATCATACCTAGAAGCACTTCCGAAATCATAGCAATAAGCACAGTCGTGATTTCCAAGGAGTAGTATTACCTTATCGGGATTATCAACTTTGAATTGGATAATCTCTTTAAACTCCTCTATCGCATTCTCTCTAGTAATACCTTCATAACCATATGGGTCGAGGTAGTCCCCTAAAAAGACTACCTTATCCACACTATTAATCTTCTCTTTTGCTTTTCTCCAGAATGGTCTACCGTGAACATCTGGAATAATTAAAACTTTACTCATACAACTTTATCAATTCTATAATGTGCTTTTTCATCGTATTTCCACGCATTACATCTTTCTTTATTTCCTCTACAATAATACCCGAAGTCTGCACAAGTCAAGCAATCTTTACATAAGTTTTCTTTAGCATATTCAAGATATATTTGTCTCTTCTTTTCTTCGTCATTCCCATAAAATACTAAGGTATAAACGGTTCTATCAACTGAGCATCCAGGTCCTGCAAAAGTTTTAGCTTGTCTAGATACTATATGAGATAGATTAAAATGTTTAATAACTTGCATTTCATTAAGGAACTTCTCCAGCTCAGCAGCTGTTCCTACAAACTCTTCTATTTTATACATTTTTTGAATATGTTCTTCTTTCAGCTTCTATTCTTCTATCCTTACCAAAAGCAGTGATAGGTCTTAGATAGCCAATAATTCTGGTATATTGAGTAATATGTTCACTTCCACATTTAGGACATACCTTAATGGGAGCTTTCACAATATGTTTACAATCCTCGCACTTACTATTAGGAATATTGAACGTGAAGTAATTAGTTCCTTGCTGAATAGCAAAGTCTATAAGCTTCAAGTATTGCTCCTTAGACAGATGTTCCTCCAAGTTAATGTGAGCTGCACTACCTCCATCTGTATACTGATAAGTCTGCCTTCCATGAAGTATAAACTTATCCAACACTGATGTATCATCATGGGCATTATAGAAGTAACTATTGTATAGATTCCTATCTTCAGGAACCCAATAGCCATCTGCTTTATCCCATTTATAATTCTTACCACCAAGTCCCTCTGCTGGAACGACTTCAGAATTAAATAAGAAGGGACGCTTTTTGTCATGGATAGAATGAAGTTTATTCTGCTCTTTTATTGTTCCAAGTATGAGCTGTAAAAACTCAAAATATTCTGGATTATTAGATACCTTCATTCCTAAGAACTCAGCAGCTTCATTCAGACCATTTAGCCCAATAGTACTATATAGGTCTTTGATGTTTATGTAACCTCCATTTGAAGAAGCAAACATCTTCTTATCCTCCCACTCATAGAGCATGGTCTTATAGGTAATGTGATACTTGTATACTCTCTCTAGAATATCTATTAGATATTTTTTGAGTAGGGCAACATTATCTTTACAATGCAAGAGATTTTTGTCTCCGTCTTCACTCCACCAAGTAGTTTCTTGTCTAGCCCAATCTTGGACAATTCTGTTAATATTCAGAGTAATAACATTACAAGAACCTGTCTTTACACCAGTCATACCAGAGGTAGGACTAAATGTATTTTCAGCTAATTCATTACGAAGACGACAACAAGATGCAAGACTATCTGCACTGTCTGAGATATAGGTAAAGAAACTATGACCTTGAGAATACATTTCTGCACATAAGTCTTTATAGTTCTTATCTATAATGTCTTTACCGTCATGCACCATAGCAAAGGTTTCTACTGGAAATGTCAGAACTTGTTTCAAGCGAAGTTTATTAAACCAAGACATGAACAATCTCTGTAAAGTATCAATTGCTACCCATTCTGGCTTAGTTCCGTCTGGATAGTAAAATTCTCCAAATAGAGATTCAAAATAGGTCTTATCGTAGTACGAAACATTAGTAAAGGGAGATTGATAACTTCTGTTTCCAGCAGGTTGATTAATTCCCCAAACAAACTGTTTAAAAGCTTTAAGGATGGAATCTTCGATAGTTCTCTTAATAAGAGAATGTTCCGAAGTACATATACAGTCGAGCTTCTCGTACCACTTTTCTCCGTATTCAGCAATAATATAATAGTTAAGTGCAATAAAATAGCTACCTACAGCAACTGCTCCTTTACATTGAGAAGACAATAGAAATACTAAGTTAGTAACCTGTCCACTAAATGACTGCAAATCGTTAGGAGGGCCAGGAGTAACTCCATCAATATTACCTACTCCCTCTAACATTAGAGGATATAACGAGACTGCCATACAATACTGTTTAAGTACTGACGTAGAAGCCTCATCGTGAGTATAAATAATATGACTGTCTAGGTCTCTAGAATATTGAGAAGAGAGTTCGGGATAAAGAAGTTTTAATTTCTTCTTCATACGATAGCGCTGAATTTCTCTGTTCTCGCGCTTTCTATCCTCACTCTCTAATGTAGCAACGTTCTTAGATACAACATTAGCATTTCCATCTGTTTCAGATGAAGTAGCTGCATTTTCGGAACTATTAATATAGTTATCTTGATAACTAATCTTAGCTATGATTTCTCTAAGTCTAGATTGTTCACTTCTATACTGAGAATATGCTGAGGCTACATCATCGTAACCATAGTCCCTCAAGGTTTCTATTACTACGTCCTGAATCTCTTCTATAGTAATGCCGTCCCATAAATGCATATCAGCCACCATAGCTGTAATGACTTCTTTATTTTCTTCAGGACAGCAAGCATTAAATGCTTTAGATATTGCTTCTACTATCTTATTACCGTCAAATTCCTGTAAACTTCCGTCTCTCTTTACTACTTGCATATTAAATACCCATTACGTCCTTAATTAACAATGTCTTCTCGAATTTATTTACTAAGTCTCTCTTATCCTGGGTAATCAAGTCAGTAAATGCGTTATACACGGTAAATCCATCTACAACATTGTCTGTTGTATAATACTTAGATTTTTCATCATAAAACAAATCTTTATAAACATCAATCGGAGCAGATTCAGCTAATTTTACAGAACCAAATCCCATGTTGATTTTAGAATTGATGCAGTTGTCAACCCAGTGACCTAGGTCAGCATATATATCATCTTTCTTATACTCCATCTCTGAAAGTTTCTTAAGCATTAAGTTGGTTTCATCTGTCATCGACATAGCATTTCTTAAGAAGCTATAGTTAATAGCAGATTCTGGCTCTAGCTCAGAAACATTTAACATTTCTGGATTAAATACACACAAGTTTAGACAAGCCATATTTAAAGCTCCTACATAGAACTTAACTAATGGTTTACGAGTATCAAGGGCATAAATCATACTAATTACTCTTTTATGATTATCCCAAGCATATTCGTCCGGCAAAACACCTTGAATCCAAACTCTATTGTATATTACATCATCAAAATTAATCTCCCCATCTTTAGTAAGCGATATTTGGTCAGCAGGCTTAGCATTAATGATAAAATTATCAGTCATTTTAGATACTCTGTCTATAAACGGAGTTACATAGGCTTCAGTAGTAAAATACTCTTTATCCTTAATTCTAGTTGCTTTCCCTTGCATCAATTGTTCAATCGTCAATTCCATATTTAAACATTATTATAGTAAATCTCCTTTAATAGGAGGTCTAATCTAAAGTGTTCATCCAATGCTTTAACCCTATGCCTTAGAGAATACATAGCTAATTCTGCAAAACTCTCTAATTCTGGTTCTTTGTATGCTTTGGAAGGTGAAACTCGAAAATATTTGCGCCATAAAGGTTCAAATTTTTCCATTAGAGTATCTATTTCCTTTCTCGGAATGTAGCAAAAATACCTTGCCGAATCGAGAAATACTCCATTGAAATTATCTACTCCTAAATGAGTACTAGTATCATAATACACGTTTCCTAAATACATCATAGCCTGTAATAAAGACCTATGTACGAAAACAGAGTTAATACCTATATCTCTTTTAGTTTCTTGAAGAATCCAGAACTTGACATTCCGGTTTTCATCATAGAACCTAACTATTCCATCTGTAGGTTTTCCCGCGATGGATTCTTTTCTTCCGATTATTAGAGGATTAACTAAGCTAAAATAGTTATAGAAATGATTTTCTATTACATCTTCAAGCACACAACCTCTGTTTGTATAGAAATTAATTCTAATCTGAAGTCCTGTTATAGGAGTAAATTCCATTTAATTGTTAATTAGTTGTTACACTTCCATAATTAAATTACGTTTAATATCTATTAAATATTGCTTATCTCAAAATAAAAAAGGAAGACCACCCTTAGGCAATCTTCCTTTTAAACGTATATCTTTCAAGAAATTAGGCTTCGATACCGAAAGCTAACCAAGTACCATTCTTGGTATTCTTAGAAGGAGTATATTGTGCAGTTGCTACTACTGCCTGTCCTTCAACAACATCCTTAGTTTTCACCAACTCAGCATTTCCTTTATACTTACCGCTCTTATACAATTCTTTGATTGCGTTCTTAGCGTCAGCTTTGTTAGTATCAACTTGGCAAACAACAGTCTTAGTTTCTTTGTCAATCCACTTGTAGAAAGTCTTAAACTTACGCTTTCCATCACCTTTAACATCGTCAATCTTGTACGGACGCTCACGAGTGTCTGCAACAGACGATTCGATAGTAATCAGATAACCAGCACCGGGGCAGTTCTTGCCTTTCTTAGCGAGATATTCAAGCATAAACTCTTTTACATCACGCTCAGTAATACCCTTAGTCTGTTTAGCTTTCCAATTTTTGTAAGCCTGAGTTGCATCACCATTTACATGGAATAATGTACTTTCAACTTGTGCGATTGCTGCTTCTTTGCTTTCTGCTACTACTTCTACTTTCTTAAAATTCAAAATCGTTGTACTCATAATAAATAAAATTTTTAAACATAAATCATTAACATATAATCTGAAATTATTTTTCCGTATCTAATCAGTATTGTTTCCCTTACTGATGTAATCAATTATACTACATCATACATAGAAACCCTAATCTTCAAATGTTAATTTTATGTTAAAGGACGTTAAAATCCTCTTAACTAAAAATCTCTTAAAATGGTACATAATTGTCGAGCAAAATCTGGAGCTGTTTGGGCATATCTTTCGGCTTAATACCAAAGTCAAGAAAAGTGGTACACCCATACATTAAATCCTCACAGATAGCCCCTAAAGACTTCAGAAAGGTATTTTTTTCTCCCTCCCTAAAATCTTTTCCGACTTTCAATAAAACATCATAACACGTTACCTTTTGACCTTTTTTCTTTAACTCATTAGTTATATAACAAGTAAGAGCAATACAGGCTAGTTTATCACCCATATTGCTCCCTAGGTAGTTTAAGGTAAAGTATTTTGAGTAAATTGATGACAATTGTTCAAAGCTGATATTTTGAAGGTCGTTCATCAAGAGAATAGTCTCTATAACCTATCTGATAGGCTACATACTTCAAAAGAGTCTTGAACTCATGAAATCCTTGTCGCAATTCCAAATAAGTAACTGGCCTAACCTTACTATAAAAGTTCGGAATGGTAGAAACTACTAAGTAATTAGCTTGCAATTTTGGATTCTCCAAGTTATAGAACTTTTCAGCACACAACTTCAGAAGGTATAAATACATCGCAAACTCCCTACTATAGTGATACTTATTGATATTGGTATCAATTTCACTAACGATTTTTCCAATCGTCTTAATATCATTCACTACAATAGTGTTAGTTTCTGTATCTATTGTATAATTATCTAGTTTGGACTTCAGGTGTAAGATAAACTTTTTTCCATTAGGGCAGGTCGCCTCCACGTCCAATAAAATAGCTTGCTCATTTTCAGAAATAGGTGTTTTAGTTATCCCTTCAGGATGTAAAAGTTTCTGCACTTGCTTATTGCTATTTAATGCTGATACACAAGACTTTACGATTTCTAGTGATTTGTTGTCAAGATATATAATTTCCTTATCTTGTGTTAAATCAAATTCTTTTAGCTGTCTATTCTTCCAATAGTTAGTAGAAGCTTCAATCACAGATTTAGCTAGTTCCTTGGTAAGCTTTCCCTTATAATATTCGACCTTGTCTGATGCTTTCTTTACATCGTCAAATGTCACTTCTCCTTTTAGAAAAACGGGATAGAGTTCATTAGCCATTGCTCCTAACTTTGCAGTAGGTTTACCAATGTCTTCTGACAGTTCAAAACTATCTGGCTGTAGCACCAATTCGTGTACAGCACTTCCAAGTTCCAGAGCAGAAGAGAAAGTATTTTTAAACCCAGTAAAGAATTTATCTGGATTACCATCCTGCCGAGGATTAATTAATCCTAAACGGGAATTACTAACGTATCCACTGTACTGTTCAGAAAAATATACCTTATCACTTATCTTCTCCAATCTTAGTGTGTCTAGCAGCGGCCTAAGCTTGATATCTTTTAATTCCATCCTAAAGTTGCTAATTCTAATTCATATGCAAATCTAATTTCGTCAATATCTAAACTATAAATGCGGAATAAAGGATCTCCATTCTGGTTATGTGGCCTATCTATTAGCAATGCTGGAAGTCCAGAGTTTATTGCCATAGTCACATTACTAATACTGTCGTCGATTAATACATCGCATTTGCCTTTTATCAAGTCAGCCTTGTTTCCGTGCTGATAATACATTTGATAAATAGGTCTTATGGGTAAATTGTATTTAGCTAGACAATTTCGAGTATAAGTTTTACTGTTAATTCTTTTAGTCGCATAAATATGCGGCTCGAAATTCGGCTTTTCTAGCAAGGGTAAATTTTCCCAAAACTCCTTGTTGTAGCGAAGACTTACTACGTTTCGTGTAATTACGTGCTCGACTAAATCTGATTCTCTAGGGAATAGTGTTTTATATGCTCCCCAGAAATCGAAGATTGTGTCATCCAAGTCTAACGCTATCCTTAATGGATTACATAAATTCATTTATCTCAGATACTTCTCCTAAATATATCCCATGTTTATCGGCAAGTTCTTCGCAGAAATCATCATAATCCAGAAGATCATCTAAATCGTCGTACTTATTTATATACATACTCTTTATTTTTTCTTCACAATCCTCGTAGCTTCTAGCTACCACTTTACCAATTCTACAGACTTCATCTGTATGCCATGGAAATAAATATGTGTTCATAACTCGATTACTTCAATAACATTTAATCGCTTCTTAATTAAAAGTTCAAGGTCTTCTCTATCCACGTAGACAAAGTGACTCTTTTTCAAATCAGATAATGTAGAGTCAAATTCTAGAGAAAATGCTTCCTCAGTTCTCCAATTCTTCTTAGCTGTCCTCAAATAGAGGGCATACTCGTCATCAAAGTCATTAACTACACAGTTCTTAATCGTAGGAATTGGACCTTTAACTATTAACTTTTTCATTTCTTAAGCAATTCATAAAAATATTCTATAGGTATTACAGCTACTTGACCCACGCTAGGTGCCCCGTTCTTTCCTGCCTTCTTCCAACATATACAGAACGGTTTAGATTTATCACTACAAGCGTCCCTAATGTCAAAATAGTTTGGCATATTTTGGGTAAACTTGGCTTGGATATTAACTGGAAGTTCATTGTTCATATCAACAATATCTATTTTGTCAGCATCAGCCAGTTTGTTCTGGCTTCTACTAGATACACATCCTTCATATCCAACATCTCTCAATTTATGAATTATTTCTAACTCATATTGAGAACCTTTTTGTTTACTTTTCTTCGCTTGCTTACTTCTTCTAACTGCAGGATCTGCCCATTCAAAGGTAATTCCATCTTTCGATTTAGCTCCAGAGCCAGGTTTATTAGCCCTAGCTTTAATAGAGTTTATCTCTAAGCCAGTTACTTCTGAGGCTTCTTCTATAGTTTCGAAGGTTTTCTTTTCTCCATTTTTAAATGTAGCTGTAACACTTGTATTAGTCTACTTTTTCATTCCGTTTATTCTATTTATTTTTTCATTAACTTTACATCTCTAGGGTTTCTCTAGTCAATAACGAGTTGCTCATTTATAAAGTCCAATAAGTCTTGTGTATTTACACACGCTCCGGCTGGAAGCTCACACCTATATACTGTCTGTCTAGGAAATTTGGATATTAGTGCTTCTTCGTCTCCAGAAATAAAGTTTTCTCCAGTATCATTAATTACTACGTAAAATACCATTTCTTTTAAATTTGTCAATAGTTAACTTAATCAACTCCTGAGTAGCTTTTCTTCCATAGTCCCTATAGTAATCACTTATATCCTTAGCTCCTGTGTTTCTGGGAATCATTGATACGATTAATTCTGGATGTTGTTTCCTAATCTTATTAGTAAAACGAACTCCAGTTAGGTCATTATCATATAGCAACACAATGTATTTGAATCTCTGCTTTAATTCTTCTAAAACTTTGTCAGAAACAAACTGAGTCTCAGAGTTGGGAGCTATAGCTGGTATTCCTAAAGAATATAAACACATTACATCTTTCATAGACTTAGTTATTACTACCAGTTTTCCAGTCTTAGCTAATTGTTTATAGCCTTGAATAGTCTTAGTAGAAACATTACCTATGAATCTAAACTCCTTTCGTTTTGGCATATAAATACGCCATTGCTCGATGTTCTCTTTCTTCCCAAAATAATATCCATAGATAGGACTATGTTGGGCAGACTGTGCATATATATTTCCATTTAAGAATACAGTACTACAACTGTATACCTTAAACCTATGTAGAATATCTTTAGTAATACCAAAGCTTCCCCACCACTTCAACTCAGGTTCTGAGAACTCCTTAGCTTCTATTTGGATGAAGGTTTGTTTTTCTTCCTCAAATTTCGGCTGGATTTTTACTGCAATCTTCTTTACAGGAGAATCCTTAGTATATCCAAAGTCCTTAGCTATAATCTTTAAAGCAGTGTGATAGTTACAATTATACTTTTCCATAACTACCCCTTCGAATGTCAAACATTTTCCGGAAGCAAAGTCCTTAAAATATAAGTTTCCAGATTTTCCTCTAAAAAAGCTGCAGGTGACATGACTGTCACTACGCAAAGGAGACTTGAACAGTCCTTTCTTAACTGGAATACCCAGATAATAAGTCATGTAAGTCTCCTCATTGTTCTTAGATAGAAGAAATTCCTTAGTAATTTTGGGTTCAAAAGTATAATCAAACATAGTCACTAAGGAATTTATGAATTACTCTACTAACAAATCATTATAGCAAGTTGTCAAGATCGAAGTCATTTCCTGGTGCAGCATCTACACCGGCAACATCTGCAATCGGGTCTTCTGACTTCATTTCGGTAGGCTTAGCTTTCAGATACTTCTGACGTTCTCCCTCCTCATAGTCAGAGAAGAACAGCTTGTCACCAATATAGTTATCAGAGATGAACGACTCACCTTGTTTGTTAATACCTACGATACGAGGTATATCAGCAACTACTTTACCATCACGGTTTCTACCAATCAACTTCAACTTAGTCTCTGTACCTTTAACTTTTTCAGTTATAGTAATCAGAGCCTTAGCTACATCATCGAAGCTCTTAAATTTAGAGCTAGCTGCTTGCATCTTTTCAAATCCTGCAGGATTGAGAACCTGTGCAGTCTGCTTAACTACAGCCATCAAAGTCTCGAAGTTGGAAGGCATGATAACCTTTCCACCATTCTTACTATCAAACTCACGTCTCTCATCATCGCCAGCTTTAGGGAAGAATTGGGTTACAGAGAAGTAACCCTCTTCGTTCTCAAAGTTGATTGCTAGAACTTTATAATGAGCCGTTGGATCCTTTTTACCATCAAATTCTTTGATTTCACATCCCATGAATTTTACATCATGGATGTTCCAAGGAGTTAAAGGACGACGTGTGTTTCTTACTGCTGAGTCTGCTGATATACCAAAATTAAATGCCATAATTAATTCAAATTAAAATCAAATTTTTCTAAGTCTTTGTCATCTTCGTCTATGTTTATATTATCTAATGATTCTATATCGAGTTCATTCTCAATATCAATTATCTCATCAGGTACAGAGTTTTCTTCCTGTATCTTATCTCCTACTAGATAATAAATTCCTTTATCCTCTGTAGGCTCTAGTTTAAAGGTAGTACCATAAGCTGAGAGCTTTTCATTAGCTGCACCTCTATAACTTACAGTATTACTCTTCGTTAACTTGTTTCCACTTTTAGTTCCGAAAGCGGCATCGGTTCCAATAATAGGAACTGCCTTCTTATCCTTTTTCTTATACTTGATGTCTACACGACAATCTGCACAGACTTGTAACAAGTCTACTGCCCCTTGGGTCAAAATCAACTTGTTAGAATCAAGCGTAATAATAGGTTCAGGATTTTCATCTACCTTAGCAGATGAAGATTTACTACTTGCAGCTTTCTTAGTAGCTACGGTGTCAACATGGATTTCTTCTTTACCAATATAGGTGATTTCACCCGTTTGCTCATTCACATCATAGTGAAACAGTATGTCTAATTTCATTATTCCCCTTCGTTATAAGCGTCAATAACTTTAATAATCTCATCCAAATCATTATCAATTTCTAAGTCTTCAAACATTCCCAAAGAAGTCTTTGCTACACAGCTACCATCATTGTTAGTGATAAGCTTATACTCCATTCTACCGGAGTCTCCTTCGTTTACTTTAGTAAAGAAGATATATGTAAACAAACCTTCCAAGGTTACTTTTTCAGACAGCAACTTACCAACAGTCTTGATAACATACTTAGGATTAACGTTGTCTCCAACATTTTCTGAGTGAGTCAAGAAGATCATTTTGCAATCCTCTCTCATCTTTTCTGAATATCTCAGAATTTCCATAGCGTGTTGAGCTAATTCACTAAACTTAGTATAACCAACTTCAGTTGCTCTATCAACGAACTCATAAGAGAGAACATATTGGAAGTCATCAATGATTACCTGCTTGATGTGTGGCATCATCTTATCAATAATTTGAAGAATTTTCAGTATTTGGTCCCACTTTGAACTTACATAGTAGTTACCACTCACGTTCTTTCCTTCGATTTTGATGGGAATATACTTCTTCTTCCATGCACGGAAGGGAAGGGGTTTACCCGTAGTACTTATAATAAAAGTAGTTTCGGGATTAAGATTTCTTAAACTTGTACTTTTTCCAGTACCTGATTCACCTACGATAGCAATTGTTTCAGCAGCCATTATTCTAATGCAAAATTAAAATTCGAATTTGAATTATCTAATTCTGTAATATCATCTAGCTCCTGTTCTACAATAGAACTATTATCTTCTAATATATAGTTTGGACTTGTATATCTCTCATAATCATAAATTTCATCGGGCTTCGGCAGCTCGTAGAACATATTAATCCATCCAAAGAAGTTTACTCCAACCTCAACATCGCAATCCCCATATCGGTTCTTAAGTACCATAATACTCCTATAATAAGAGCCTAGATACTCAATATTGTAATGTTTATAAGTCTTCAATCCATCTCTGTGAGGATTATACAATGCAATCATGATATTACAATCTTGCACAGTATTACCTGAATCCTTAGCATCGTGAATAGTAAACGCACTTTTGCCTTGTTTAAACCTCTCAATATTTCCTTGCTCCCTATTAGCTTGCTGTATTACTACAGGACTAATAAAACACTTATCTCTAAGAAAAAGAAGATAGCTAGACAACAAATCAATATCAGGCTTTGTACCAACAAGACCAATATGGTCTACAACTACATTATAAATAAGATTAGGATTATTTGGAGTATAGACGAGGCGGGTTTCACTTTCAGAAAAGGTTCCCATTTCCTCCAACCTAGTTTTCAAGATGGCATATACCTTCTTCGGAGTTACCTTCTTGTCATAGATTTCTAACTTCTTACTAATCTTATCTATCCAAGGCATACATTGCTTAACTAAGTCATAATGCTCATCAGATAAAATATATTCTTTTTCTCTTGACAATATCTTCTTAAAAGATAGTTGGATTCCATAGGTCTCAAATATATATATGGATAACAGCTTAATATACAAAGCTACTTCTCCCATTTCAAGACTGAAATACAATACCTTAAAATCATCATCATCAAGATGTTCCATTAGTGGTCGATATACATAAGCATATAAGGCAAACGAAGTCTTACCTGCACCAGAGTTTGATAGAATTAAAGTATAGGTTTCCCTAGTAACTCCATCAATAATACTCTCTAGCTTAGGAAGTTTCATAGAAATACCATGATTTAGTCCCTGTCTACCTCTATCAATTTCATTGAGAAGTTTATCAGAAATCATAGTAATCTCATAGAATCATAATTAACTCCGCCTTCATTCTTTAATGCCTCTAGTTCTTCCCACTTATGGTCTATTACAAAATTAGCTATTGTGGTACACAATATATTGTGTTCATTAGCCCACTTAACTAACTCTATAATATGGTTATGAGTTTCTGGCTTCCATCTGATAGTTTTACCATAAAACCTATAGAAGTCTTCAATTGTATCAAATTTCTTAGATACGCTTTTCAGACCCACTTGTGTATTATTAACTATTCCAAATAATGGATAAGTATCCCACAATTCCTTACCTAAGTCGAATGAACACTTATAAAAGTCTTTCACAACTAACTTATTTAGAGGAACATCTAGTGGGTTAAATACAGACCCTTTCTCAGGAATCTTATAGGATTTATGAATAACTCCAGCATCGCGAAGTCCAGTTAATAGTTCTATTGTAAAACCACGAGCGCATACTCTAGAAGAGAAATACTCGTGGACAATTTCGGGTTCATCACCCTCTTGGGCGATAAGAAGAATTTCTAACAACAACAGCTCACTTGGGTTTATGCTATATTTTTCACAAAACAAAAGTTGCTGTTTCAGTTCAAGATTTTTCACGTGTACAAATTAATAGATTTTCTACTAATCTATACACCAAGTCTAGTTTACTTGTTAAAGCGTTAAAACTTGGTTACGTGATAAACTTTAGTCCTCAACTTTTTCGCTGGCAGTTTCAAGAAGTACTGCATAGTCCTTCTTTAATTCCTTCAATTCAGCAGTAAGCTTACTAACTTTAGTTTCCAATGCTTTGCACTTCTTAGTCAAAGCAGACTTCATCTCATTAAACTCTTTTTTAGTGTAATAAGTTTCCATAATTAAAAACGATAGGTAAAATTCTGCAATTTTTTCTTGTAAGGTTCCCAAGGCTCTCCATTAAGTAACTTTCGTAAGTTATCTACATCAATAGTAACATACTCGCTCTTTTGATGAGACTTCTTAAACCATTCTTGTTCAACGGTATCTTCTAGCACTAATGTGAATATTTCAGAGTATTTAGAACCTTCTTTTCTAATGACCCTACCAGCGGCTTGAGTGCTTTTTGTGCTACTAGAGTCAACTCCAAGCATTATCCCGACCGATAGACCGGGACAATCAAAACCTTCAATAGCCAATTTACAGCTATTAATTACGCCCTTGTCTAGTAGGGCGAACTCCTCAAGTGTAATTCTGTTTTGTTTTTTACTTTCTTTGCCAGTGTAAACATATCCTACTCCTATCTTCTCTGCCATTGCAGTGTTGGCAGAGAATGTAATAATTTTCTTGTCTGCTCTGTGAGCAATAATCTCCCTAGCCACTTCTAATTTAGCCGGATGATTATGGATAAACTTTTTTCTAGCTTGTAAAGCTCTCATAAAAGCCGTAGAATGAAAGGTAATCTGCTTCAAAGCATTAGACAGCTCAGCTTTATCCGAACTACTACAAATCTGATTTCTGTAATTAAGCCTATTTCTGAGGCCGTCTTTACCAACCATACTCATTGCGAGTCCAAAATCAAAGTTAAAGAATTCAAAATGTCTTATAAATTCCCTATTTTGCTCTCGATAGCTTTCGATGTCTTCTGCTGTGATAATTACTTGATATTCAGTAAAATCAGATACCCAACCATTGGCTTTGGCTACTTCAATAGTTACACTATCAACTACAGGGCAATATTTCTCGACTATAGTATGTCTACCGTCAAGTCTTTCCAGAGTAGCAGTTAGTCCAAGAATTAACTTGTATTTAACCTTACTAAATACAAATTGTAAAGTCTCAGCAGCAGTTCTATGGATTTCATCAATGATTAAAAAGTCACATTCGTATCCATTCTTTGCTGTAGTATTTACAACTTGCACCTCTGTATTTAACCCTAGACCTTCCTTATCTAATATATCTACCCACTGATTCTTTAAAAGTTCCGTGGGGACTACTACCAATGCTCTAATAGTAGGATATTTAGATAGAACAGCCTTTAAACAATTAATAGCACATCGTGTTTTACCAAAGCCTGTACAGGCTTCTATGGTGCCTCTTCCTTTATGTAATAACCAGGCTCTCTTACATTGCTCCTGCCGCTCGTCACGAGTAACAGGAGTAAAGAGGTCTTTCATCAATCTATATTCCTAGTGATGTCCCATCCTTTAAGTTCTGCAACTTTCTTGATTTCTTCCATCTTATCCTTCCATTGTTTAGCCTGGTTCTCGCATTGATTTTGGAAGCGATAAAGAACTTTGTTTGATAGCAGTCTGAGCTGATCACTAGTTAAGTTAGCATATTTATCTCGTTTCAATCTACACATAGATCTAAACTCAGCATAACTTAATCCAGTATCACAGATTTTCAGAGCTATAGAAGGATTCAAACGAAGTTCCTTACTTACTACTAACAGTCTGTTAACAGCTTTACCTGTCACTGGGTCTTTACGATACAAGTCTTTCTGCATTTCTTGCTGTGTAAACCACAGTCCCATTTTTACAATGAAGTTAAGCGTCAAATGAGAGTTGTCAAACAATCCCAAGGAATCTAAACAAGCATCCATAACTAAACTTACTGGTACTTCTCTAAACTCTACAGGGATTCCATTAAGAATCTCTCCAATTGGATAGACCTTAATAGCCTCATTAGTTAACACTTCCTTATTGTTTTTGATAACAGCTTTCAAGTCTTCCAAACAACGTGTGTTTGTGTATTGCTTTTCAGCTCTAAGCCATCTAATAAGAAGCTCTGCACGACATCTTTGTATTTGGTCGGACACAATTCCGAGTAATGTTACACGACCCGGATTCTTGGTATCAGAGTTGTACAACATTTGTTCACAATGATTGTAGAATCGTCTTAGCTGGTCATAACCTGCGTCTACCAATTTAATTTCCTCCTGGACCCCATTTACCTTAGGTCCTTTCCATACATAGCTATTAACGTCGTTTGCTTTATCGCTCAAAGCCTCTCTCAGCTTATCTCCTAATACAGTCATAAATTATTCTTTAAAAATACTTCATAGTTTATCTCCTTTTTAATGTTAATCTAATAATATTTGTCCATCTTCAATGATAGGCTTTTCATGAATAAATTTCAAGAAAATTATATTACTATCCTTGTATGGAACAAAATCTTTACCATCGTACCATTTATCGATGCCTTCTTCTACGTATCTTAGTGAAACATAGCCGACATCTCCTAATTTCATAGAACACTGGTTCCAATTCGGGAATCGAACACACATTATATCCTTGTAATCTAGATTATCATATTCTAGCCTTTCAAAGACATAATTAGCGTATCCCATCCCGTCCTCACATTCAGCAACAAATTTGACATGGTAAGTTACTTCTTTGGTTTCCACACTTCAAATGTATTAATATCCTCGAACTTCCTACAACCATAAGAAGCGAAGTCTCCTTGCAGCTTATCCATGTTAGGCAAGCAAGGGTAATTCTTACACCTAGTGCAGCTACGTTCAGGATGTTTGTAGTGAAAACCATCTTTGTCCTTAAACATTACTTCAGTAATAGGCATAATAATATTAATACACATGAACCAGCAGCGCCATATTTAATGACATTCTGCTTCTTTTTTAAAGACTTATTAAGACCTTCAATAGATCTATTTTTATCTTCAATTATGTTTCCATAATACAGTAACTGAACTCTACGAAGAGAATCCGTTTTTTCCCAACTCTTATTTATTAGTTCTAGATTAGTTATTCGCTTATTCAATAACGGAACAGTTTCAGACAACTTCTGATGCTCGGCAAATATCAGATTAGTTGTTTTTAGTTGCTCGCTGGTTATTGTAACGGTCGATGTATTCTGAGAAAAAGCACAAATTGATGCTATCAGAACTAGACATAATAGTAGATACTTTCTCATCATACTCTTTGTCTATATACTTAATTTTCTCCACGATGGAATCGTTAACTATATAGATGCTATCTCTAATTATAGAATCCCTTACTATTTCCTGCACATTAGGCGGAGAAACTGCGGTTTCCTTCTTAGGTATTAGCAAATAAATAATTAGCAATCCCATCAAGGCTATTAAGATATAGCAAAACTTAGTCCTGTTCATTTAGCTCAACGCCTATTGCCTTGGCTTTAGTTACCAGTTCAGCGCATTTAACTACATCTATACCTTCTTTAGCTAGATTCAAAGCTTGCTTCTCTTTATCAGAGAGATTTTTGATTTCGTTCTTGAGGGCTTCTTTTCTTTCGAATCGAGCTTTCATTTGGTTATACCCCTTAATGATACGCTCTGGATTTTCTTTCAAGAAAGTAAGCTCCTGTTCCAAGAATGCTTTTACCAGCACTTTACCTGCTACACCTCTAGATGTAGTATAAATAGCTGGACACTTTGGATCATGAAGAGCCTTATCGTAAGCCTTCTTCTGTCCCTTAGCCAAATCGAAGGTATCACTAGGATTACATACTGCAATACCAACGGTTACTACTCTACAGATTCTAGCATAGTCCGGATCATTTGTGCATATGTATTCATCGGGAGCTACCCAACCTACTGCTAAGACACAATCATCCTCACTTACTTCAGCAGCCTGACTTAAAGCACAAGCTACAATTTTACGTTCTTCACCCTTAAAGTCTACAAATGAGTCTACCATGTACTCAATCACATCCTGTTTCATTTTCTACAATTTTAAAACCGTTATTAATTAAATATTCTTCGGGAGCAAATTGTAATTCAAAGAATCTATGCAAAGAGTACTTCTTCCTCTTACAACATAGTTGATTCTTTTTCAATACAATAGGTTTATTAGAAGAGTAGTATTTTTCTTCCATTAGAGCAGCTCCCCAGCTCCATATTTGATATACTGAACTACAGTAGATAAACTTATCGTGCGTATGCACAATTTGTTTATCCTTCTCGTAAGTCCTCCGTGAGGTCGTCATAAAACACCTTTATAGTCTTAAAAATGAATTGATTCTTTTGAGTATTATAACAGTCATTCCAGCTACATTTCTGATAGTGAGATAGTAGTTCGGAAGCTTTTACGCCAGTATACACATTTCTGCAAAAGCTATCGTCATCATCACAATCTGCTGCGTTTATGGTGTACTTTCCAATAGAAATCGCATAATGATAATGACTTCTCGCTACTTCGCTAAACTTTTCTTCTAGTTCATAATCCTCGTAAATAATGACTTTGAACTTGAATTTATCTCTACTTAGTAGCCTAGCTAGACAGTATGCTATATAGCAACACCCTCCACAATTAACGTCATATTCCTCATCTAAGAATCTACAAAGCTTATTCAGCCTCTCCGCTAGAATCTCCTGAATCTCCTGAGACTTCGAGTTTAATTTCCTCCTTTGCCTTTTTAAACTCATCTAAGTACCTACCTAAAGTTATAACTTCATCTTTTCCGAACTTTTTTCTTACTGCATAATGGCGACATCGCTCTATAGCAGCTTCTAGGGGATAGCCATAGCCTTCCACTTTAAATTCTTTTCTCGGATTTTTCCCACCAATATCATACAACAATTCCAAGTCAAACCTCGGAGAAGATTCACTAATGGGAGTAAGTCTGTAAAAAGGACCTTCAATTACCATTTTATTTTGTTATTTACAAACGTCTATTACAGTTAAGTTCTCGTTGCTGGGACGATAATTAATATCCCTATGAGAATTAGATACAATAACCTGGTCAAAATTATTACACATATTAATCAGACCTTTATTATTAACTGCGTGACATACGATTATGATAAACTTGCTATTTGGATATCTCTCTTTGAGAACCTTAAGCTCTCCTAGGAAAGTTCCTCCAGCATCACACAAGTCATCAATGAACACAAATGTAGAATAGTAGCAATTCTTAGACTCCTCTATTTCAAAGGACTCAATTCTTCCAGTCTCTAGATTTCTTTCCTTTTTGAAGACTAAATAACCATAGTGAGAATAGTTACTTCCATATCTGTCCTTCGCCCCATGGTCTGGGAACACGATATTACTTCGGGCTGGAATCCAAGAGTGGTGTCCAAATTCCCAAGGTAAACATCTGTCACCAAGAAGATGAAAAGTTCTACTAGAATGTGCCTCAAGAACATATATGTTTCTATAGCCTAAGCTATTTAACATATTACATACTACTTTCAAGGAGAATGGACGATTAAAACTCATTACTCTATCCATACGCATAGACATTAAATAAGTAATGTGTAAATCCCATTCTACTTCTTGTCTATCTAAAATATCTCCTACTTGCATTAAGAGGAATAAATCCTCAGTATTAGATATTCTACAAATGACATCAATAGATTCCTTTCTGTTTAATTCCTCAGTAAGGAAAAACTGAGGCTCTCCATCAGGAAATCTAGTAACATCGTACTTAATTTCACTGATTTCCTTGTTGATTAAGTTTAATTTCATCTACTACATATTTTAAGATTTCATAACTTTCTTCCAGACCTGCCCTATCATCTAGGAGGATATTATAATAGGGTTTCTCAGAATTAGGAAATACAGGACTTTCATTTGTATATAGCTCAAAGTCTTCATCCAGACCTAATAATTTAGCAGTTTTCATCTGTTTAATACATAGCTCTTGAAGATTTGTTTCACAGGTAAACAATATCAAATGAAATCCCAATTTATAACACTTATTAAGTAAATTTATGACTTCACTATAATCTCCTCCATTATTATGGTAATCGAAAATAGTATTATCAAAATCGAAAGCGACTATTAGCTTTCCATATTTATGATACTCTTCTAATAGTCGTTTCTTGCAAGCTTCTTTCCCAAAAGGATGATTAAAGTCCATGGTCAATTCTTTGTCTGATTTCTTCAAGAGAATATTCTTTCTTCAAGATACCATCTTCAAAGACAGTCTCTAAGCATCCCTCTTTTTCCTCCTCGATTGAGACCTGGTCGGTAGCAGTATACTTCCCATCCAGACATTTATAGACAGCAATCAAACCTTTCAAAGAGTTCTTAGTACCATCATCAGTTTTAGGATGTTTGAAGATTTCTTTCAATTCGCCATTTACTACGCAAGCAGTAGCCTTAATAGCAAACCCAAGACTATCTCTACTTGCATACTGATAGGAATATGAACCTACTCCCAGAACGAGATTACAAGCCGCCATATGAGCGTTTTCTAATCTCAAGTAGATTTGCTTTTGACGTTCTAGAGTAATAGAATCTCCATAAAGCAGACCAACCTTAGTGCTAGGATAGCGGTAATCCTTTGAAGTAGTATTCCATCCGAAGATTTTACCAAGCATATAATATGCCCCATAATATTGACCTTCGGACACTTCAACATACTCTGCATCGTCGTTAAACGGAGCATAGCAGCAATAATACTTACCTTCTTTCATTCTGGTATTGAAGTGAGGATTAGTTCTCAACCCGCAGATTATATCTACTGGGTCTCCACTATCAGGACGGATTACTACTCTACCATCACGAGCCATAATGTCTTTCTTCAGCTTGGGCAAGAAATTTTCAATTACATTCCAGAAATCCCAAGTATCAGATACAATAGAAACAAACCCAGAAGGATACAAATCATTAATTAGACGTTTGAAAGTGCCCAGCTCATCTTCCTCCCCTCCAGCACACATTACAGAGTGTTCTGTTGCTGGAACTGTAGCAGCAATCAATTCCTCGTCTGAATTAGCTCCATAATATTCTTCCAAAGCAGCAATAGCTGGAATAGTTTCACTTCCCACAAAAGAAGTCATATGCGCCATACCAGATATAATTGCGGCTTCCATTCCCGCCATACCTCGCATTGAGAAATCATGACAACAAAAACCAAGATTTACATCTGTTGGAAAACCAGTCTTGCAAGCATGACGATGTAGCTCTTTCTTATAAAGCCTAGCTCTAGTAGCAGATGTGCATGGCATCCACAAGGTACAGCTGATAATAGTCTCTAAGTAGTTAGTTAACCAAAAGAACTCGGGTAGGGTATTTGTAATGGTCATCATGGGAACCCGAATAGGGCACACAGAACCTTCAGGAAGAGCCTTTATGCGAATTGGTAGATACCCAAGGTCATATAAAGCTTCAATATGTCTGTACCCAACGGATTCAATACCAACAAAGTTGTTTACTCTACGATAGAACATCTCCACAGCTTCCTTCTTTGGTAGATTAAAGAAGTTTTTCTCAAACTGTTTAATGAGATATTCTTTGATTAGGTATTGAATACCAAATACTACTGAACCTTCGGTTGCTTCTGGGAAGTATTTGTTACTTCTAGGAGTCCAATTACTGTAAACTTGTTCAGTACCTTCTGGGTACATTCTGTGGTGGCCCAATTTATAGCCATCTGTTGCATTAATTATTTCCATTCTAAAAATTATTTTAATAACTAATTGTTAATAAACTTTTCATGCCTTTACCACTAGCTAAATTCTTAAAACACTGAGTGATAAATTCCTTCGTTTCTGGATGGATAGCCCTAGGAGAATTTATATACTTAATCCACCAGTTATATTCTCCTTGAAAACTATTACCGTTGTATACTTTACCAGCAGCCAGATAATCGCATACCAATTCTAGAGCATACTCTTTAGGCATCTTCACTGGAACACCGCCAATGTCTAGCTTAGTTACCCAGTATTCATAATGGTGTGGATTTCTTCCTCTGTGATGTAAATAAGACCTAGAATATCCTAGAATTTCTTTTTCCTTGTTTAAGGGAGATGTGTCATCATCGTAAAATTTTACAGAACGAGAGAACTCATACCATCCGAATTTAGATAAGTCGTGCAAGATGCCCTGTTTGTATAAACCTAACTGAAAACAGTAATAAGCTACCCAAAACTTATGTCTAAGTATTCGCCTAAGATGTCTCAGTGTTATACACATACATTTAAGAATTTCCATATCTTCTTCACTATTCTAGTTAGAAAATTATTTCCTCTTAGATTGAACTTATGTGTATATCCAGACAACTTGTCTGGATTCCACACAGCATGAACTATATAGAATAAATATCCTACTGTGTATAGCATAATGTTCAGTACTGGGATAAATCCTAGGATTAGTATTACTAAAACTAGCCACACTGGAACTTTAAGGTCATAGTCTTCTTCTATAAGTGCCACACTTCTGCTATACCCATTGTAATAAACGGTTACATGGGTATCTTTCAAGATAAGCACCGTGATGATTACCATCACAGTGCATATTACTAGATACATCATTTGTTATTAGCTACGTCTTTAAATAAGGTGGGAACCTGACCATAAGTAGGAAGTTTTCCATCCCACTTCTTAATCATATCCTGCTGAACTATGAGAACTGATAAAGATGCTGAAATCTTTCTATTATATTCAGCTTCTGCATCACCCTTAATCTTAAGAGCTTCTGCCTCTCCTTGTGCAGCTGCTACTTTCTTTTTAGCTTCTGCCTCAATAGTCTTAACTTCATTCTCTGCCTTCAAAGCCTGTTGAATTGCAGCATTCTTAGCATCAATAGAATTGACTAGCGTCTGTGGATATTGAAGACCAGAAGTCATTTGTTCAAGCTGAAAATTCTCAGCCAAGAGTTCCTTTGACAGTCTATCTTCTATAGACTTCTCAAACTCCTCACGTTTACTTACTAGTTCATCAGTAGTATAGTTATTCAGCTGAATGCGAAAAGCATTCTTTACGTAATTATACAAAGTAGTGTTAATTACCTCTACAATATCTTCCTTTCTATACTTCTTAAATACTTCTGGTGATTTCCCGTCAACAATCTTCAAAGAAATTGTAGGGTCTACAGTAAATGATGATCCATCTTTAGCATTAATACTGAAAGGAGGATAGTCCACAGTCTGTACGAATGTAGGATATTCATATACAGCCGTAGTAACAGGATTATACCACACCGCGCCAGTAACAAGAGACACATCGTCTACTCCCTTACCGTCTCCGTATAGATTCACCTTAATGCCTTCGTAACCAGCATCAATTCTCTCGTAGCCACAACTAGACAAGCCAAACACCAAAGTTAATACACACAAAAGCTTAATAATTGTCTTCATTTTCCTTATTTAAATAATGTTTCTTAATATATTTGAATATCCTATAAACTAAACTTGGGATTGCCACTAGTAATAGTAACAACCCCAAGATATTTGCAGCATACAATGATTCGGATAATAACCATAAGCTGATGTTGTAAATTACAACGATTAATAGAACGGCAACAAATGCCTTAATTAAGTTTTTCTCGACCATAGAATAATATATTCTCTATTGCCGCTTTTATTATACCATAGTAGTACATTATCCTCTGTAATATCTACATACGGGTCATAATAAATATACGCGGCAAACATTATGCACACAATTATAAACGCAATCATGATTTATCGAGTTTTAATAGACCCAGGTCTGGTAGTTGCAGCCTGAAAGTCTTTTCCTTGTTTATCCCACCATGCTTGCTTTGCTTTTAACCAAGCTACTTTTTTCTTATACTTCATTGTTCGGAAATTATTACGATACGATTAAATTCATTATCTCCAAATTCAGTGGTAATTCCGCATCCCTTAACAACCAATTTATCCTCTGGAGCACCATAGCTAATCAGAGCCTTCTTCATAGATTCTGCCCTAGCTACAGCAAGGTTATTATTAAACTCTTCTGGACCTTCTTCCGAAGCATATCCCTCAATCACATAAGTTTTTCCACTATTAGAAATATAGGAAGCTAGTTCTGAGACAGCCACATTGGAAGTTTTAGAAATCTCTGAAGAATTTTGAAGGAATTGAATTTTTGGAGTCAAAAGCTCTACTTTAGTAATTTCGATTGTGTCCGTCTTAACAATTTCTATTGGTTTACGAGCCATAAGTTCCTCATTCTTGGCTCTCAACTCATTAATAGAAGCGTTTAGGCTTTCAACCTCGGCATCACTATACAACTTCATAATTGGAAAGTCCCCTTTGCTAGACTTAAAGCGATAGGTAGCACCAATATAGACGTTAAACTCATGATTCAGAGGAGAAGTCTTGGGAAGTAACATATACTCAGGAGTAACATTTAATGCCCATCTATTAGAGATATTAAAGTTACATCTAACGGCTCCACGGGCGGATACATTATTATAGACATCTCCATAAGTATGATACCAACCAGCACCAACGATTAGTATAGGCTCAAACAGACGCCTATCTCCGTTATATCCACATATCAGGTTAGTAAGATTGGTAGTAACGTTAGCTGTCAAATTATGTGAATCAAAGAATGTTTTATTTCCTTGGTTCATTCCAGCTATCATGTCTAACTCCAAGCCAAAGATAGGAGTAACCTCCTTACCAATAGCAATGTTTACTAGTACATCATTTGGTTCTGCCCAACTTCTATGGTTATCCCAAATAGTAGTTCCAACATTACCAGAAATATACCAGTTATCCTTCATACTTCCAGTCTCAACAACTTGTGCGCTAGCAAATGCACACATCAAACACAAACAAATAATACTAAAAATTCTCTTCATAATTAAATTAGTTAAATTAATCCCACCAAGTTCTCATACGTTCAAACCTAAGTTTATTGTACAAGTACCAGGCTTTTTCTCTTCTCAAATGGTCTTGAAGAATAGGTTTACTCAAATCAAGATCAGCAGCTTTAGGCCAGAATCGTTTCCAGTTCTTAATGTTTATGTGCCTATCTACGAATCCTTCAGACCCAGGTCTGAAATCACAATGATAGGCAGAATCTATCTCTAGAACAATATCTAAAAGTCCTAGTGCGAGTTTTAGATTCTTTTCAACAACTTCGTTACCTTCAGCAATTCTAGATACTTTGAAGTATTCATACATTCTAATTAAAGCTTGTTTCTCTAGGGAGAGAACAAAACCATAATCAAACGGATAGAACTTCATAGCCTCTTTAATGAGTCTCTTGTTTTTGTTCTTTCTTAGTTTCATATTCTTGACTTGCTTCAACTGCTAATTTATCTGCTAAATTATTCATCTCAGAAAAGAAATCAGAATTTGAAGTATGTCCCTTAACCCAACAAAATTTTATGTCAGGGCAAAACTGGCTTGCCTTAGCAAAAACCTTGTCATATAAGTTCCACAACTCTACATTCTTTTTTCTTTTCCATCCTTTTGTAGCACATCCTATGACATACTGAGAATCTGAATAGATAGTAAGAGATTCTATCTTACGGCTTACTGCATTGAGAGCATATATTACAGCTAACAACTCACATTTGTTGTTAGTAGTATTTGGAATCATCTTGCTAAATTCATAGGATTTTTTCCCATCAATTACGAATACAACTCCTACTCCTCCTGTATTTCTAGATGAACTAAAAGCTCCGTCAGTAAAGACCTCTAAATTACTCATTCTGAGTATTAGTCCTGAGATTAGTTCCTAGTAGTATTGCTATCTTTAGCAGGTCGTCTTGGTTATCACAAAATATATTATCTAAAATATAGTTTGCGTAATCACTTATTCTAACTCTCTTTCCTACAGCTCCATACTTCCCATTAAGCCACTTAATTTGTGGAATAAAGTCTTCCAAATTATCTCCAAGATGCCTCAAGGCTTTTCTAATAGAGACTGGAAACCACATTTTTTCTTTTATCCAATCTAAGTGACAATAACCAAAAGCAAAAGCTCTACTCAAATCCTTCTGAATGAATTCATCTAGCTCGAAATTTCTCTCATGCCTTCCTAATTCCTCAAAATCATCTTTTAAATCTAAACAGAACACTTCATTGAACTCAATCATCGCTCCAAGATTCTATAACACCAATCAACTCTAGCATACCATATCTACACATAGCCTTAAATGGCCCAGTAGATATAGAAACAAATGTTGATTTACTGTTTCTATAATTTCTTATTACTTGCGTAAGTAAGTCTCTAGCTAGTGCTCTTAGGTCAGAAATAGATGGAACTCTATACTCTCCAGGACTTATATACATCCTCCAAGGAGACTTTCCTACACATTTTCCATCATCGTCATATGTTCTATGACTCTTGTCCCAACTCATATATTCTAGAACCTTGTCAAAGTCAAAGTTCTCCATGATGTAGTTATACTGAACATCAAGAGGTGGGGCATCACTGAAATTTCTTGTCTTCTTTACTTTCATTTTTATAACATTCAACGAGACGTTGCAGATTGGGAAGTTTGTCAGATCTCACACTGACAATTAAACCTCCTTTCCGCAGATTGTAACTCAATTTGATTCCGCAATGATTAAGAATTTCGATAAACTCTTTCAATGCGTTACCTTTCAATACATTTCTATAGACTAGCTTCTGACCATCTTGATAACCTTCACGGTAGTATTCATTCGCAACATCGGAAATAAGCCATCGCTTAATAGGAGATACCCTACTTAAGAGTTCATTGACTCTGGTTGCGATAAAATCCATATTACTGAATACTATCAATTACAAGACTATCCACACCTAGAGTGTCTACACTCATTGTGTCAGCAACTTCTTTAACGATTGCGATAGAATCGTTTTCTGGAGCCTGAGTCTTTGTATTACCTGCACAAGCAGACATCAGTGCAACCATTCCGAAAAGCAATAGTACTTTCTTCATTTTTCTTAATTTAAATTAGTTAATAATCATTTTATCTATCAAAAAAAAGAGTGGTTCCAGTATCTGTGCTTCACCAGATACTTTCCCCACTCCTATCACTCCGAAGAGCTTGTACCATTATTAGGTTGGTCAACCTCCCTCTTCATCTTGTTGAGAACTTGGGATAATAGTCACCAAGTTTAAAGATTACTTGTAACTGAAGCAAAAGGCTAGAATCCCGAAGGGATTCCGTAACTCCTTCAACACGTGGTTGACGAGCTATGTAGGAAGCTAACGCGCAGGCAAAGATGAAGCCGTAGTCAAAGACCTAGCTACACTAACAAAGACTAAGACAAAGACTCTCAATTAGAGAGTAGGTTGTAAATTTTTGTGTAGCCAGCGAATAAAGATTAAATCCATGCGGATTTAAGAATATACTGTTCATAATTATTCCTGTTAAGTATGTTATGTTAGCTTCCTACGGAAGTCCTCTAATTACTTAGAGGAAGAGTCGCCTTGTCTCCTAATCTCTTCGAAAATATCTAAAAGATTCTTAGGCAAAGCGATTTTTAGTTTGGAAATACGTTCCATTTCAGAAGTTTTCCAACTATTGAAACGACTTCTCAACTCTCCTAATTCGGAGGTATATTTATCGTATTTTGCTTTAAATTCAGCCATTTTCTCACGATACTCTTGTTCTTGAGTGTTAGAAAGTTTATTAACCTCCTCCTTAAGCTCAGCTTTAAGAGCATTTAACTCCTTCTCGTAAGAACGATAGGTGTCTTGAAGAGACATGAACATATTGTCCACCTTTTCTACTTCGATGGTAGGGTCTTGGTAGTAGAGAATTAAATCTCTTCCAGAGCCTTCCTTATAGATAGGACAATTCTCAGCTGCATGAACTTCTTTTCGTGCCTTACTAAAGGCTCCTTTTGGATGAATATACTTTCCATAGGTAGAAGCAAACGCCTCTAATCTTAGGAATTTATTTCTCTTGTTAATATCCCACGACTTTATGATAGTTTCTTCAGTCGGAGAAGGTAGAGCTTCTGGATACTTAGGCTGCTCTGGCAGTCCTATTCCCTGACTTTCTGCCCAATCATCAAGCATAGTAGCAGATACTTTGCCAATCATTCCTTCTTTCTCTTTGATAGCTTCTCGTACCCAAGCACAAAAACTATTCATGGCAGCGACCTTTTCCAAATCATCTTTTATAAAGTCAAGGGACTTTTGTCCTACTGTCATTAACTGCTTTTCTCCTCCACCGATAGAGGCTACAGATACTTGAAAGAATTTCACATTATTCAAGCGTTCCTGTGCTGCTTGAATCATTTCTTGTGCGATGTTCGCATAAAAGTTTGCTGACGTAGAAGTCAACCCTTCATTTCCAAAAAATACACTGTTCATATTAGTTACGTTTTGTTAGTTTATCCACAACATTAATTATTGATTCTTCTCCTGCTATAAATCCATCACGATGAACATTTCTAAGTAAACTCTTCAGAGATTCTAATTCTTCATCTGACTTTAGAGTATTTTTTCTATATATTTCAATAAGTTCTTCTATATATCTTTCCATATTATTGATATTAAATTAGTACCCGAAGTGGGACTCGAACCCACACGCCCATTACTGGGCATCAGAGCTTAAATCTGACGTGTCTACCAATTCCACCATTCGGGCATAGTAATTAGCTATACTCACGTACCGCTAATCAACTTACTATAATAACAGTACAAGTGTTAAATTCAAAGTTAAAAACCGTTAACTTATTTAAACTGCAAACAAATGTTAATAAATTTATCGACATCAGTTCCGCAATCTACATAATTCGGAGTGTTAGCTTCGAAGTATTTGAGAACGGCCTCTGTTCCAAAAAGTCCTATCTCTTCGAAGTCATACCCCTCACCGTGAATATCCGATGTAGGCATATTTGGTCTGAATACTAACCAGGCTGTACCAGGAAATTCACAACACGTACAAACAGTCAATCCACTTTCTCTTAGTTTATCTAAGATTTGTGGACTAACTGTTTTCAATACGACACAATTATCCGAGTTCTGCAAGTCGTTGTCTGATTTCATCTTCGGACATACTTTCCATTTTCTCGGACTGTTTCTTAGCCAGCAGTTCAGTCAGGCGTGCCTTCTCAGCTGCCTTATCTTTAGCTGCTTCTCTAGCGGCCTTGTCTTTCAGCTTATCAGTGATAACATCTTTCACAATATTGAACTTTAACTCCAGTTCGCTATTGCTAGGAGTATCATTAGTTATGAAAGATTTTCTAGGACTCTTGGCTAATTCCTCGTCATAGGACACTGCCAGTCTGTCCAATGCAGGCAGACTTAAGTCCCACAAATCTTCCACACTCAAATTACCTTTACTAGTTGCAAAGCGCAACTTCATTTTAGACGCTTGTTTGTACATAATTAGAATTTAATTTTAAATGGTTTATTATCGACTTTAACTACAACCTCGTCGTGAGACGTACTAGAGAATCCTAGTCCACTCAACTGGTTATCGTTGTATTCTGCTTTAGCTCTAGAGCCAATAGCTTCGAATACTCTCTTATGATCTTTTTCGAGATCGGGTCTCAGATATTCATTGAAGAATCCTCGAACTGGGTCAGGATTTTTACATCCATCAATCATGAAGAATAGGTGCTTGTTTCCTATTTCATTACCTTCCCAATAATTTGGAGAATACATGATGCAAGAAACAGTTTGGAAACGCATAGTATCAATGCCCCACTCGTTCATAGACTTATATGAGGTTGCACCTTCGGCAATTACCGGACTTAGGGTTATATTACCAATAGAATCTACCTTGATAGTTGCTACCGTAATATATTCTCTGTCTGGCACCATCTTATCATAGTTGAACTTATGAAGCTCTCCATTGATTTCGATTTCTACCTCGAATCCAAAGTCTATATGCTCTCTTTTGCAGAAGTTATGCACTCTCACTACATATTGACCTGCTCTGAGTCTAGATTGGTCAGTCCAGATAATATTCTCGACTGCATCTCTGGTTTTACCAGAACCAGCGTTCATATCTACATCTAGTGTACCACCAGTTAATCCTCTCTTGTGCCCGTAATAGATTTCATTACCGCCGGGTTCTGTTACATGGAGGTCAAGGTCATCATAGTTAAACCAGTGTAGAGAACATCTTAGGAATCCATTTACGTTACCACCTGCTGCTTTTACTTTCTCCTTGAATGAATCCGCCATAGAGCCATTATACACCCAAGCGAAGTTATTCTTCCATTTGAACAGCTGACCTGCATCAGGGTTCTCTGGAGCAGTTAGGGTAACAAAATTAGGAATATGCTTATTCTCAACAAGAATTTGCACATCCTTAGAGTGTGGCAATACATTAGTTACAAACTCCGAAATTGAAATTTCAGTAGCTTTGGTATACTCTTTAGGATTAACCGTTGAGGTCTCTTTTAAAGAGTCAAATATACCTCCTTTCATACGTGCACGAGTGTCTCTATTTACGAACAGAACGTCGTTTACAGAAATATCTTCTACACGAGCATGACGGCGAGGAAGGGCATCAGTTAACCCAAGTTCTTCAACCTTCTTCTGAGCAGCCTCAATTTGTTTCTTAGTAATAAGAGCAGTAGGTCTCTTATAGTTAGATGGAGCCATAATGTTCTCATAAGACTTAACAGCTCTTTCCAGGTCTACACCATTACTTAAGTCAATCAGTAGAGTTCCCATAGCCGTATTTCTAATTTTAGCTATTGGAGATTTGAAGTTAAACCAACAATAGTTAGTGCGAACCTCTGGTGAGAGATTATCGGCCTCAAGCATAGTTCTTCTGAACTCTTGCAGAGTCTTTAGGAACTCTTCTCCGCGATAGAGATTATTATCCTCTATCAACTCAATTACGGTTTCTACCGCACTTAGTTTAAGCTCGGAAAGAGAGCGTTCAAAGACACCAGCTCTAGCTCTAACATCTCCGCGATAACCTGCGGCAGAATCGAAATGATGTACTCTCTTGTTGAATTTAAACTTGTTAGGAATAGTCACGTACAAGTGAGTCCAAGTTCTAGTAGTTCCATCAGGAAGAAGTTGCACATTATGGTCACAACCGTGAAACTCATTAACATCCTGAATGAATATATCTCCTATTCCAGCTTCCTTAACGAGCTTAGCTAAATCAGATGCGGTCTTTTCATAGCCAGGAGTGTGAACATCATCCCAGAAGGTTTTCACCTTGTAGGTTTGAGGGTCTATAGCGACTACCTTACCATAGTGACGTATGAAAGACTTACAAGCATTACAATTGTGATCTTGCCGAATTGTTTCGTCCTCAAAGGAGAGAAGATAACTCATCCACAAAAGGTCTTTGTCTACATTAACTACAAATAAATTATCTGCAATCATAGCATTGAAAGCAGACTCTACATCTTTCTTGAAATCTTTAAAATTCATAATCTTTATTCGTTAAATATTTGATTGCATAATATAATAGTTAGACCAGTCATAACTGCGGTCTCAAAACCCGTTACTTCCCTAGTTACTAATAGTATTGTTCCCATCAGAACTATTACTAGTAATCTTACTAATTCCTTTTTCCACCATTTCATGCTCTAGCTTCTTCAAAGTTTCTACACTCTCCTCATTGAACTTATCCACTCCCAGCTCACTAATCTTATATATAATAAGAATTTGGTGAAATCTTAGATAAGGATATTGGTCAATGATTTGACTTAATCTAGTTAATATCTTGAAATTAGCTTTCTTTCTAAATTTGATAGCTTCTTCAATTTGAGCTTCCATATTTATTAAGTATATCTAATTCCAATTCCTTAACTTTACTTTCATACAAGGAATCCTCAGCGTAGCCAATTCTGTCTAGGAATTTGTAATAATCCTCTTCTGGGTTATACTTACTAAGGATAAATTGCTTATAAGCGAACACGCAGCTTATCCAACTATCGAACTTGAAGTAAGACATTGTTCTGGAATTATACAATCCGAACAGATTGTTATTGTCCTTACAAAGTTTCGATTTAAAATTGCCAGATTCCAGAACAGCCTGAGCTGTTATAATTGCTGGATTTGGAAAATCGTAATGCTTCAAAGTATTGTACAATACTTCTTCGTTTACTTCATCCAATAAGTAGAATGGATGCTCTGGCAGCAATACCATTTCCTCCTGTTTCTGATTGAAATGTATCAGATGATGCAAAGAATAACCAGTTGCAAATCCGAATACAATACTAATCATAAGGATAATTAAAACTTTCTTTTTCATAAAACTTCTTCTTCTATTAATCTAATATCCCAGTAATTTTGAGTTACCGCCCATTCTATAGCGTCTTTCTTCTCTAGAAAAAGAGGAGAGATCTTCTCATAGTTTATAGGGACTTGCCCGTCATATGCCGTGGGAATTGAAATATAATATACTTTCATATCTCAATTGAATTAATAAATCTCGCATCATTAGCTAATTGATATACAGTAGTATTTAGCTCTGGCACATAGACTATATAGTAGTAATCAAAGAATTGATTATTATCCTCAAATCCTATGATTACTCCTTTTCGTCCTCCATCTACAATGCAGTCTCTATACATATATTTTGCAATATCTTGACGGATTCCGTCATGATTTATTACAGCCTGCAATGCAGAAAGTCCGTAGTAAGATGTATTTACACCCCTTATCTCATGTCCAAGCAAATCTTTATCAAAAGGAGAACTTACTATCATAACAATACTTTAGTTAGGTCCTCTACAGTTAGATTAGCTATCTTCGATAATTCACAGATTTGGTTTGAGAAATCTAGCCTTGTTTTAAGTTCTAAATCCCTCCATTGCCGTACCTCCTCTCGACTCTTTCTAAGTTCTTCTTGTAAGTAGGATATAGCCGCCCTTGCTGACTTTAATTGCTCTGTAGAACAAACGACAAAGTGCTTAGCTCCCTTCTTATTTGTAGAAGGAAGAGCGGCCTCAGCCTCTTCAATACTATCGAACTGTCCTAAGATAAAAGGAATATTATTACATTCCTTAATTAAATAGTACTTACTCATCTTTAATTCCTAGATAATCCTTTAATAATTGAATGTTTCCTTCTCTCAAATGCCGAATAAAAGCCTCCCTTTCTCTCTCAAATAGCAGAATTTTACTCTCTAACAGGTCTATTCGTCTTTGTTGATTTTCCTCGTATTCTTCAATAGCGTCAGAAATTGCTTTAAGTATAGAAGATTCCTTCATAGCGCTACTCATTGTAGAACTCTTCGTCCCCATTATCGTCGCCTATAGGATTCTCCCATCCGTACTTTACAGCAGTAGCCTTAAACAAAGGCAACCCATACATAGCATAATTCTCTTCAGGATAATTCTCTAAGCCCTCTTCTAGAACTTGATTCCATCTTAGTACCACGTAGAACATTAGGCTAGCTGAAATGCCTCTCTGGTCTAGAGCCTTCTCAAAACCAAACTCTACGTCAGACTTAAGTTGCTCTAGGATATTCCCTCTAGTCCATTCCTTAGGCTCTGGATAAGGCTCATCACCATCGTACTTGAAGCCTATTTTTTCTAACTGCTCTTCTGTTAAAAACTTTGCTAATCTAGAACCGAAACGGTCATCGAGAACTACGGCATAGTCTTTGTAATTGTCTAAAATCTCATTTAACGTTTTCATTTTTTACATATCTTTTAGGTAAATATTTTGAGGATATTCCCCGAATACTGATAGAGTTACAGCACAAATCCATACCCTGTCATTGTAATTCTTACTTTTGCATAAGTAAGTTGCTCCACATTCATCCTCCTCAATTTTAGACAACGTTATCTTAGCTGCAGCTGGGTCAACCATCTGCAATCTAACAAACTTATTATCTAGAGAATCAAGAAGTTCATCTGCACCACCAACCATTGCTAGTTCCTCTGGTGTTCCGTCGTAATCTGGCCACCAATAGAACCAGACTCCTCCAACCTTTACAAACTCAAATGTTTTTCTCATCAATTATTAATTATATTAAACAAAAAATACCCCAACAACTTCCGCTGCTGGGGTACATAGTAACGCCAACGGGATTCGAACCCGTATGGCAGGCGTGAAAAGCCTGAATCCTAACCATTAGATGATGGCGCTATCCTACTGCACAATCAAGCTATAAGCTTCTTGCAACAGTTTAATAGTTGGAACCATACGGTTATCAACAACTATTATTTTATAAATGTTCAGAATTTCTTTGTAGGTTAAAGATGTACAAGTTAGAAATATCTGCACATCTTCGTTTACAGAACCATTTGACAATCCCAAATCTACTTTAATCATACTGGGTAATGTTCCAATCTGAGAAATGTCCCAAGTAGATTTAGTTCTCCTGAAAACTTCCCGCTGTTTGGAAGTAAGTTGCTTTTCTTTCAATCTAGACTCAATAATAGTACCATCAAACGTTAACGAACCTCCATCGGTATTACTATTATTTAATGCTAGCTGAATCTTCTGAACTGCAGAGTCTTTAGGTTTTGGCTTAAGTTGCACTCCTTCCTTCAAGCCCTTAATAATCTGCAATGAAGGAATAAAGTCTTTTATTTGAGTTGCATTCCACACAAGAAATTTTCCAGGACTATCTTTAACAGTAACTATATACTTAGTCCCTCCGTTCAATGGAATAATCACTTGTAAGTCTGCATCACTCATTTTACTTAAATGGTCTGATACTCTAACTTTGACGTTTCCAATGACAAAGTAGCGAGAAACAGTTGTTTCCGCTTCGATAATCTCAGTAGCAGTTGCTACTAAATACTTTTCCAATCTAGTCATAAAAATTAATCTAATTTAATGGTTAAGATCCCCCACTCGGATTCGAACCGAGGTCTCGAGATTACAAATCACGTGTTCTAACCAACTAAACTACAGGGGAATAAATGCCGAGACTGGGGGATTCGAACCCCAACCTTCACAGTGCCGAGAGTACCAGACTCGAACTGGTGACCTTCGCATAGACAGTGCACTATTCTACCACTGAACTAACCCTCGGTGTAACTGGATTACTCCAGACTAATTAAACCCTTCTCTAACATAATATGGTGATTCGGACATAACCATACTAAATTATTCTCGTTGTTAATCTCCTTAATAAGAGTGTCTTCGTCAAATTCTAATATTCCTTTAAGATGATGTACTTCAAGTATTGCATCAAATTCATGATTATGACAATATTGACATACTTTCTCACGTTCGGAACTTTCTAATACTCTACGAGCATTAGTCCTTATTTCTTGACATTTAGATGATAAGTACTTCTGCCCAGATGTATAATAACCTAATGTTTTGTTACCAATTCCATTAAGTTCTTCCCAGCAACTACGACACATTTCTGAATCTTTATGCTTAGGTTTACCACATCTAGGACATATCTTGTTTTCATCGTGCTTTATCCTACCTCTATTATTGTAAGAAGCAGCACACGAATGACTACAAAACTGTTTCTTCCTCACATCTGCGACCCTCTGATTATCTAGTACTTCGATTACCTTACCACATTCCTTACAGTGGTTAGGATTCTCATAATACAATTTAAGAGATTGTTCTCGATTCACAGATAAGTTTAATTAATTTTAATGACAGTGTGATATGCAAGCCATTACACCACAGCCTCGATATTTAATCCCAGTACCATATTTCTCTGAGGATTTTTACTTGTTGTTTGATTTGTTCAGAAATTTTCTACATATTATTTACAGTGTTAGTTGGGAAGGGCAGAGTTGAACTGCCGTCTAGAAATTATCAGTTTCTTGTTCTAACCGTTAAACTACATCCCAATCGGTTGAGCTATAGCCCTGTCATGTGGACCTAACGGGAGTCGAACCCGTGTCCAAACAACCCTTATTACAAGGATAACGTGCGTCTCATTTTTATTACATCAGCTAGTGAGTTCTAGCATTTAGATAGTTTTACTAGATTTACTCTAAACTACACTATCGAGT